AATGAGTGATAATGCCATAGGGCAAACTTTTCCTTTTACTACAGATTTTACTACTGGTGGACGAATTACAACAACAGCAGTAACTTCAATTACAGGGGGTTTTTCTTCTGATACCGAATTTGTTTATGTCGGTAGTAATGTTACCTCGATTGGAAGTTATGCATTCTATTATTTGCCTAGTTTAAAAGAAGTAACTTTAGCTTGTCCCATAACCTCGATTGGAGGTGGTGCATTCTTTAACTCCAATAATCTTACTAAAGTAAATATTCCCGATAGTGTTACCTCAATTGCAAGTCAGGCTTTTATGTATGCTAATCTTACTGGAGAACTAAACATTTCAAATTCTGTTACTGGAATTGGAAGTATTGCATTTTATGGCACCAATATTACTAATGTAGTACTTGGTGATTCAGTATCGTCAATTGGAACTAGTTCTTTTGGCGTTATGAATCAATTGACTGGCATTTCAATCGATCCTGCAAATACTAATTTTAGTACTGATGGCAGATCTATAATTCAATCGTCGACCAATAAATTAATTCAGTTTGCAGCACAATCAGGTGTTACTGATTATACTATTCCAAGTGGTGTAAGCATAATCGGTAATTCTGCATTTTTATTCGCAAATAATCTTACCTCATTAACACTAATATCCCCATTGACCTCGATTGAAAATTATGCATTCGATGGGTGTGGCATCACGGGGATTGACCTTAGTGGCGTGACTGGAATTGGAGTAGGTGCATTTGGGGGCGCTGTTTTAAGTGGCATTACCATTCCTGATACCGTAACTCTTATTGGGAACCGTGGATTTGCTGGCTCCAACTTGACTGGTGCTACAATTGGAAGCGGTTTGACCTCAATTTCAACTGGACTTTTCACTGACTGTCGAAATCTGGTTAGTGTTACGTTTGGCGAGAACTTGACTGAGATACAACGACAAGGATTTAGTACCTGCCACAGCTTAACTGATATTATTATTCCTAACTCTGTAACTTCAATCGGGTCACAAGCATTTCAATATTGCTCTAGTTTATCTGGTGTTACACTGGGCGGTTCCTTAACTGGTATTTCAGATAATGTATTTGCTGATTGTACTAGTTTAATTAATATTGGAATTCCAGACAGTGTGGTTTCTCTTGGAAACGGAACATTTGATGGCTGTAGTGGTCTAACCAGTGTTACGATTGGAATTGGTGTAACTGGAATTGGAGATAGAACATTTCAAGAATGTATTGGTTTAAGCGGCATAAAAATTCCTAATAATGCAACTTCAATTGGAAACTTTGCTTTTCACGACTGCAATAGATTAACTGGTATTACCATACCAACTGGCGTGACTGGAATTGGAAATTCTGCATTCGATGGATGCTCTTCACTAGCAACAATCAATTCACTCGCAATAAGTGCTCCAAGTCTTTCGGGGTCAACTGTATTTGATAATGTTGCGACTACACAAATTAACGTGCCAGTTGGTGCTACAGCGAGCTATCAAGCGGCAGGCGATGGAAACTTATATGGCGGTTTAACAATTATAGATACTTTATAGCATGGCAAATAGCAAAATATCACAACTTACCGAATTAACTGCCCCCGTGAGCGGTGACTTTATTCCGATTGTTGACACTTCAACTTCACAAACTAAGAAAATTAGTTACAGTAATCTTAAGAATTTTTCTGGAGATGTTAATGTTAGTGGCAATTTGGTCCTTACTGATTCTTCAAGCAAACTTGGTATTAGAACTAGTAGTGCCCCCAGTGCCGCTCTAGATGTTAATGGAACAATAAAAGCGAATGATATCAACATAAACGCTAAGGGCTTTTTTGTTGGTGCAGGATCAAACGGAGATTATTTGCAAGCTAAGGATTATGGAGGTGGAGATTTCCACAATCTTTCAGATGCTACTAACCAACCTAAATCTATTCCAGCATTCGGAAGTAACGGCAAAATAGTTGAAAAAACTTTAATAAAAACTTTTAAACTCCAAGGAACTGCTTTTACAGGGTTAGGAACTCCAGTTGTCCTTGTCGCTGGAGTTGCAAATAAATACATTGTTCCCATTGAAATGAGTGTGTATTGCGATTATGGTACACGAGCGGGAACTTTTGGAAGCGGAAATGGCGGGAACTCTGCAATACAAATTGGAACTTTTCAGAACGCTGGCAATACAGGAGGTTTCGCTCAACTAATGGCTCTTCCTATATCAACAGCAAATACAGAAAGTGACTGGTTCACAAGAAAAACCGCTCCCTCTAGTTCTGAATTAAAACAATATGCAAACAGAGATTTGGTTTTAAAATCAGCCCACATTCCTTCCTCTGAAGCCAATGCTCCAGATGGGGTTTGGTATATTACAATAGAGTATATGATTTTAGATGAATACGAATCCTTTGAAAATAACGTGGACACAACAATCGGAACTGCATTTTAATATATGTTGAAATTGTGAAATATGTTATAGTTGAATTTTAAATTACTGTTCATATAATATAAATATGAGTAAAAAATTGCACTTTGTTTCTGGCTTACCAAGGGCTTGTTCAACCCTGCTCTGCAATATGCTTGCACAAAATCCAAGAGTTCACGCAACGCCTACTAGTGCCTTGCACGAAATAGGTTACATTGCTCGTCAAGTCTTTCAAACAGAAGAGGCTAAAGCCGTAGATATGGAAAAAGTTCTTGAGCCTATGTATTTTGACTATGTTAAGGCTGGATGTGAAAACGCATTTAATAGTATCACAGACCGCCCAGTAGTTGTAGATAAGTGTCGTTCTTGGATTGGTCACTTAGACCAACTATTTAAAATCTGGCCAGATGCTAAGGTTCTTGTTCCAGTACGTGATATACGCGGTGTTCTTTCTAGCATGGAAAAGAAACGTTTAAAGCATCCAGAGGTTTTTAATGGAGCAGAGCAACAAAACCCACAGAGTTGGACAACTATTGATAAACGGGTCCAAGGCTGGCTACAAAGCCCGCCAATTGGAATTGCTATCGAAAGATTGCACGAAGCTTCTCAAAGATTTGGCGATAAATTAATGTTTATTCATGCCGAAAAGCTCACAGAAGAGCCACAAAGTGTAATGAATAGTATATGGGAGTTTCTTGAAGAAGAACCTTTTGTTCACAACACATCTAATGTAAAGCAATATACTAAAGAAAATGATATAGGTTTCCCATACGGAGATCACATTATCCGTCAAGAAATAAAACCACTAAATAAAGATTGGCACGAAATTCTCGGTCGCCAACTTTCAGAACAACTTAACCAAAAATTCCAATGGATTAAAAAATTATGAAAAACGCCTTAATTAATAAAAATACAAAACGAATCTGTAAAGTACAAGAAGCCGCATATGCAAACGGCTCTTACGATGTAAATATTCGAGAAGCAGTGAGTATATCGAACGCAAAAGCTGAAACCTTTGAGTCTTCGAGTGAGTCACTTTTCTTAATCAACAGTGATCTTATGACTTTCGAAGAGAAGATGGCATATGAAAAATCACAAGAAAGAGAAGAAAGGTTCACAGAAACTTCTGGCTTTTTGAAAGCCAGAAAGATTGTTGAGATCAAAAACGCTAGGGATGCAGAATATACTTCTACTCTTACAACGAGTGATGGTCTTAAATTCAAAGGGGACTTAGAAACTGTCCTTGATCTTAAAACAATTTCAGATAATCTATCGGATGGCGGTTCTTTTACAAATTATAAATGTGCCGATGGTTCTTATAATACCGTCTCAAAAGCCCAGTTTCAAACAGCGATTAAAGAAGTTATTGAAAGAAAATCTGCCGCATTTGCTCGTGAAAAAGAACTTAGTGAATCAGTTGCTAGTGCAAGTACTTTCGCAGAATTAGATGCTATTGTTTGGTAATATATTAAAAATTCCAACGATACCCAACAAATACTTTATTCTTAAAAACGTCGGCATCTTTATTTAATAGATGCAATCCTTGATAGCCAACCTCAGTGTAGTGGTTTTCATTGTATTTCCAAGCAAAAGTTATGCTTGACATAAACACTTCTTCTTCACGTTCTAATCCAGCGTTATACCGATTACCAATATCTTTATATGAGGTAAGAAGATGAGCGCCCATTAAGTTTACTTCAAGTTTTGGCGTGATTGGATATTTTACCATAAGAGATGTTTTCAAATTCTCTTTCATATTCCAATACGCTACAGATGAATCCAGCACTTCGTACACAGTGCCTAATAGAATCACTGTTCCTTTTTCCGTAAAGTATGTTATATTACCTCCATATGTAGGAGTTGAATATTCAGTTATTGTGCCATATTGATCTTTTATTAATGCATCAATTATACCGTAATTTATTTTTATGATAGTTGACGGATTCATTATATACGAAAATTGCGTATAGTACGTATCAGTATCAATTGCTCCACGACTTCCGTTATAATCTAAAAATGATTTTTTTCCTATTAACTCTAAAATAAAACGTTTACCAAGAATTTGTTCTGCACCAAACGTAAATGTATCTTTAGTAAAGTCACCGTTAGTTAATTCGTTGCCAACTCCTACGGGTAAGTTTTCCGACCAACGTTTGACATGGCTTTCATAGCCGCCTTTAAGTTTTAATAGATACCTAGGTTTCCACGTTAGTGTGTACGAACTCTTATACATAAAGTAAGTTACATCTAGGTCATCGTCAATGTCGCTTGGCTCCCTTTCTAAATGGGAGAAAGAATCGGAAGAATTAAGAATAAGTTTTGGCGTTAATTCATATTCGCCCCTTATACCGATGTTGCCAAATACTAATGTTTTATTATCAACGCTTCTATGTCTTACCTCTGGTTGCGCTTTTAGATTTATTAAATCTCTAAAAAACTTACCTTCTACTCCCAGCGATTGGCTGAAGTAAAAGGTCGATGTTTGATTGGGCGTACCAGCCGCCCGCATAAAAACGTTGTCATCATAAAATATTCTACTAAACGAAGTTAACTTAAACTTTTTATCTGCATAGCCAGATAACACCAGCGAGAGGCAGAATAATATAGATAATAATATAAATCTCATGCATTATTTCTGTTTTAGTAATAATAGTATTAGCGCTACTCCAGCCATAGTTAAGCCGAATGCAGTTGATTCTGGCACTATAGTCATATTGATACTCGAACCAGTTGGGCCAGATATATCAACTGTACCTGATATGTATTCTCCTGCATCATAAGAAGTAATCACGGACCAATATGTTGTTCCTGCTATTAAGTTTTCAGTTACTTCAAATTGATATGTGTTGCCTCCATCGTAACCATCATCATCAGATGCAAATAAATTTTTATTTACGTCGGACGTATCAAATGTATTTTCGTAAACATAGATAAACGTATCAGCCTCAGAAAAGGGTGTTCCGTCACTATAGTCATACGAATCGTGTGATAAAATAGACGTATTAGTAGCAGTCCAACTTCCTGATGTATCTACTGTAAAATATGCAAGGTTATAATAAAATATTCCACTATCTTCGCCAGGTGAAGTCCAAGTCGGAGATGTTTCATCAAAATCAAATTCAAAAGTAGTAATCAAATCTGCATAGAGAGTTGATGCTACTAATAATAGACCTATGAGAAACCTATGCATTTCTTCTTCGAATTACTACACACATGAATGCAACCCAACCAAAGAGCAAAGCATAAATCGATGGTTCTGGCACTGTACTAAAATATAGCTCACTTGGTCCATTTATTTCAATGTCCATTGAGCCAAGAGCATCGGCAGAGAAAGAAGTAAACACTACTAAATATTGTTTTTCTTCTAAATCGAATAGACCGTCGAATGCACCTTCGCCTACACCAGTTCCCTGACCACTACTAAGACTTTGGCCTCCTCCCCATCCAAAAGTAGATGATGAGTTAAAAATGTCTGGCATATTCGTTATAACGTTGGTTAAATCAAAATTGTCTGCATCATATAACAACACTTGTGTATCAGTCGTAGAACCAGCTGATCCTTGCAATGAGCTTGAGTAATTAGAGAAACGAAAATCATCGCCTGCACTATCAGGAGTCATATATATGTACTCGTAATATGTATGCTGAGTTTCTGGACCACCGAAACCCGTAATGTATTGATCGTCTTCTAAGACAACATCTATATCGTAGTAGGAATAATTTTGTGTTTGACCAGTGAGTGGTCCTAATATGCTGATGCTAGCAGATGCCGAGGTCGTAATTAACAGTAATAATGTAATCAGTTTTTTCATTTTTTAAATATATTTTTAATAAAGTTGATTCCATCTCCTATTAAGCCGAAAAATCCAGATTTTTTTTCACCTTTTGGGAGAATGTGGAACACGATAGATAAAATACCTATTGTGGCTATTGCCATCTTGAATAAATTACCTTTTGCTAATTCTATTATTTCTTGTATCATTTTTTTATGTGGTTAAAGGGCCAGATGGAGATACTACAATAGCATCGTCTGGTGTTAATACTGCTGGGAGCTCTGTCTCAATAATTTCTCCAGCGTCATTGCTCTCTATGTCTGAGTGCGGTTTAATTGGGTCTAGTTCGTCGATTGGAGCCTCTTCTACCTCTACTACCTCTGGGGCTTCTTCAACGGCTTCTTGGCCTGTTTCTGTTGATTCTGGCTGTTCTGTTTCGGGTTCAGCTTCAGGTTCAGGTTCTGACTCTTCTGCTACCTCTTCAATTTCTTGTTCAGGCTCTGATTCTTCTTCAGGCTCTTCAGCTTCTTCTTCGTCATCACCTCCAAATAGTCCAAAGAAACCGCCTTTCTTTTTCTTCTTGGGCTCTTCTTCTGCTTCTTCCACAGGTTCTTCAGCTTCCTGTTCGGGTTCTTCTTCTACAACTTCTTCGCTTTCTTCAGGCTCCGACTCTTCGGCTTCACTTTCTTCTGATTCTTCTGGCTCTTCAGCCTGTTCGCTTTCTTCGGCCTCCTCAGATTCATCGCTTTCTTCCGATTCTTCAGCTTCCTCAGACTCGCTTTCTTCAGTTTCAGCGTCCTCCGACTCTTCTGGTTCTTCTGAATTCTCTTCTTTCTTGGCTTCCCTCTCCTCTCTCTTCGCTTCTCTCTTTTCTTTACTTTCCTCTCTCTTCGCTTCTTTTTCTGCTTCTGCTTCCGCCTCTTCTGCGGCCTCAGCCTCAGCCTTGGCTTCTGCTTCCGCCTCTTCTGCAGCTTCTTCGGTCTCTATTCTTTCTTGTTTTTCTTCAACAGTTTCCATCTCATCTGCCACTTCCAATAGGCTTTCAGATGCAGATTCCAAAGCTCCGCCTACCACTGGTATACTTTCAATGATTGGTATACTGTCAATAAGGTATGCAGCGTTTTCTATAAAGTAGTTGTTAAATGTTTGCCCATATTCAACTTCGACTTCTCTAACTATTTCGGTAAATTCTTCTGTTGAATCGATAACGGTTTCAGCTTGGAAATATGTAGCGGAACTCATCGCTATCGCTCCAGCCGCCCCAAGACTTTGGACGTTACTTACTATTTGACCAACATATTGACCAGCTCCCTCTAATGCACCTCCACCTGCCGAAGATGCACTTTGGCTAGCTTCCTTGGCTAGAGACCCAGATCCAGGCTTATTTTCCTCTTCTTCTGGCTCTTCCCATTCGAAGCCTTCACTGCCACCTTCTTGCAAAACTACCCACATAGCCTCCTTTATTTTCGCTTCATCTGGGTCATAAGGAGGCTTACAGAATTTTTTAATAATTCTTTCTGCTTCCGATTTTGAAAGTTTCTTCGACATATAATATTTTACACCATGAAAAAACAATTTTGAAAATTAAAATGCTTAAAAATTCACAAAAAAAAAGTCGCTAAGTAAAAAACTCAGCGACCTTTATTAGCTTTATGTAATTTTTATTTGTGGATTTCCGAATATTTAACAGATGCTCCACGATAAGTAATTGTTGGATCATTACTATAAAGATCATCGTTATGTTTCTTATTTCCAGCAGTTACACTCGCATGATCAGAATGTGCTCCGCGATAGCTTAGTTCTGGGTTGCTATTTTGTAGAGAATTTGCATGAGATGAATTCTCAGCTTTTAATTCGTCAACTGTAATAGTCGAACCTCGATAGTTTATTTTATTATTCATAATATTTTAATTGGGTTGTTAATTAGTGTGTGTAATTATATGTGCATTCACCGTGCCAATTTTTTCATGTGATTTGTAAAGCATTTATAATCAATTATTTAAAAATGTAAATTAAAAATATACTTGTTACATTAGGTCAATGACTTTCCTCCGAGTGGTAAGTTACTTTCCACATGAAATAAGTTGATTTTTTTACTTGACTTTAATTTTTTTTTCCTCATAATAGGGTGTATGGCTAAAAAAACAAAAGCAGGCGTAGATTTAAGAGCGCCAAATCCAACTAAAAGAAAACTTATGGGTCGTTCAAGCGGTCCTCTAGTTTATAACGAGCATGTTCGTCATTTGGTAACCCCAAAGATTGACAAAGCTATAAAAAATAATTTAGAAAAGAAAAATGGAAGAGAAGGATAAACCTATTATATATTATCTCTTAGAGTCTGAGGATTATGTATCCTTTGATCCAGAGAAACACAATAAATTTCACTTTACTGTAGCCCGTATAGTAAAAGATGAAGTACGCTCATATAAATGGTATGAAGCCGAAAAGGGTCGAGGTCTTACTTGGGAAATCGCAGTTAGAGAATGGATGAACATTCATTATGACGATTTTATTTTGGCTGTTGTGCCTAAGAATCGTATCATTAGTTTTATTAAAAATAGAAGTAAAGATTTTATAGATTTAGTTAAGTTTTTGACTATACCATAATAATGAATACTGCATACAGTTATGACAATATTGTTTTAACGCCTAAATATTCTGAAATTAAGTCTAGATCAAAACTAGATGTTTCAGTAGATTTTTTGGGACAAAAATTTAAAAGTGTTGCTATTCCAGCGAATATGAAATGCACTATAGATTTTGAGAAAGCAATAGAATTAAGTGAGGCTGGATATTTTTATGTTTTGCATAGATTTTACGAATATGATGATATTTACGATTGGGTAAAAGATAACCAAGATTTAAAAACAATTTCAATATCAGTTGGAGTAAACGAAAAAGATTGGGAGTTAATTAATGATTTATTTGCTAACAAGTTAAGAGTAGATTATATAACTATTGATGTGGCACATGGACATCACATATTGGTGAAAGAAATGATTGAACACATAAAGAATCATCACTTTAAAAATAGTGCAAAAATAATAGCTGGTAATATTGGAACTATAGAAGCCGCTAAGGATTTAGGTTCTTGGGGAGCTGACGCAGTAAAGGTTGGCTTGTCAATGGGTAAGAGTTGCACCACATATAATTGCACTGGAGTTGGCACACCTATGTTTAGTACAGTAGCTAACTTGTCTTATCTTAATATTCCAGTTATAGCCGATGGACAGATAAGAGAAGTAGGCGATGTAACCAAAGCATTAGTTGCAGGAGCCGATATGGTTATGATAGGTAGCGAATTTGCTAAATGTGTCGATAGCCCAGCAAAAAGGGTTGGTCTCAAGAAGGAATTTTATGGTAGCGCCTCATCTACAAACAAAGGACATAATGGTTATGTAGAAGGTAAGATTGTACATCTTGATATGAGAGAAGAATCATACCAAGAATATATTAATAGAATCAATCAAGGAATACAAAGCTGTATGAGTTATGCAGGTGCAGAAGATATTACCAAGCTTCATTTAATGGAATACTCTGTATATAGATAAATTATATATGAAAGGAAAAAAGGTATTAGTTATAGGTGGGGCTGGATTTGTAGGAAGTCACTTATGCGAGAGATTAGTAGAAAGCGGAAACGAAGTTGTAAGTATAGATAATTATTTTACAGGTAGTGAGCGCAATCATATTTCAGGCGTTAGATATTACCCCTATGCAACACATGATTTACCTAATACTCCTTTTGTATATGAGCGAAATTTTGATATTGTTTATCACTTAGGCGAATATTCGAGGGTTGAACAAAGTTTTAAAGATATACGTCTTGTACATAAATATAATACTCAAGGAACTTTTCAAGTATTAGAATATATTAGAGATACAGGGGCTAAGCTTATTTACGCTGGTAGTAGTACAAAGTTCAGTGATAGTGGCGCAAACGGCTCACCTTATGCTTTTACTAAAGCTCAAAACACTCAACTTGTTATGAACTATGGTAAGTGGTTTAACATAGATTATGCAATAACTTATTTTTATAATGTTTATGGAGGCAGGGAAATTAAAGATGGCAAATATGCTACGCTTATTGCATTATTTAAAGACAGTATTGAAAAAGGTCAGAAACTAAACATCGTATCTCCAGGAACGCAAAAAAGAAATTTTACACATATTGATGATATTATTGAAGCCCTTGTATTGATTGGAGAAAAGGGTGAGGGAGACGGATATGGAATTGGTTCAGACGAATCTTATTCGGTTCTTGAAGTTGCAGAAATGTTTGGTGGTCAAATTAAAATGTTACCAGAAAGACAGGGCAATCGAATGAATTGTGATTTAGTTACTGATAAAACGAAAGATTTAGGATGGATTCCAATACACAGTTTAAATAAATATATTTCAGATTCTAAAAACAAAAAAAAATTCAAAAATAAAAAAATTAGAAAAAAATACAAATTATGCAAATAGAAATAACAGAAACACCCAGAATTACATACAGTAAAATTATTTATGTTTTTAAAGCAAAAATAGAAGATGTAGAGTACAAGATTGGTCGCCACGAAGACGATAATGGAGCAGAGTTATATGTTGATCCAACTCCAGAAAAGGATGAGGTTTATGATGCGCTTGAGGAATTATTCTTCCATGACGACTTTCATTACAATACGACTCAAGCAGGAGAAATTTTAGAAATAGAAATTTAATTTATGAAAAAGAAATTTAAAATTGAAGCCACGGGATATGGTGGTGAGTATGCAATTTGCACTAAAGATGCAGATTTTGTAAATAAATGGGAAAACGAAGAAGAGTCGGACTTGATTGAAGAAGTTCAAGACACCTTCTATGACGATGCTGATCTAGAGCATGGCTTCGGAATGTATGGTGATTCATATCTTACCGTTTATGAAATCAAGGACGGAGAAGAGGAAGAAATTGAAAATGAAATAGAGCCTAGCTGTCTTATAAGCCGTGAAGCTTATATCACTGACTCCGAAAACGGTTCGGTTCCAGTATTAATTTACCATAGCTCAGAAAAAGGCATTTTTTGTAGCTGGGAAATAGAAGCAGAAAGTTTCGACCCAAAACTACTTAGTGCTAGTCTTGTGGAAACAGATTTTGGAGAATTTGTTGAAGATCTTTACTATAATGGAGAAAAGCTTGAACTAAATAATGATTGTGTAGACACGAGAGGCAAAGCCATCTACGCCAGAGTAGGATGGATCAATCCAGAGTGGCATGAAACAAAAGAAAAATTTGAAAACGAAGAATTAATTCAAGAATATTGGGAAGATATTTTAGCAAATTCGTAAAATTATGAAAAAAATAAACAATAAAGTAAAAGCCCTAATTTGGGCATCAATATTCACCGCACCTTATGTATTGGCATTTCTAGTAGGTGCTGTATGGGCAGCATTTAACGTGGATAAGATGCATGAATTAAATCAGTTAGGCGATGCTGCAACAAACAATTATATGCTATCGGTCCTAGAGCCATGGCTACCAATTTTAACTTTTATAGAATCGTTAAGTTGGGTTGCAATCGTATATGTATTTGTTAAGTTGTGGAAGAAGAAGTAATGAAAAAGTCAATGAATCAAAAGAACGCTGGTAGTAGTCTCACTACCGCAGATAAAGTAATAATGGGGATATTCGGCGTATGTTTCGCCATTGCCCTTTTTACTTGGTTGAGTTTACTATAATTCGTAAATAATTTACTTAGTATAAACTAAAGTAGTGCCAATGTAAATTTTATCTACATCGGTAGTTCCTACCTTTATATTACTTGTATCTGATATCTTCATCCCACTATTGCATAAAAGGTATTGGCATCCACAAGACCAGAAGCTGAAATTCCGCTATAAAAAGCTGAAGTTACTTGACGCATCGAATTAATAGTAACTGAATCTTCTCTGACGTTTTGAACAGCGCTTCCAATTGATGTTCTATTGTTTGCAGTAGCATCTCCGAAGGAAACGGTTTTTACGGATCCCGATATATTAACATCTGCAAGAAGTTCGTTGCCGTCATGTCTTACAGAAAACATGTCTCTAGGTATTGAATCAACAGTTTCGCTTCCAATATTAGCACCTCCATCTAGTGGTGATACGTTGCTTTCTGCCAAAGAAATGGTAACAAATCCTGAAGGACTGGCTGGAAGACCTGCACTTTGTAAACGTACACCTGCACCTCTAGTTCCATTTTCATACCAGCCTCCAAACTCGGAAACTCCATTGCTATATACCAAAACATTTCTTCCAAGTGCCGCACTGTTATCTCCCGATACATCTAGACCAAATCCCACTGCCATAGAGTTTGCGCCACTCATATTTATATTGTTTCCAACTGCAACCGAACCATCAGCGTTATCCGTTACAACTAGATTTCGACCAAAAGACACGCTAGAACTTGAATTGCTAGAAACATCTATGTTATTTCCGTGAGCTACACTATATGCTCCAGATATTTTACAGTTTCTACCTACTACGCTAGATTCAACTGCCGCACTCGATACTAAATTTAGTTCTCCGAGAAGATGAGAATTTCTAGAATAAAGTTGATTTTCTCTACCTATGCTTGTGGATTTATTTCCATGAACAAGGGTAACAGATCCTATGGCTATAGATTGAGTGCCTTTAGCAATTCTAGCTCCTCCTCTAACTCCTGCTTGTATATCAATAGAATCTGTTCCCAAATCTTGGTGAACACTTCCAGTATAATTACCCCCAGCAAACGCTTCTCCACCAACACTTGAAGTAACAGTATTAAAAGATTTGGATGGAAGCCCTAGGTTAGTAAGATTTATTCTCTTTGTGACCGAATTGTTGTCGGTTATGGGAATAAAATCTGCTGTTAAACTTGGATTTGTTAACTGTGTTAGTGCTGAGATTTTTTGATTTGCCATATAAAAACATTACACAAAAACTCGTTATTTATGAAAATTATATGATTTAATTCAATTAAATTTCTTATTAATATAATAAATGTGTAATAAAGTTATACAAATTTATGTTCGGACTAGTTACAATGTTACTGTCAACTCTTGGGGCTACTGGAATGGGCAGTATGCTTAAGATTGTTGCTGGTACTATACAATCAATCAATGAAGGCAGAGAAGCAAAGAGTAAAAGAGAGTTGGCTAGAGACTTGTCTATGGCTAACGCAAATGTTGAGTTCCAAAAAGCAATTTTTGGAGAAGTCGATAAAGATACCAGTATGTTTACTCGCGGTACTAGGCGCATTATCGCTCTTATTGGGATGCTCAACTTTTTCGTCATCTCAGTCCTCTGCACCATCTATCCCTCAGTCGAGCTCGTCACCTTTACACCTCCAGAAAACAAAGAAGCCGTCAAAATCCTTTGGGGACTCGTCACATTCCCAAGTGGAGCCGATATTACAACCTCAATCACGACAGGGCACATCGCTCTGGTCTCAATCGCCACTTTGGGAGCAATAATAGGATTTTACTTTACACCAGCAGGAAAAAATTAACAATCAATAATAAAAATTTAATTATGAGTTATAAAAAAGATAAGAAAAAAGAAGAAGATCTTTATGGTGCATTTATGAGCATCTGTTCTAAATATGATGATGAATTGGTGGACACAAAAGACAAAGATGAAAAAGAAACCATGAAAGCTTGTGCTATGCAATACATCAAAATGAAACCAGTAATCGATGAGACTAGCGAAGGCGGTCTTACAGAAAAACAAAAAAAGCTTCCTTTAGCATTGCAAAAAGCTATTCTTAAGAAACAAGAAAAAGAAGAAGTAAAAGAAAAAGCAAAAGCATCAGAAGAAGCAATATCTGAGCTTAAAGAAATTGCTGGACAGCTAGATAATGCATCAGCTTTACATAAAAATCAAGCTAACCGCATAAGAGCTATGATCAAAAAGAAAGAAGCATAATGATTGGCGATATACTATCATTTATGGAAAAGGTTGGCTTGCCAATCACTGCTGCCTTAGCTGTTGGATGGTTTTTGTTTATCATTTTAAAATTCATTTTAGCACAAGTTACTGACAAGATTTCTGGCATAGGCAATTCTTTATTATCTTTGGAAAATAAATGCGATGTTATGAATAATGACATTGTAAAAATTGACGCATTATTTTCTAGTGCCTTTAATGTAGAACCTAATCTTGATAGAATAGCCGCCAGCGAAGGAAAAGAAGATTGTAGAGATGATTAAATCTATAAAAAAAATAATTTTTCCTACACTGCTTTTACTAGTTGTGTTAGCTTTTTATCTTTTAGATAAAGATATTAGAGAGAATACTCTAATAATCGTAGGTCAACAAAAAAAGATAGAAGAATACGAAATTAAAATCGCAAGTCAGCAAAATGTATTGCTATTTCAAGGTGCTAGATTGAGAGATTTGGAGCGCCGAATTGTAAAAGTACAAGCGAGAGGTTATGCTAAATATGAATAATAGAGATAAAATAATATTTATTTTAGTTGTTGGCTTATTGGGCTTACTTGGTGTAATAGTTGTTGGCGATTTCTATGTATCTCTTAAAGAAAACAAGTCAGTAGACGAAGGTGTTATAAATTTATTAAAAATGTCAATTACAGGAATCATCGGTATTGTAGCTGGATATATGTCTAGAAGTAGATGCGACTGTTCACCAGAAAGCGAGGAAAAATAATATGAGTGGATTTGAATTTAATCATTGGGCAGATGTGATAGCCAAGTTTGGTTTTCCCGTTATTGCTTTAATCGGCCTTGGAAGTTTTATTTGGTATATATGGAAATGGGTCACTACTAAAGTAAATCCTGCTTTAGGTAATGCAGGTGGTTCTTTGGGCAAATTAAAGAAACAGATTCAGTCGTTAGATAACGATATGATACGCTTAAATATGAAGCTAAAAATACTTATACAAGAGCGTTATATTGTAGACAAACATCGTAAAGAAATAGAGCAAATCAAAGAAGATTAGAACATCTGAGGTCTGTAATTATCCCAAGGGTTTACATTCTCTACGGCAACATCCTGTAAAGTTTCATAACATTTGCGACCCCAATTTGCAAGAAGCAAGGCTGAATAATTATCTTTGCGAGTTTTATCTGCTCCAGTTTGTTTCCTTAATGCTGATGGCAAGTCAAAAGATTGAGTTCCTTGGGCTGTAGTAGTAATGTTTATATTTGCACATTCACTCTTTGTCAGATCAATTAGAAATGTTTGGTGCTCAATAAATTGACGTTTCTTTTCTTTGTTTTTATCGTTAGCCGACAATCCGCTTAGATCTATATTAGTAGCAAAATCTATATCCTTAATTGGTATGTCACACTTCTTTAAAGAATCAAAATCTGAGTCCATAGGCATAGATGCAAATCTAACTTTTTTGTGATCAAAACACATTTGTAAATATTCGTTTGCATCTCGAATCCATTTCGACTGAAAGTTTTGAACATGAACTTTTACGTTGTTTTTAGGATCATATTGTCTTTTGGATTCTCTTAACTCTTTTTCTCCTTTATCAAATACTGCATCAAAGCTTTTTAATTCTATATTTCGATTCTTGAACAATGATGAATTATTACAACCCTCCAAGAAAGATTCACCTCCACCAGCGTCCAAACAAATATACTCAATGTTAAAGTGAGTAACTAGATAAAGTAAATATCTCATTGTTGAGTCTAAATTTAGTCCTGCAACAGCATAATTGTGCACTACATATCCAATTTTAGTATTTGATTTGTCCACCTTCATTAAACACATTGCAAAGTGGTCTGAGTCTTCAGAATTTTTATAATTAGGATCAATGCCTAGTATATAGGCGTATCTATCCCTGTCATCTCCTCTCAGTTCGATTGTAGGGTATTCACCCGGTTGCAAAGTGCATTCAATCATTTTAGACATTTTAAAATATGCTGCGGAGTCTGGAGAAAATTGAGCTTCATATTCTCTTCTAAAAGCATCCTCAGACATTCTAGCCTTTTCCCCTAAAATATATCCTCTAGCAAGAAGTTCGTCTGGAATAGCCTCCCACCCAAAATTTACAACACCGTATGATAGTTCAGATTCATTATGTTCCTTGGTATTTAAAAAACTAGGTTCATTTATTTTGTCAATATATTCTTTAAATCTCTTGTAAAGAGGTTCAAACTCATAACAAGCGGATGAAAGCATTATTAACTTATTATTATCAAATTTTTGACGATCTGATTCTTTCATCGTACCTGCTTCGATCATCTTATCCTCTTTTTCTCGTATTTTCTTAATTTCAGAAACATTGGCACGAACAACCATCATCGGACCAATAACTTCATCAATAATATTGTTGGGTATTGCGAACGCTTCGTCCAAAATGATAACTTGAGCACGAGCACCACGAATCTTTTTTCCATCACCCAAAGACATAGCGAATACTTCAGAATCCCCTATTTGTATAGAGTGTCTTTCTGGTTTTCTTTTATACGCATCTTTGGATAAAAATTGTCTAAGAAAATGAGCATTCTCTTTTTTGGCAATATCCATGATATAAGATAATATAATGGCAGATTGGCGTAATGATGGGCCTAATACAAGAATCTTAACTCCAGGATGGGTAATTGCATAGTAAAGACAAAAAACGGCAGCAGTGAAGGATTTAGCCGCACCACGAGCAGATATATCCAAGCACATGTCTCTTTCAGAGAACATTTTGCATTTCAATATTTGAAAAGGAAATAGCTCTTCCCCTGTTAATAAATTATACAAAAAACCAGGCTGAGATTCAAATATCTCAGCAGCTAATAATCTAGATTCTGTCTCTGTGATGTCTCCTTTGATATTTTTGATTTTATCAATAATATCTTCTTTATCATTTCCAAAGTTTCCTTTTATAAAAGCCATAATTAAATTTTTTTCATGTCTAAACAATATTGTAAATCAATATTTTTAACATTTTCTCCTAGCATACCTATTTTTTCAAATAGCTGTACGCTGTTTTCTCTTCCTCCAGAAAATACAAATTGGATATTATCATATTTTTGCATAATATCTTTTATTCTATGAAATATAAATTCTGCAGTTGCTAAGGAGTGTCTTTTATTATAGTTGTAGGACTGTGCCTTGGAAAAAGTATAATCAACTACTACTACCAAGTATCCATTCTGACTTTTGGCTCTTTCGACTTCACGCTGAAATCTATCGTAACCCTTAGACATAGTACCCCATAAATCTTGAATAGATTTTCTCTCAATAAAAACATTGCAAAAGTAAGGTTCATTTACAAAGCAATAATCTCCAAAATCGAGTTTGCTTTTTATAGTTGGCGTATTAAATTCAAGAGGCTTTTGTTCTCTACTGTCAATTGCCAGAATACTGTCCTGTATGCCACAAAATTGCCCTTCAAAGCTCTTGTATTGATATCTACGAGTAAGACCTAGCTCTTGCCATATCTTGTCGTCCTCGCAGTAATTAATAACGTTTAATGCTGGTATCTCTTTGGTTGACCTACATTCTACTTGAGAGGGCGCGAACTTCCATTCCTTTTCTTTTGACTTTGCCTTTAGCTTTTTTAAGATATACTCTCTTTGCACATCCTTGTACTGATCGCCCAGCCATTTAGCCATATGCCTTTTATCAGAAAAATCAATATTAAAATAAGTTTTTCGATCTTTGAATTCTAACTGACTATTGGTAAATAAATCATAGCGAGGCTCAAATTTTTCGAAATAATCTTTAATTAAAATTTTATTATCTCTTAAAAATTTTTTGAATTCTTTTTCAGTTTTAAATTCTGAATACCTCAATTTAAAAGCTCCTCTCTGCTTGCTCCGTATAGTCTCGCAGTATAATCTGTCATGTCGTCGATTTCATTTACAACCTTAACGACCTTATCACGCTCTTTTTCAAGCATTTTAGTTAAACGTATACGTTTCTTTTCTTTAGCCAAGTCCTCACACAGAGTTAAAATGCTTATCTGATCTCCCCCTTCTTTTTCGAGCCTTTTAGTTCTAGATCCTTCTAGGCTATCTTGTAGCTTTTGAATGCGATTCATACATTTATCTCGATTCTGAATCTGCTTATCAATCGCATCAATAAGAGTATATCTTAATTTACCATCCTCACTGTGCATATCATCATCTAACTGTTCTTGTAGATCTTGCTGATATTTTTTAATTTGATACAAATTAACCCGCTCACCAGACAAATCAATGTATTGAGAAACTTCGCCAGGGGTTAGATTACTTTTATCCCAAGTATCAGAGATAAAACTTTCTAAAAATAATTCTTTTTCATTATTAGATCTAAATTGTTCTACCGTCTTAGCCAAAGAAGTCCTTCTTAAATTTTTACATAGTTTTTCAATAGATTTTTTTTCATCCTCTTTTAATTTACTAAACTTAACATCAAGCCCTGTATACTTACATATTAAAGGAACACAACGCTCGATATTTTTTGGAGGCTTAAAGCCGCCCTGTCCATGCAAAGCCTTAGTTTTAGATACAAAATAATCACTTCCTAAATTATTATCAATATATCTTTGGATGCTTTTTACCTCTTTTGTAAAAGCAACCTCTTTATAACTTTTGTCTTTAAATTCTGGAAATAGGTTTAAGGCGATTTCGTAAGTGGTTAAATCTTTGGCGTTTGAAAGCAAAAAGTCTATTTGATGTTGCTCTAGTTCAAAAGCCTGATAATTATCTGAATTAACTGTTCTAACTTTTGGTTTGGCACCAACATGCTCCAAAATAAAATTACTTACAGCCTTACCTTCGAATGATCTTCCGTCTTTAGAGTTATCTCCGAAAACACTCTTAGTAATTTCGTTAATAGCCCAATCAAGATCTTCGCCATTCTTAAGTATCCATTCCTTTTGATTTTCTGTTAATTCGACTGGATTTTTGTTTTTCATACTTAATGATTAATTAAATAAAATTGTAATCTTCTTTTTCTAGTATTTCTTTTGCCCTATTATGAACAATCTTTCTGTGACTGGCTAAACTTCTGTATCCTGCTCCTCGATTTTCTTCATTCGTTTTGTAACCCATTTTCCTAGCAATCTCTTTGTCAGACAGTTTTTCAATCCAAGTAAATCTAAATATGTTATAAGTAACTAAATCGAGATAATCCTTTTGTAAATCACTTTTTAAAATATCGTCTAATCTTTTCAAAAATCCTTCATGATCTATTTCTACTGGGGAACCGAATGGTATTTCGCCACCTTCTGTTTCTACGGAAATTGCTGTTTTTAGTTCATAAGCATTTTTCTTTTTCTTTTCCCAGTGAGAAAATTCTGGACATTCAGAACATTGGTTGCCAGAACTAGTAAAAGAACAGTTTCCCATTCCTTTGTTAAAATAACATCCAGAACACGGCTTTTCATGATTTCTCCATAAGTTTCTTTTTTTATTTTGTATTTGATTGTGGATAACTTGGCTTACCCAAGGTTCGAAAGGTCTTTTCCTATTCCACATATGAAGTTTGTTAAATACATGAACTTTAACTTCCTGTTTTAAATCATCAAAGTCAAAATGTTTAACTGCACCAAGTTTCCACCTAGAACGATTTTTTTCCAATATCAAATCGATAATTGGCTCAAGTTGTTCGAAAGTTAGTGACATTATTGACTGGCGTCTTGAGAGTCTCTATTCCTCATACGCTGTTTCAAATCATCAATGTTTTGGGAACCTTTAGGTCGATTTAATTGACCGCCACTTGTTTTAGATTTTAATACGTCTTCAAAGGTAAATACAGAAGATTCTGGATCTTGGTCTGAACCTTCAATTTGAAAAATATCATCTGCGTTAACAGGGATAGATTCTGGCATTTCTTTTGCCTCACTATGACTAGATGTTATCTCTCCGTCCAAAGATGTTCCACACTCCATACAAAACTTAGGTATTTTACCTCCCGAAGCTTCAATTTTACTTCCACATTCCATGCAATATTTCATAATTTATTTTTTTTAAAAAGGGGATTTGTTTATAAAGCCTTTAGAAGATATAATCTAAAATTTATTCAAAAATTCAACTAAAAGTCTTTATTATTACACTAAATACGATAATAATAAAAAAATATTATAAAAAACATTTTATTTTTATTTTTTTGAAAAAAAACTATATATTTTCCTTAATTCTCTTAGTAATTAAGTATTTTACGAATTCGCTTCTAACAATATCTTCAATTCCAAATTTAAAATAGTAAATTCCATTATTTTTAGACTCTTCATCATCGAATGCCTCGCAAAACCTTTTGAACCCACTTTTTTTACCAAGATCGTTTTGGTGTTGACTGTCACCCTCCATAATTACAAAACATCCCTCACCAGCTCTAGAAGCGCATAGGAAGAGAGATTCATTCATCACATTCTGTGATTCACTAAGAATTAAGCACTCGTCAGTAAAAGAATAGCTACGTAAAAATGAAACTGGCAAAACATCCAATAATTTTTTTGAAATAATCTCTACATCTGAGTCTTTTAATAATTCTTTTAACTTTTGACCAAACGGATTAGAAAAATATTTCATTTTATCATCAATAGTCCCAGCTAAGAATCCTATTTCAGAATCAGCTGATATTACAGAAGATCTCAAAGCAGTTATGCCATCGACCTTTTTATCTCTTAATTTTTCTAAAGCAATCAACATCGCAACATAAGTTTTTGAAACTCCTGCTGGACCATCTAAAATAATCATTTTTGTTTCTGGTTTTTGACACGTTTTTAAAATGTTTATTTGTTTTTTAGTTAATTTAAATCTTTGATTTATATCGAACTGATATTTGCTAAAATCAAAGGTAGCCTCTTTAGGCTCGTGAAGTTTAATAGCGTTTTTCTTTGCCCTTGCCATGCTTATTATTACAGTTATATTCTGTATTTTAATTTAATTTATTACTTCTTCTTGTTTTTCGTGTAATTTTCGAGTTCCTCTGCATAATATGGATTATCTGGCTCCATAAGGCAGTCAATCATGAGTTCAGCCTCTTTTTTTCTCACGATAAGGCTATCTTTTAGACGATCTAATACAAAAAGTAATTCTTTGCCTTGAATGTTTATACTATCCTTATAAGTTTTTTGCAAAAAGATACATAAATCCTCTAATATTCCTTTTTTACGAAATGCGGCAATGGGATACATCTTTTCCTCTTTCCTATTCCATTTAAAACTTCCCTCTAAATCTAAGATCGCTGCGAAGTATTCATCTCCTTTTGTGGGCTTTATTATAATAGGTAACAAATTTTCCATTTGATAAGCATGATACTCGCCATATTTTTCAATTGGCACCACTTTATCAAAAATATTCTCTCTTTTGCCCTTAATTTTTGTTTTTTCTCTTTCGATACCCAAAAAATTGGAAACTTCCTCTGCAGTTACCTCATTTTGACAATCAATAATTACTTCGTCGCCAATTACAGAGTATTTATCGAGAAGATAAGAAATATATCCATCCATCAATAATATTATAAAGAAAAATCAACAAATATTCAATTATTTCAAATGGGTAGAATCCTTAAATTCAAAATAGTCCCCTGATTTTTTTGCGCCGCTAATATAAGCTGATTTATATAAGTTCCTAAGTTTTTAAATAAAGGGGGGGGGTAAATAAGATAATAAGAAATAAATAAGGTAGAAATTGAAAAATGAAATTTTCGAGCTAGTACGTGGGATACCCCTGAGTTATTTATCATGTCGCAACGCAGTGTATTTTCTGAAAAAAGGGTGGCTACCTAATTTGGCAACCACCCCTGTGTATTTGGTTTGCAACTACAATCTATTCACCGATTGGGAAACCTTGTTCAACCCAACTTTGTTTTTGAAGCTCGATCCGATTTTCTTCTTTATGCTCCGCAAATTCAAAAGCTAGGAAAAGGAGGAGCGCGATTAACGCTCCTCCAATTACTCCTTTAACTAATTCCATTTAGCAACTCCTTTCCGTTTTGCTTTATGCTTACCAAGCCATTTTCTTTTACTGTTATGCAACTTGGCTTTTCACCTGCTTTGCTTTTTGGAAGCATTGCCTTTGCAACTTGGCTTGCAACCTTTACGCCATCTACTAGATAGAAAACTTTCATTGAGTTGCCAAGGTAAAGACGGATGTAGCGATTACCCTTGTGGGCGATTGCATAAGGGTAAACCTCCCATTGCCCCCAAGGTAAAGAACCAGTCTCGCGGTCTGCATTGACTGCAAGGTTTTTAAACTCAACTCCTGTGCGAACAGTTGCCAAGACAACCTTAGTGATTTTGTGCTGACTGTATGCTTTAAGAGGTTTCTTATCCGATACAATGCGAGCAACGGCAAATGTGCCCTTGCGTAGGTTTTGTAGTGCTTCGATTTTTTTCATTTATATGATGTGGTTTAATATACCTTAATTGGTATGATCTAAAGTGTGGCTATAAAATCGGCGATTGCAAGCAAATTGAATAAAAAAGATTAATTTTTTTTTAGTGTTCACCTGTTCACTACTTTACCCCGTATAAGCAAATCTAATACAAAGCCCGTCCAGCATAAGAATCTCTAATAGCCGGTTTTTTCATTTTTTTCATAAGCTCCAGGTCCAGGCCCCTACATTTATTTCGCTTATTTAAAACTTTTATTTAGCTATTAAAAACTTTTATACAGCCAAGCTGTATAAGAAATCCGGATACAATTATTTAAATAAAAAAAAACTTTTTTATGTATCAGAAACCTGGATACATTATTTAAATAAAAAAAACGTGATCAGATGTAAAGTCCGATCACGCTATTTGCAATTTAAACTGATGCCATGCCGAAGATATTTTCTCGACCGTGACATTGGACAAGGTCGCAAATCTTTTGTGGCATCGGAAGTTTTTTCCATTCGTCCGCACTTAGACCAGTGTAAGAATAGATGTCGTTAAAGTCGACCCAGTCGAATTCCGAAAAGACATTCATATCGGTATCCATGAAACAATGATCGAATGAAACGTATTTACCTTCTGAACCGTTCCACTCGACGCCATAAACAAACTTGGTTTTACTACCAAGCACTTGCCAAGCGATCCCGTAATCTTCTAATGAGATGTCAATTGAAACGTCCTGACCTTCAAAGTCGCCTTTGTGAAAGGTGCTGAATAACTTTGCGAATGTATAAGACATAGTGTTAAGCGATTAAGGAAATCGCGACCTTTGAGTTATCAATAGCAGATGTGCTATGCTTAAAAATAAAATAGAATTTTTTCGCTATGTCAAATTCTTTTTTAATCTTTTTTCGCCTGTATAAATAGTGAACATCTGATCACTTCAGCCTGCTGATCCAGGTAGTGAACATCTGTGCAGTTCATCCTGCTGGAATAAATCTTCACGGCCAAGCCGTGAAAAAAACCTGGCGTAAATATTTGAGAAGGAAAAACTTTTATATTGAGATAAAAAAAGGGACGCCCAATCTCTTGGACGCCCCTAGCATGATAACACTACATCGAAAATTGAACGATGCCTTTAACTTTAGCTTGCACTTCTGCAATGTCAAGCTCGCAATCAGCATCTCCGCCTTTTCCATCGTCGCCAAGAATTAAAATTCTGCCTGCCAAAGGTTCGGGGTAAATGTCTTTAGTAAATTGAACGCCAAACTCAGTCCCGTTAATGAGACCTTCGTCATCGACATATGCAATGTGCTTTCCATCGGGAAAACGAACGCAAGTAAAAAGCGAACATCCGATGTGCTTTACAATGTCAGTATAATGTCCAACTTCAACAGTTGAGAAGTTGGGAAGTCCGCCATACATAGAGTTTGGCAAGGTTGGATCGATTAATATAGCTTTTATCATGTTATGTAGGTCGAGTTGTTTGGGCTGAATTGCCCCTCGACATAAAAGACAATGGATAGAGAAAATAGGTTGTCAAATAAAAAAATAAAAAAACTTTGCAGGGATGCCAGGTCCCAGGTTCCCGGTCTAAGAAAAAAAATAAAAAAAAATAAAAAAAAGCTTGCAAAGTATAAAAAAATAATCATTGTAATAGTTAAGGGTGCGATAAAACGTTCGGGAGAACTACCACCCCTGCGCTAGTACCAAGACTTTTGGCTAACATAAAAATCCGGGCTTGTCAAATAAAAAAGCTATTAAATTTTCTAATACTAAGAATCAGTTTTGCTAATGGGACCGGTGATTGTATCAAGATTTTCGATACACTAAAACCATCTAGAAGGCCAAGCCTTCTAATAAAAATTGTCCCTTTATTTCGGGGATAAAAACTTTTATACGGCAATGCCGTATCAAGATTATGGATACAATTATTTCCGATTTTAAAAACTGCTATACGACTAAAGTCGTATCAAGATTTTCAATACACTATTTAGAATTATAAAAACCTTTTTTATGTATCCAAATTTTCAATACAACTATTTCTTGGGGAAGGCATAAAAAAAAGTCCCACCCTTTCGAGTGAGACTTTGATTTTTAGAACAAGACTAGCAGAAGGAAAGTAAGAATTATAATTTCCATTATGCTACCAATACTTCGGCAAGTGAATCGAAGTCAATGTCGAGAATTCCCTTTCGACGATTTTCATCGGACGAAACTGAAGTCACTTTGTAAGTTCGTTCATGATTCTGATATTCGGTGACGGCATTGAACAAGTCCCATGCATTCTCGCCACGATTACCCTTACCACTTACGAACAAATCTTGAACTTGTTCGCGAACTCGATCCGACTGCTTTGAGTCTTTTCCGAATAGCTTCTCAAGTCGATTGTCGACTTGTTCCTTAGAGAGTTTGATATCTCTAAGTTCGTCCGCGATCCGAATGTATCGATCCTGCATTGAGGAAAAGCCGTCTAGCATTGCATTGACTTTGTTTCCTGCGTTCGATTCCCAGTTGAGTGAGAAGCGACTCTTAGCGCGTCCGCTTTCGCTTTCGGCTTTCCATCCCATCATCCCGTTTGAGCAAATCATTACCATCATCTCAATGCCGAATGAATCGGATGCGGATGAATTGAATGATCCTCTACGAATGATGCGAGTTTCGGTCTCGCGTCCGCCAAGTTCGATTTTACCGAGTGGCATTGACATCGCGTAGGATGCGCCTTCAGTTCCGAACTTTGAGCGGAACAATTCGATCTTAGGATCGAAGTCGACTTGTAAGCCGTTCGACAAGTGAACGAATGGATCGAGCAGATTCTCGAATGTCGGTATCGAGCGTTTGATACCTACAGTCGCGGCATACTCGCCATTAATGTCGATCTGCTTAAACTCGCAGTTGAGTTTAGATTCGACGATTGTGAGTTCGAGTGCTTGTTGAGCATTTAGTGTTTTCATTAGTTACTTTCTTTTATGGTTAGTATCTCAGTCCAAGTTTCCCCTACCCGATCAAAGGCAGATACATCACTTGCGGAAAACTGAGAAGGAACGATCTATAAAATAGGATAGTTTTTTAAGTGAGTCAAGTCCATAGGCGCAAATAGATGAAAAAAAATAAAAAAAATTTTTCCACTAAATAGGCCGTTAAAATCCCGCCTGGCGGTATGCCATAAGATAATCTAATACTTGCTATAAGACCGGCTAATACCCGGTTTTGCTCGGCACCAGGAAAAATTATTCTTTTTTATATACGCTTATTTATTTATGGAAACTTTTCTTTATTACGCGCTTATTTATTTAGAATTATTTTTTTTTATTTGCTGGTTATACTTAGAGGGCCAAGCCCTCTAATAAAAAGTTTTTCTTTTATTTGGGGAATATAATTCTTTTTTTTTATATCAGAATTTCAAATACATTATTTGAGAGAGAAAAAACTATTTTACAGAGCCAAGCTCTGTAATAAAAAATTAATCATTATTTCGGAAAATATATTTCTATTTTTAGAGAGCCAAGCTCTCTAATAAAAATTTTCTCTTTTATTTCGGATAAAAAAAACTGCTTTATATTTTTGTATCCAGATTTCAAATACAATTTGAAAAAAAATTATTTCGTATTATTACGCCAAAAAAAAGGTCGTATCAGAATTTCCAATACGACCTTGTAATTTTTAGACTCTAGCTAACTCTCTCGCGACATCTACGATATCGGTGTTAACTAATCTACTTATGCGATTTTCAGCAGACGTCTTATTTTCGGTTTCTTTGTATGTCGCTGAGTGGTTTAAATACTCAGTAAAACCGTTAAAGATGTCATAAGCAGTTTCTCCTACGTTACCGCGACCAGAACGGAAAAGAGTTTCAATCTCTTCTCTGATCGTGTCAGAACGCTTTCCCTCGCCTTTTATAAGGCGTTTGATATACGGGGCAGGGTCTACTACTTTAATAGACTGCAAACGCTGAATAGCACTGTCTGTCTCAAATCTTAACTCTTTGATTCTTTCTGGAAAACCAGAGATTCGACTAGCGAAATTCTCCGAGTGATTCAGAGAAAACTTAGCAAAAATTCCCTCTCCTTTTTTAACAGCACTTGCAAAGATGTTAGAGCAAGCGTTACGTGAATAAGCGAAATAGACTCTCCTACGCTCGCTAGAGTCGTGTGAGAAAGTAAAACGCAATTCTGGGCTAAAAGAATCACCTTGTATTCTCTCCTCTGGTAGAGGGAAAGAAACGTGAATTTTTCCGCCTCCGTTAAACTCGTTAACATAAGGGTTTCCAAATGGAACGTTTAATGAGTTTGCCATGTCTACGATAGACTGGACGCACTCGCGATTCGAGATAATGGAACGCTTTTGACCAACTACTCCAATTAAAGAGTTGTTATCATCGCGACGGATAGATTGGTAACCAACTTTACCAAACTCATCAGAGAGAGGTGTAGCAGTTGGATTCCAAGACAGTAGTGTTTCGATTGATGTTTTCATAATATATAACTTACTTTTTTTTGTGGTTAGATATCTCAGTCCAAGCGTCTTCAAACCCCGTCGAGGGAAAGATTCATTACTTGCGGAAAACTGAGAAGGAACGGCCTATAAAATAAAGTAGTTTTTAAAACGTGTCAACACCTAACGATAAAATAAATTGTTTTTTTTAAAAAAAATCAGAGCATAATATAGAATAAAATTTTACTGCCTATAAGTCTAACTAATACATATCATAAGCACCGCTAATAGCCGGAAATATAGAATAATTTTTTTTATCACCTCCAAATAATATTATCCTATTTTTTCTCCTGGCTCTTTTATTTCGGATTATTAAAAGTTATTTTATTTTTTTTATTTATATCTATTTTTTGATACAGCCAAGCTGTATCAGGATTTTGGATACACTTATTTGGATCACAAAAACTTTTTTTGTATCGGGATTTCTGATACATTATTTCAGGAAATATATTTCTTTCTTTTTTTTTAATTTATATTATTTATTTAAGTCTATTTTTTTTGATCTGTCAACTATTTAAATTAATATTTTATAACAGACACAAAAAAATCCCCCTAAATTTCTAAAGGGGGATTTCGCTAGATGTTATCCAAACATTTCAGATAGGATATTTTCATCTGGCTTCTCATAGATTTTGAAGTCTTTTAAACTTTCAACTGACTGGGCGATGAAAGCAGATGTATCGTCTTTTTCTGCTATCTCGTGCATTGCACTTGTGAAACTGCTAGGCTCAACTTTCTTTGCCTTTAGCTTCTTAGCGATTGATCCAATAAGCTCAAGACGTTTTTCTGACTTGAGAGCGTCGATTTTTTCTAAGTTGGTCATAGAATATAGTGGTTAGTTTTTTTGCCGTGGTTGGCGATATAGCATTGGTGCTATGTTTAATACAATGACATAAGAAATACGGATTGCAAGTTTTTTTTTAAAAAAAGATGAAAATAATTCTAAGTCACTATAAATCAGTTACTTACAAAGCATAATTAATAGCTTCATAATGCCCGCTTTCGTCTCGGTTAACAATGAAGTGAAAAAATTGTTTAGTAAATCTTCCATTCAAACGATCAATCTTAAAATTAAAAGACATGGTTTGACCATAGGAAATACCGCCAGTAAATAATTTGTCCGAAAACTCAGAACAAACTATGTTATTTTTTGCGAGAAACTTTTCAGCCTCTTCGATGCATTGGTGAAATGTGGTTAACATAAAAACAATAATGTATAATTATTTCCCGAAGTCAAGTTTTTTTTAAAAAAAAATATAAATTTAATTTTTAGCCTGGCGGTTTACCAAACCTAGAAAAATTTCCCATTCCATCATAATCTGAATCTGGAAGTTTTTTAGTTTTATTTTCTGCAATTACAGATTTGTCATCATATCTTTTTCGCACGGGTTTACTAAACATATATTTTATAATTCTTTTGATCTCTTTCATATTAATTAATTTTTTATCTATGTAGTAGTCAGCCAAGCTGACTAACGGAAAAAATTCCTATTATTTAAGATAATATATTTCTTTTTTTTAACGATGTCAAGAAAAAAATAAAAAAAATACTAACTTTTTTAGTTAGTATAAAAACCTTTCCGAAGTTTTTTTTAATTCAATTTTTTAACCACTAAAGATGATTGAGAACTTTTTTGTTGACCAAATCTACGGAGTCCAAAACTTTTTTGTTTTTATCTCCAAGAGCAGATATCTCTGCTTCGTTTAAAACAATTGCAAGAGCTTTTTTTAATTCTTTTTTTTCTTCTAAAGACTCTGGCGTAATAAACTCAACTTTATATCCTGTTTCCATTTTTTAAATTAATTTTTTTTGGTTTTAGTCTCTTGAGCGGTAGTAGTCAGCCATATACTGAACACTTGACTTGAGTTTGTCAAGGATATCTTGAGGGTTGATTCCTTCAGCGATCTTGAGGTTGTTAAGAATCTCTACATCGCTAGCACGACGACCAAGTGTGCGACCGAAGCCATAGCGACCATCTGTAAAGCCGAAGCGACCATTTTCGAGCGTGTGTAAGACCATAGGTTTACCATCGACGATGTAAGCTTGTCCGAGTGTGAGTGTGTTTTGCATTTCCATAATAGTAGTTTGTTTTTTTGTGGTTAGTTTTCTGTGGTTAACTAACTAAGACAATGACAGATTCTTTTTCTTTGTCAAGAGTTTTTTGCATTCTTTTTGAAAAAGTTTTTCAAAGGTTGGTTGATCCTTATAAATTCTAATCCATTTTTCTGCGGGAATGTTAGGTGACAACATTCTGTTGTGGCAGTAGTTGCGATATGTTAGGTAGTCAGTAATTGTGGTCATAATGCAAATCTAGCAGGAAATACCCTTGAGTCAAGTTTTTTTTAAAAAAAAAATTCTAATTAGTTTTTCAACGCATAGTCTTCAACTTCAATTCCAGTTGTCATGATCTTAACTCTTTTTGATTGAACTATCTTTTTGCTTGGATCTTCCCTCAAGAAAAAATAAGATGAAGTGTAAGGGTTATAGCTAACCTTTGAGGTTGAAGTATTAAATTGATCTATTTCTTTTCCCTCTACTAAAGCGTGGACATTCTTACGCTTCTGTTTAAGAACTCTTTGGCGTCCAGCTTCAGACACTTTGAATGTGGCGTCCTTCAGATAAATTGATTGGACGTGTCTTGTCACTCTCCAGCCCTTCTTTGTCATGGTCTGGACTGAGAGGCATTTTTTGGTTAAGTTGCGGTATACTCTTACTTTCATGCCTACTACTGTAGTTACACAAAAAATAAAGTCAAGTCTTTTTTAAAAAAAAATAAAATTAATTTATCGTGACATTCGTCAGAGACTGAGAGTTAGTTTCGATCTCTTTAACTTCTTCAAGATCCCAATCGATGTCCCCGATGTCTAGATGCATCCCCGCTTCAAATGGTGCATCGAATTCGTCTTCAGCTTCTACTGTTACTTGTATACAAGCCGTGCATTTATATATTTTAGCCATATTTTTTTATTTATTTTTTTTGCAACCATAGATCATAGATGAAGCTATAATCTAAATTAGTATATCCCGATAATCCTTCAAACACTCTTTCCCTTACAAGGCTATCACCTACGCCCATATAATCATAGACATCTAAGTTTCTAAATAATATATCTAATAAGCCGAGAAAGGTGACATCGTCTTTTATCTCATTGCCTAGGTCATCGGTAGGAAAACGCTCTGTGTAGTATTGTTTAATGTTCATCGTTTTCATTATGCGTAGACGGAAAGAGATTGCAAGTCTAAAAGTGGTAGATTCTTAAAGTCGATCTTGAATCCACCGCTAGTGATACGCCAAGCACAAGCGTTTGAGCAGTAACTGTAAGCCGCTTCTAAACCCTCACGGCATTTGCCGAAGTAAAAGATTTCAACTTTGCGAGAAGATGCAGTTGGTAGCATCTCTAGTTTGTAGTAGTGTTTTGATGTGGTCATGGTTGTAGTATGGTTACTTTTATAAGGTTGTCAAGCCTTTTCGTTTATATATCTCTGATATTTTAATTTAAGATATAATCGAGAAGCATCTGAGTTGTTCAGCCCGCAACGTATCTCGATCTCTTTGATGATTTCCTCATCGCCCCAACCGCTATCTTCTAAGTTTGTAAAATCTTCTATGTTCATGATTAATACTATAGTTTTTTTTATGTGGCTGTCAAGCTTTTTTTACCACTCCAATGGAGTTAGATCTAAATCTTGATGCTCGATGTTGTCTAGGCGGTCAACACAAACTTCTGAGTCTTGTCCGTCTTCATCAATTACTATTGCATTAGCCCCGTCGATGCCTAAGACTTCGACCCATGTGTTTTTATCTAGTGTAGCTGTGATCATGCCCTACAGTATGACTACTTTTCTACAGCTGTCAAGCAGTTTTTTTATAAATCTTTAACATCTTCAATAATCCGATCAATGTCACAATAACCATCAATTACTTTTTTAGATAGCCACTGCCTCTGGTCCTGGAAGTCCATTGATTGAATTTTATTATATGTTTTTTCGTCAATATGAAAACTGCCTACGTCTACGACATATTCCATAATATTATTTTATTTATTTTTTATTATTTGAACTGCATATTCCTGGAGCAATTCTTTTGGAAGGTCTGTCATCTTAACAAACGCTTCGTTTTCGCCAAGAGCAAATCCGTCGTTAACCAACTCAATAACTGATTCGTAAGAATAAATTATATCTAAATTTCCAAGAGGTCTCTGTGTCTGTTCGTCAAATAATACATAGTCTGTATCATATACTTCAACTGGTATGTCTATTTTCATATTATTTTATATTTCTTTGACTACTTCTACGAAATCGCAAAGTTTAAGATGCGATGCTTCTATGTAATTTGATATAAAACCAAATAATATTCCTATGATTCCAACTGGAATCCACAGTATCTGAATAATTGCTGTTGCTACTTTTCCCATAATTAATATCCTAACCAAATAAAAACTTCTGAACCTATGTATACATCTCTGTATCCTTCGTATCTAAAAAACGCATCTATTTCTTTATCCGTTTGTGAGTGACTCTCTAAAATTCCAATCACTTGATCTTGCGTTAATTCGCGTTCCCAATCGTCTTCCATTTTATATATACTTTCTAAGAACATCGTATTCTGTTTCGGAAACTTCGTCAAGCCTATAAAGTTCAGCAACTCTCTCACAGTCGTCTCCGCCTATGTCGTAACCTTCTTTTACTTCTTTTTTTGCAGATTCCATGTTAGGCGCACAAAAGCGGTAATTGGTATAAGTCTCATATTCTCCCGTGCGAATAAGCACAGTAGCAAAATAATATTTTAATTTTTTCATAGTTTATCTATTCTGTAGAATGAAAAACTAATGTCAAGACTTTTTTAACCGAGTGCATCTTCTTTTGTCCAAAGTGCGGACTCAAAGCCTTCAACAGGACGACCAGCGTGATGCCATAAGGATAGGAACAGATCGTATCGACTTATAGAAAGGTAGCGGGTTGTTTCGAAAACCTCTGTTGCATTTTCAAAAGCCCAATCATTTAAATCTGCCCAATCTGGGTGAGGCCAAGGGACTTGGTCTGCAGGCGTTAGTTTGCTAGGCTCGAAGTTGTCAAATGTAATTTTAGTAGTCATGATTACCAATTTACTACTAAACGGCAGAATGTCAAGACTTATCTTGCTTTTTTTTCTGAGACTGTTCCCACTGGTAATACTTTTTGTCGGCTCTCATACAAGCCCTTGTTATATAGTTTTCTTGGTATTCATACCATACATAAAAAATAAAACAAAGTAATGGAAACCCTATGAATCCCGCAAATATTATTATAAAAGCCAATGCACCCATATATTATATTTAATATAAAATAGTTTTATTTCAACTATTTTAATTTATTTTTTCAGCCTGGAGAGTTTGGATGTTCTATGACTTCTGCCCATGATAGAACTTCGGGTGCTTTAGCATCAATAACTTCTTCGTGATCAAAAATCATATCTTCCCTTACAAGCTCCATAGCTTCTTCGGGTGATTCTGCCTCAATATCATCATAATATTCTATATAAGTGACTTCTCTTGCTAAATTATATGTTGGCATCTTAACTTGGGGAATGTATTTCATCCATACAGTCTAATGCTTCTTCATAAGAATCTTCTAGACTTAATATGTCTTCTTTTAATAGACTAGGAGCATAATCTCCGTTTGCGATATCAGTTAAGATATCAATTGCTTCTTCTAGTTGTGCATCTGAGCCTAGCCAATGTTCAACTAGTCCGTATGGTATTTTGTTTTCTGTAGTCATAATTTTAATTAGTTTTATAGTAAGCAACTGCTTCGTCAATAGGCATATCGTTTATACATACCCACTTATCTCCATACCATTTGTCAAGCTTAGCCTTAAAAGCATCCATAGTCTCTTGAACTATTCCATACTTCTTTTTTCCAAACTTGTAATAGCCTTCTTGACCCTTTTCAAATACAATCATAGAGCGAGACATTAGCTTCTTAACATCTTTAGTAATTAAATGATCTACCAAGATATCACTTACTGTCATATCCAAGCTACCTTCGCTATATCCCCTGTCGTCAAACTCAGTTTTATAAGTAGTGTTTTCTCTGTGCCACTTAAAAATACTATCTAATTCCTCGTGATACTCTTGAGGAGTTTGAGGATTCTTAGGGTGTTTGTAGTGCATATCGCATCCACCGATACCATCGTTACTTACAATGGCAAAAGGCTTTCCATCAACATATAGGTCAGCCTTGAAACAGTTAGTTTCTTGTGATTGAAACTCCGAGTGTTCTATCTTTTTTAGTGTAATTTTCATAAAGCCAGTATGGTTGAGGGAAAACTTAAGTCAAGACTTTTTTTTGACTAAGTGATATCGCAAGGTTTATAATATAGATATCAATATCAGATAGACCGATTCCTTTCAGCTCTTCCATTTTTTTATCTAATTTTTCAATGATATCATCTGAGAGACATCCAATTTGTGGTTCTAAGTGTGTCATAATATTAATTAATTTAATTCTATTATTGTTGATATTAATATCAATGTCAAGGATATAGTTGCACAAACACAAATCATAAATGCCGACTCAACATCTTTTTCTGTGGCGACTAGTTTATTATTTAAGCAGTAATCAGTTAGTTTTTTCATATTCTTCTTCATATAAGTTCTCAAGCCAATCCTTATCGATTTCGAAAGAGTCATCTACATAATAGTTATCTATTGGCAATGGAAAATCGTGATCTTCTACTTTACTAATGGCTTCATTCAAAGATTCCGCTTCTACTTCTGCCATTGCAACAACTTCCCATGCACATGGTATTTTATATGGTTTTTTCATCAGTTCCAATCGTAATCTGCATTAATAGCAAATGCAAGCCTATTTTTCAAAGGTTTTCCGTCTCCATCAAATTGAGTAGGATCAGTAATTTTAACTAATAAGTTCGAGCCACTATCATCTAAACAATGATCAGAGCAATACTCGCAATCAATATTTAAGTAGGGCGTGTCCTGGATATAAAGGGCATCTTCTCCATCTAAAGATAGTAAAGATACGGGAACGGCAAGACCTTGCTCGGTTACTTCTTCCCTAATTGTTAAGTGACTGTTTTTCGCGCTCATAATCTGTTTGTAAATCTGCTCTGTAATCAATCTCAGATGTTGAAATCTGGACATCGGCATCCCTGCCTGCTTGAACGTATATACTTCCATCGTCCTCGTATGCAGGAACATCGTTATCTTGAAACCATCTAAGTGCTAAGTCAAGACTTTCTTTTTTGTATTTTTCGTCCATGTTAAGGTCTCCATTTTAAATCATAATAGTTAGGAACATACTCAGCTTCCTCTTCAACGCCCTCTAATGTCGATGAATCATACATAAACTCATAAACAAACTCTCTTATAGATTTATATAATTTTTCTTTTTCTTCACTTGCGTGTTTCATACCCAAGGGAACGAGTGTATCAATACAGAGTTGTTCAAAGTTTCGTTCTATTATCTCTTGTGCTCCGCTCATAATAATTATATGTATACATTATATTGTTTCATAACCTCGCGCACTACATCAATTCTAACATGGTCGCGAATATGACTCTCTAAATTATAATTTATATTTTCATTATCCCACATAGGAATATCTTTTTTATATTTTTTTAAAACAACACGGATATCATCCATGATGGTGTCAGTTATCTCTTTTGTTCTAAGAAACTGTGGTTCGGTTAGTTTTTCTGTTGGCATAATATTAATTTATATGTTAAATTTCTGCTAGATCATGTTCTCGAACAAACTCGTATGATTTAATATACCACTCGCCCTTGCCGTCATTTACGCAATAAGACTTCAGTTCGTCCATATCCTCAAACCAGTAATGTATGTCGTTATCAAACCCAAATTGGTTGTCTGACCATTCGTATTCATCGCCCCAAACTTCATAGGGATTAGCACCAACTGCTACTAGAGTTGGAGGCGATGAATCATCAGAGCCGTCACTCCACCCCCATTCGATACGATATAATTTTACTTTCGTATTCTTTGTATGCGTGATTTTTTTCGTATTCATAGGCTTCTTTAATTTGTTTGTTAAAGCTATCTACTAGGCTGATCGAATAATCGTATCGTCCCTCATTAGGTATTGTTTTTGTATCCATTATAATTCCTCCCATCCAACTGACTTGCACATAAGTGTAGTGCGTTCTCCACTAATATGATCGTGAATCTTAACGACATCGCCAACGCTTGTCGAGTAAAAAGTATCTTGTTTTTTACAATTCTCCCATAGAGCTAGAAGAATTTTTTCATGCACTTTATCCAACATTTCAAATGGTGCGTTGGTAACGTGAAACAAAAGCTCAGCTAGTTTTGTTGGAGCATTTGGATAATCGATATGTTCTGCATTAAGTTTAGCAGAGAAAACGCATTTGCGGGCGACTTCCCATTTTTGAAGGAAAGGTTCGTCCTCGGAGCGGTGTAGTGATAGTTGTATTGTCTTCATGGTTTTGCATTATGAATGGTCGTTTGGCTAAGTCAATACTTTTTTTTCAAAAAAAAATAAAATAAAAAATAGAGATGGCAGAGTTCTTCTCACTACCTCACGCAAATCCCCATTGCGATCCGTATTAACGCTACGGCTCTTCGTTTGGCCCAATCTCAAGGGCGTCCTAGGAAAGAATAAAATGGTGGAGGTGGGTGGAGTTGAACCACCGTGTTCAAACTAAATAGTTTAAGTCGAAACCCTTACACCCCCATAATATTAATTTATATTTCGCGAAATGTCGCCTCGCCCTAACCACAAGGCGAGACGACGACTACACGTATGAACACAAGATCATGCTAATTTTGCAATTTTTTGAAGTATATCACAAGCACTGTCAGTGTTGAGATAGCCTTCGACATCATTAGTAATTTCTGGGTGTTGAACTATATTATGGCTTTTGTCAAGCAAAGCAAGTTCTAAGCCATAAGAAAATTCGTGCACGACTACAGAAGCTCCAAAGCCGTTGGGAAACTCGAATATTTTTTGCCAACCTCCCAGTTCTTGGCGTTCATCCAAAGTCATTGTATGTGGCTCTGTAGAAGACACCTTGAATAGCTCTGAGAATTTAAGTTTGTCGAAGTTAGTTTTTAGGTTTTTGTTCATTTGTGTATATGGTTATAATTAAAAGATTGGATTCAGCCTGACATCCTTTTTACAGATGTCAAGCCTTTTTTAATAATGTTCTCCTTCAGGACATTCCTTTGAATAAACAATGACCCTATCCCATCCATCATCTTCCTCGTTTTCATCGGCTTCAATGATTTCAATTTTATAATCTTCGACCTCTCCATTCACATACCTACCTGCGAACATCCAACCTTCATCCTTGAATTCAGCATCGACATCCAAGCCACGCTCAACTAGTTTATTAAAGATAGGAATAGATGGACTCCAAGCAGTATCCCAATAGCAAACTAGTTGATCATCGCTTATGTCAGTTACCTCTATGTTGCTTACTTCCCATTTAGTTCCCCAGTTGTTGATGTTCCAGTCATACCACCTGTCATCATTCCTGCCTGTGGATGGAAACTTGCTAAACATAAAAGTGATGTTGCCATCTGCATCCCTAGCAGGATCAGGAACAGGCAACTCCCCATCTTCGTTGGGTGTCTTGTCCCAGTTAGGAGATGGAATTAGTGATTCAAAGAATCCCACTGAGTCTTCTTTGCGATCATTGTGTTTTTGAATCAAATCGTATACCCATTTGATATCTTTCTTTGATCCTTTTATAGTTATATCTGTAGTGCACCAGTTTGGCATAGTTTTCCTTTGGTTAAGTTAATAATAGGTAGTTCATAGTGTGGACTTTCTAATGTTTGTCAAGCTTTTTTTGACACTCTTACAATTAGTTCGATTCGGTGACATCTGCCCTCTGTCCAATCGTGAATCTCTCCACCTCTTACGGCTAGTATATGCCCTCTGACAAAAATGAGGAACACTCCTCGTGATGGAATCAAAGGCTTCAGACTTCTGATAGTCTTAGCCTTGTTCATCTTATGATTCTCCAACTGAGTGCAATCGAACCCTTTCGATTTGATTGCAGGGTAGGTGATATTGAGAGAGTTTGTTCTCCCACGAGGACGTCTGCCAAATTTTCTGGCTAGGCTCCAAGCTTCTTTATAGTTGATGTTGCAAACGATTGCTATGGCCTTTACAGCGCAGTCGTTGTATTCGTTGAGCTTCTTAGCTTCTTTGGTTAGTTTTTCGTATAGTTTAGTCATGGTGCTTATAAGTATGCACACCAAAAATCTTTTGTCAAGCCTTTTTTAAAAAAAAATAAAAAAAAATCCGATTTTCTCACCACAAAGGATTATCGGGAACCTAGACTACACCAAAAATATTAATTAAAGTTTAACACATTCTCTTGACCGACTTCGACCTCATATCCTAAGTTTTTAATAACCTTGATGTCTTCAATCGTTAATGTTTTCCTGCCAGTTAGTTTGGTGAACAACCTCGAATTATCGCAGTTAGGATAAAAGTAATAGGTGCCGTAGTGTTGTTTTTGTGTAATTGTAATCTTCATAGGCGCAACCATATACCCCTAATCAATGTTGTCAAGACTTTTCTAAAAAAATGTGATCAATGGATGCCTCCTTTGTTTCTTGGGGTTGATCGCCTCCCTCAGACTGCCGTCTTCTCTTTTTGTATTTCCAAGGCTCGTCAGCCCAGGCGAGGTAATTACCTCCTATTATTTGCCCTTTTTTTGAGCTTCCGCAGAAAAATAAGGCATTATTTCCGAGTTATTATCTATTAACCGCCTCAAGTCAAGACTCTAAGATTAATATTAATCGATTTTAATTAATCCAAACAAGCTACTCTTTAAGATGTTATTTGTCAAGAATAAATTTCACCGCCTAGGATGTATATCATATGATACCCTAGAACACACTAAATTACATTTTCTTATGTCTATTCCAAACAAACAAAATAAAACTATTTATCGAGAACGAACTTCGCATCTTCTAAATAATTTAATCAATAAAATTATCTTCTTATACATGATCCATCCATTCAAGATAAATAGCAGGTGACTCTGACAAGTTTTCGAGAATTTAAGACTCTATGGTGGGAGCCGCTCTGTCGCTTGTCAGAGTCTGCTATTACAATATAAAACCTAACACACCCTCATCACATAATTGCGTATGCTTCTATCTCGATTGAGTTGAGCTTTCCCACGAGGCATCCGAAAATGTTATCCCCCGCGAATAGTATTTTATATTATCTGCAAAATTGCAAAGAACGATTACGACTTTTTGGTCGATTTTTTAACTGCTTTTTTAACTGTTTTTTTAGTAGGTTTCTTAGTAGATTTTTTGGTAGGCTTTTTTGTGACTGTCTTCTTAGGGGTTATTTCCGCCTTTGGAGCCGATTTTGGTTTTTTAAGTTCAAAAATCGTCACACCAATGATCAACAAAATGATGTAAGTCAGTGGGCTTGTCAACAAAATTTTCCAAAAACTTGGATTTGCTACTATTTCAGTTTCCATATTAGTCTGCTACTACTACTTCAGCACCACATCCAAGGGCACCAGTTAATAGGTTTAATACGACTAGTGTTACCACAAGTCCTATGATTGCTGTCTTTTTATTGGCTTTTACCCAATTGATTGCTGTTGTTACGTATTCCATAATTTTTTTTTTGTGTGAGAACTATTATTTACACATAATAAATATTTTTTTGAAATTGTCAACTATTTTTATTCAAAAACTTCAATAATATCGTTTATTTCGTCAGAATAATGTTTATTTTCAAAATAAAAGTTAATAAATTCATATAACTCATCTCGTTCCCATTCATGATAATTGTCAATGATTTCTTTAGCTACTCCAGCGTAACCAAAGTTCCAATTCCAATATTCACATGACTTATGGAAGCGTTCCCATTTACTTTCTTCAGAATCGTATGATTCTTTTTGCTCTGGAGTTAAAACAAGGATACCATCCTCGTTGGGTTTTCCCCCGACTATTTCGAGACATTTTTCCTTGATGAACTGTGTTATTTTTTCTGCATTCATGGTTACTATAATGTTTGGTATTCTGGTTGTGTCAAGATTAAATTTGAGTCGATGGTCTCAATCCCGAAATTTTAAAAGAATCACAATACCCGTAGGCTTCGATATCCCGTTCAGACTTTAATTGAACTAGCCTTTTTTCGACACCTTCAATTAATTCATCTATGGTAACATCTTCTTCTTCATTATTTGATTCAATAGTGAAGGCTATATCATACATATGGTTATATTTCATGAGTTTATTATTTACATATATTTGAGTTTGTCAAGCTTAATCCTGGAAAAGTAATAAAAGAATAAATACAATAATTAATAATGTCATAAAAACTCGAAATAAGGAAATATCCCATTTCCGCGCCGTGTAAAGCAATTTAATTGATTTTCTGATTTAAATCCTAATGTCAGGTCCCCATAATTAGTAGATAATTCTATTTTATTTCTTTTACAATATGCTTTGATCCATTCCTTTAAGGATAGGCCGTTATATTGTAACATCCGATCAGATTCTCGATCTAGATAGCCTGCACTTATTTCTAATATATATTCCATTATATTTTTACTACAAATCCACTTTCATCTTTAATTCCGTCGCCTTTTGCACGTAAGCCAACAATAACGTTTTTATCATCTAAAAATCTTAAATCAGATTTATCGCCGTCTACAATTTTATATCCCTTCCACTCATCTGGCAAATCTTTATTCTTTTTAGTTGCAAATACTACGGCCACGTTGCCGCCTGCCTCTAGAACTTCCATGCAATCATCATGGTTTGTCTCGCTGCGTGAGAAAGTAAGAGAATAATTTTTTGGCATGTCTCCATTAAGATAAGTCATCATTCTTCTTTTTGACTTAGTATAATCATAAAAAGTAATATCTTCGAACTTGTCAAAAATCCCGAATTTTTCAAACGGTAAATCACTGGTGCCGTTTAGCCTGACTGCAAAGCTGTACTCCATCTTCTTTACATAATCAAACATTTTTATAATAGCAGACGTAATATCAGCCAAAAATTCATCTTTTTCTTTAAAAAAGCGTTGAGTTTTAGCAATACGGGCTTTACGGACACTGGACATTTTAGCCCGTCCCGCTGTGAAGAGGCAGGAAGAAGCGCAACCTGCAGAAGCATTTGGGCAAACGTTGCCAAATCCTGCTTCTTTTACGGGAGCCAGATAAAGTATACCCGTAGCATAACCTAATAGCTGACCCTTTACGGTTTTGGCGTCGGCACCCAGTGATAATGGATATATGTTTTTTGGTTTAATCATGTCCACAATAATGCAGACTTGATCACATGAGTCAAGCTTTTTTTAAAAAAAAATAAAAAAAAACAAATTAAATTATCCGCCTATATATAATACTTTTTTATATACTTTATATAGTATACTTTTTCTTATATACGCCTGCACCTTTATTTGGGCAGATAAAACCTTTATTTTATTTTATTTTTTTTATCTTGTCAAGAAAAAAATTTTTTATTTTATTTTTTTTATTTTGCTACATTGTCAAGAATATTTTTTTTTATTTTATTTTTTTATATGGACATTTATTTGGGCAAAAAAAACTTTTTTTTTATTTTTTTATATGCGCCTTTATTTAGGCCGAAAAAACTTTTATTTTTTTTTATAAAAATTTATACATTTATTTCGCGAAAAAAAACTTTTATTTTTTTTGGTAGCTCCACCGAGATTCGAACTCAGATCTAAACATTAGAAGTGTCTTGTTCTATCCCTTGAACTATAGAGCCTTATTAATAAAACGCTTATTTGGGAAAATAAAAACTTTTTTTATATTATTTATTTAAAAATATTTTTTTTTATTATTTTTTTTTATTCATTTATTTGGGATGAAAAAACTTTTATTTGAAATTGTAAGTATTTATTTGATCATGTCAATACTATAATTATAGGCAGAATATAGAAAAAAAGCATTATTTATAAAAAAAAATAGGGTTTTTGCAAAAAAAATCCATTTATTTAAAAAATATAAACTGGATAATCCCCTACAAGCAAAAAATACCTATCTAGTTCTATTATTTTTTTATTTATTCTATGTATATTTATATATATTATTTCTTTATATATTCTACTTATTTATTTTATCTTATTATGCTATTTTACTGAGGTAAAAGGTTATATTTGTATATAAAGCTCTACAAGGCTTTAGACCTTAAAAAGCTAGTTATACCATTGGTTTATTTGACGGATTATTTGTAGCTGATTATAAGTCACTTAGAATAGGTTTTAAAATTAAATTCTTCCTTTTATTACTAATATATCTTTAGATATTTAATTTAAAGTGTCTCTTATTATTTAGTTTAACTTTTATTAGAAGAAACACTAAGAAATTCACAAGCCAAATCATCAATAAGCTCAAGAATATCATAAGAATCCCAAAGCTCAAATGGTTCCCAAATGTTCTCATGGATGAATGTTGTTACCTCTTCTTCATCCAAACTCTCAAAGTCTTGAGGAAGTTCCTCAGACAAGTAGAATCTTGATGCTCTAATATATGCTTCTGTTTTATTCATCATCATTTTCCTCGCTTATTTCAAATACTTTCTTTTTGGGCTTACCTCTTTCTGCAATAAGTTGCCTCATTTTTTCGACATCTTTATCTTTAACCCCAAAGATTTTTTTATATTCTTCTGGATCAGTTACAGTATCAAGCATTCCTAATACTCTACGAGCATCATCTAGTTCTGTTGTTTGTGTTGGTTTGGGCATATCTCTATAGTTAGTGTGTTTATTTATTAAATGATACCCAAGTAATTTCTTCTTGGTTTTTATAATCATAGAGAGAAAATCCTTCATAAGCATCGCCTTCGTCATTTACTCTAAGAATTATGTCGTAGTTCAATAGCTTGTCAGTAGGTGCGTTTGGTAAGTCTACCTGTAAGTGTGTGTCTTCTAGTGTCATAGTGTGTTGTATTCTGCTTTTAATTGTGCCTTGTACTTGATTAGATTTTCTAGGGTTTCCATAGATGCGCCTCCAAAGCGTACCGCAATGGATAACTCGTCTTCGGTGCATACACCTTGCTCAATTATCTCGTCACATTTACTGTAGTAATCTGTATTCATCTTGGGATATATACTGGTAGCTTGCTAACGCCCACTGCTTAAGTTCGGTCATTGGTTGCGGAACCCATCCGCTTTCCAATTCTTGAGTTAATTCGTCCTCAGTCTTATTCACAACTGAACGACTTAATTCAACTCCGTACTCATCCTCGAAACTCGCACTCCAACAACCGCCAGTAAGCTCGTCTCTGATTAAGTCGTATTCTCTTTTTGTTATGTTCATAGTGTGTGTTATTTAGTGGTTAGAATAATGAGTGGTAAATTATAAAAGTCAAGACTAAATATCGGCTTCAAAGACATGATCAAACTCTTCTTCTTCCTCGACATCCCATTTCCAATCATCACGACTGTGGATTTCCTCATCATAATATCGTTTTGCCTCTTCATTGGCTTCTTCTTGAGAAGGAGCTTTTATATCGATATAACGAGTTACTGTAGTAACTACGCCTACGCGATATACGCCTTCTTCGGCAGGTTGGGCTAGATTAGTATAATGTCCTTTATATATTTCGCTCATTTTTATAATTGGTTATTTAGTTTTTTTAAACGCATTTCTAAAGCGTTAGCAAGAGAAAACAATGTATCTGCTTCGCTCTGCATTGTCAACAATTCTTTTTGAGTATATACGCCTTCTGCTCCGCCTTCACAAATTAGCTCCGCTAATCCATCAGCTTCGTCTAATGTATCCTCCATTTTTTGACGAACGTAATCTTTATCATTTAGTTTAACTATCATATCTGTTCATTTGTTGGATTTCTATATCAGAAGTTTCTGAGTGTAAGATATTAGAATTATCATAATGACCATTGTTATAAAAGTTGTCAACTATTAATTGCTCGACATCTGTATCATTATCTTGTTTTGGAATAGAAACAATCGATTGATAAGTTACTGTTTCTGTTACAGTTATTTTATAATCTGGCATAATATCGATTAATTTTCTATGTTTGTAACAATACTCGAAAGAATTGGTCTAGGATGAACATTTGATTCATCAGCGTCAATGACATAAGGCTTTTCGCAATCAAGTTCCTCAAACCACTCTGAATCAAAGGGTTCAAAAGCGCGTGTCTCGACTTTTTTAACCGCTTCTTCATCGCTTCTTGCGTAAACAGTAAACCTTTTAACTCCTTTTACTGGCATATCTACATCGAACGCGATTGGTTTGTCGTATATTTTATTTTCCATTAAGCAACTTCTTTAAAATTTTCCGCAGTTACGGCATTTTTAGGTAACTTGTATGAGCGACCATCTTCTACCTTTTCAGCAATAAAAGGAAATTTAGAAGAGCGAGGCGAATATCCATTAAGAATGTATGCAGTTCCGAAATAAGTAAACTCTTTATTTAGCATATCTTTAGATAATCCAAGCAATTCTGCATAATTAAGAAAATCTTGACCCTCTTTGGTAACAAAATCTCCATCTTTAGAAGTTGCGATTTCTAATTTGATTGTGGCATTAAATTCTGAGAATGTAGCGTTACCTGCATCAAATTTAATTCCATATTTCTCAGCTAATGGCTCCAATGCTGTATTGATTTCTGATCGAAGGGAGCGTAATACTTGTTTGTCTATTTGTTTAATCATTTGTGTTTAATCATTTGTGTTTTATATTTATAACTGTTTTTACATTTATATTAGTGTTTTTATAGATGTCAACATCTTTTTTAAAAAAAATGGCACCCCTACACGGATTCGAACCGTGGTTGACGCGATGAAAACGCGGTGTCCTAACCAGACTAGACGATAGGGGCTAAATGTGGTACATCCTCTGGGACTTGAACCCAGAACCAATTGATTAAAAGTCAACTGCTCTACCGATTGAGCTAAGGATGCAAAAAAAATAATTTATATTGTTAACCTTTGGTAACTGTCGTAGTATTCATTAAATAAATCTTGCGCTCTATCTGTATAATGTTCTGTACCATCTGTTTCAGTCCATCTTGAATCGCCAAATCTTTCTGCGACTTTAGCATCTGCATATTCAATGGCATCTTCAATTTTTTTGGCTTCAGCCCTTATTTTATCGATAGGTGTTTTTGTTTCTTCATTCATAAGTGCATTTTGACTTTATTCCAATAGATGTCAAGGTTTTTCTGCTTCTGATCGTTTTTAGGATTATCCACTCGTCTCCAAGCACCACCACCACCATTCCATATAAAAGCTAAGTGTTTGGCGTTGGGTTTATCAATACCTTTTATATAGTGATTAAAGATCGTAAATGCAATAATATAAGCCATAGAACGATTGTAAGCAATATTATGAGACAAATCTTCTCCAGTAATTCGATTGTAGTCAGCAATCATAATTGGTCGTATTTGCAGGCAACCAATAGCATTTTCTTTTGTATTTATAGCGTAAGGGTCACGATTAGATTCAACTTCTTCTATAGCGTAAATAACATCTGTAATTGTCGCGCCCTGCAACGAGCCTGCAACGATGGTAAAAATTATAAATATTATTACTACCGCAAAGGCATAAATAGGTCTAGTTAGCTTATTCATACTGTAACGATTGATTGTGATGTTTCGATGATTTTCTCTATTGAGTAATCATACCAATGAGGCTTATTTGCCTTCCAGTTTGCCAAGTGTGCCTTGTCGATCTTATAATATAATCTATATTTAGTTACTGGATGAAGATCTTCAAAATTGTCTATCTTGCGACATTCTGAGTCTTCTGATATAGCAACTGCAAAATCTTCTATATTTCCATCTGGAATATAATCAATCAAAGAAAAGAGTCTAGTAATAACTCCTTCACAAAAATGAGTCTTATTATAACGTCTAGTATATTCTTTGGCTAACGAAATCCCGTGATGGCACAACCATTCAAAATTTCCCTTAGTATTTCCTGCCCAAATAGAGCTAGGATGATGATGGTAACCACCTTTTACTGGTGTACCTTTCTTACTTAACGGCAATAACTCTGTTGGAGTATCGTGTCTTATAACAGCACAAGATAAACATTGCATGATTTCTGTAACCATTTTGACGCAATGCTTGTCGTTGTGCCATTTTGCGGCGACTTCGTGATTGGTTGATAAAGCGAAGATATTCATTTGGCTATGTTGTTCTTTTTGTTTGTTACTGTCAAGAGTTATTTTTACTTTTTCCAAGAATTGAGTTTAAGTGCCTCTTCGATATCATACTCTGCACGTTCTATGGCGGTATCTATAGAAGTATCATCTATTTCTTCAAGATATAACTCGTAAATATCTTCTGCTTCGCGACATTTAATTTTATCATCTGCAATGAGTTTTTTTAATTTATTAAATATATATTCTTCATTCATAATTTTTGTATATTGATAATATGTTTATAAAAGTCAAGAAAAATATTTATTACCAATGCCTTATTACGCCAGATATAATAAATAAGTTAGTAATTAAATAAGTTAAAAATATAATAGTTCTTACGATTGCGACAACATCTGCTTCTCCATTTTTTGAGAAAGCCTTTTCCCCAATAGACTTAGCCCATACTCTCCAAATTTTATTTAACATTTTTTAAAATATGGCAGATTACATCAACAGTCCAACTATTACCCATTAAATTATGAGCAGAGGCTACAGTTACTGAATTAGTATAATTTTCTGGGATCGTCTGCAACCTCTCGACCTCATTTCTATTAAGAGGTCTTATGTCGTAATTGCCATCTGGCAAAGAACATTTAAAAGTAAATAACTCATTTGGGTCTTTGCCTTTCGGAAAGGTCATAGAGATAAGATTATTTTTTACTTCATATTTACCATACTTATTTGGGCAAAAGACAATATTGGTTTGTTTTTTCTTAAAATAGTCTCTTGCATTTCCACGACAAAGCTTAACGCAATACGCCTTTTCTTTTTCAGCCAATCCATCATCAAGAATATCTTGAAACTGAATTCTCTGATCCTTTACTGGATTAATTTTTAAATTTGTCCAGTAGACTCGCCCACGCTTCTGAGCAGTTAATAGCGAAGAATTGATTTTAATTCCCTCACAACCAAACAATTCATTTAAATCATTTAACTTTTCTTTTCCCATCTCTACATTTTCAAATAAGAAAATTAAATTAGGATTTTGCTTTTTTAGGTGACGGAAAATATCTGCGAGGACATAAGCAAGTTTCCCACGCTCATCTTGAAATCCGCCTTGTAATCCTGCTTTAGACCAAGATTGGCAAGGAAAACCCGCACAAATTATATCAATCTTAGGCAACTTCCAATCTTTCCATTTTGTCACATCACCTAATTGTATTGTGTCTGGATAATTATCTTGTGTTACTTTAATTGCTTTTTCGCAAATTTCACTAGCGAAATAATTATCGTATTTAACGCCAAGTTTGTTAAGCGCAATTTGAGCACAGGAGATTCCATCGAAGAGAGATAAGATTTTCATGTCCACCACTTTGTTGATAATTTATTAAAAGTCAAGTCTTTTTATGAGGCATTTTCTAACCCCATTGATTTGCCATTGCTTCTGCAATACCTTTATCGGTTTGAGAACGAGTCTTCCAACGATCTTTAGATGGAGGAGTTTTGTCTGCACCGTCTTGAGTTTGATTAGACCATCTAGGCTTGGGCTTTTTATCGCATTTATTACAAGTAGAATCTTTTTCCATCCATTTTCCACAACAAGCCCATCTTGTTGGCTCCACATATTCGGATGGTTCTAAAATAGGTAGATTTTTCAACCATAGCCCAGTTTTTTTACTTCTATCTTTTCCAAACTGATACGGCTGTATATATTGACTTGCCTTTTTAATGCGTGTTGAAATGACGCTAACTGGATTTTCAATTACTATTTTTGCAATTGGAGCATCCATAAGCTTTCGAACAAAATCAAGAGCATCTTCAGTCAACTGAGGATCACGCAAACCACGAGCAGTCCAATGCATACCACTAACCGAAAGATAAGTGCAAGGTGGATGAGCAATCATCATATCCCAATTTTGATCTAAAATATTTAGAACATCATCGCAAATATGATATTTGTGACCTGTATCGATAACATCACAAGAGTAAGCTTCGTGACCCCTTGCTCGAAAGGCATCACGAATAACTCCAGAGGATTCGCAAGCAATTAGTATTTTCATATTTGCGATAATTCATATGAATTAGAGAAAGTCAATACTTATTTTTAATAATAGTAATATTCTTTATTACCGCACTTAAAACTAAGCAAAGTATCTAAATTGATCATCCTATATGCCCTTTTGTGAACATCAAAAACGACAATCATATTGTCTCGGTTTTTAGCAGGACTTTCTCCGCCCTTGAGATATTTTTTTACTCCAGTACGAGCAAGCATGTGACGCTTACTTCCATCTTTTTTAATAAAATTAACAGTAAAAAACTTACCCTTTGTCTCTTGAATTATTTCTTTAAGTTTCATGGTTCTATTTTGCTAATTGCTCCACTTCTTGTTCGACTTCTGACTGGCTTGTTGAATTATTACTATCGATAATGTCATTTATTAACTCATCGGTAGAATATTGCTCTACATATGCATCAATAAGAGCTTTTGAAAATACTGGCTCCACTTGTTGCTCCAAATCATCCCATATGTATGAGTGCCAATAAGTTCCGTATGCAGGAACTTGGTAACTTGGTATTTTATAGAATCTAAGAAATTGAGATCTATAATTTGCCAATCCATTATTAAATAAGTCGTAAGCATAATTTTCAGCTTTACGAAGCCTTTCGAGCTTTGGATTTTTCTTTTTGTCCTCAACCTCGCCTACCGCAGGTATTTTATTCCGAACCTTAGCATATACTTTTTGTAGTTTTTTGTGTACGCCCCAAGATGAGACTACTTTTGTTTTACTGTCTTCCATGTTTTTATTTGTGTTATTATTTGTGTTATTATTTGTGATGTTATTTGTGATGTTATTTGTGCCATAATGATTGAAAAAATTGTAAAGTCAAGCTTTTTTTAAATTTCTCCAAATAATATTAGAAGAAAGAATGTAACGATTAGTATTTCTAGCATTTTGTATTTTTTATTCTGTGGTTTATTTTAGTGTTGATTTGTTCAATATATTTTTCAATTTTTTCTTTATTTCGCTCCCAACTACTTCTATAGAAGTAAAATTCAAACGATTTTTTAATAGATTCAATTGATTCTTGCTCTTTGGGATGAAAGATGTCAATATTTTCAATATAAAATGTATATATATTGTCAAATTTTCTTCTTACTTTCCAACGCCAAATTATATTTTTTATTATTTTCATATATTTGGGAAAACTTTTCCTCTAGCTCTTCGCCCATTTGATTAGAAACGTATCTTTTAAGCATATCTACGTATCTTTTCTGCCAAGCTTTGCCATGAGGGTTTTTCCTTATATGTTTGCAAGAATGCATTAGTTCGTGACAAACAGTGCTTTCTGTAAAGTGTTGATTCTCAAGTAAATATATTTCCTTATAACATCCATAAGAAGCGTCAAAAAAATTCGGGCCGATGATGTACATTCTGTATCCACTTCCATATTGTCTTACAAACCAATCATCGTAAACAATGTGGAGAAAAAACTTTTTAATTTGTGTCTCAGTAAATATTGTTTCATTCTCAAAAACTTCATTTTCCGCTTTATAAACTTGATCATCGATTTCCACTCATATTATTACATTTTACATGCAATTTAGAGAATACCTTTAATGATTAAATTTATTTTCAAAAACTGTCAAGCTTTTTAACATTTTTGAAAAAAACTCTGCGTTTTCTTTGCTCCTGAAATAAAAATTAGCTTCATTTAGAGTCCCTGTTATTTGTTGGCAACAACACTCTTCGGCTACCATTTTAATTTGAGGGAACATAAGCTTTGGTATAGACTTTAGCTTTTTAACCGTCATAGTAATTATTACACCAATTATGGGTTTTAGGGATCAATATCCGTATTTATAATAGACATTATCAAAAGTAATGGGGCGATCAACCCTAACCAGTTCACTATCTGGTATTTCTATATTTACCGCACCTTTTTTGTTAATTTTATTCCAATATTTATTATTAAAAGATGGAATTAAAATATCGTTTGGCGACAATTCGATTTTTCTTTTTGCTCTTTGTTTTTTATCTTCGTTGCAGGTTGGCACTCCATACCAACTATATTTAGAAGTTTTTTTAACTTGGAAAAAGGATTTTAGAATTCTTTTGCGATCAATCATATTTTATTTTTAAATATTTTTTGTTAAGATTTATTTATTAGTCTACCAGTTATATATAAATATTTGCCCCTGTCAAGGGCTTTTTTATTTATTTGGGTCAGAATATCTTTTACTTATCAGTACTTTCTTTGAAATCTAAGTTCAAAATACGAATTTTGTCAGCGAAAACAGTATTGGTCTTTCTGGTACCTCTAAAAACAACAATATCTTTTTTCTCTGGTAGTCTGCCGTAAAGACTCTTTAAATCATCTACATTGCTGAGAAACTCTGTTGTTCTAGTCGCTCTATCAAATCGATTAAAGTTAAAGGTCTGCACCCTAGTTTGACCATATTCGTCGCCTACTACGAGGACTAGCTTCTTATTCCCTTTTTGAGTTTTACCAACTCTTGCTTCTTGTACTACTCCGCAAGAAGTTACAATAGAATCTTCTACTGTATCATCCAAGTCCCCAAGATGAATAATCCCCTTATACTCTGATTCTAATATTTCAAAAAGCTTTTTGCTATATGCAAAACCAAGAATATCTTGCTCATAATAATAATTATAAAAGTCTGCATATTTAGCATAGCTAATGCACTCTAACTTATGAGGCAAATATTTCTCGTAAAAGGTGTCCCAAGAAGATTTTTCTCCTGATTTAGTTTTACGTTTTTTGGTTGAGATGATTTCTTTACCATCGCTAAGAAGCTTTCCATTTTTAATGTCAAGCAAAATATTTAATAGATCATAGTTATATTTTTCGCCAAATTTAAATATTTTGGTTTTTTGGACATCTGTTAAGGTGTTCCAACTTGCGGCCTCAAGAGTAAGGAGCCCTCTATTGTCTCCAAAGGAACTTAAGCACCCTGCCTTAATAAGGTTAGATAAAATCCTAATATTAATCCCAGACTTATTTGCCGCTTCAAATAGTTGGAATTTATTTGTCTGAACCGAGTTGAACTCTTTAAGCTTTATAAGAGTTTTTTCTGAAACGGATTTTATTGATTTAATCCCGTAGCGAATTATGTTGCCTTCAACAGAAAAATCTTCCTCAGATTTAACAAGGTCTGGTGGTCTGAGTTCAATACCAAAATATGGAAGCTCTTTACATATTTTCATAATACGAGCCTCACTATCTTGGAAGGAGCGAGCGAGCATAAGACAGTTTTTAAAAAAGATTGCTGGGTATTTAATCTTTAAGTAAGCGCAGAGACAGCTAATATATCCATATGAGTATGAGTGGCTCGCATTAAACTGATATTTGGCAGAGGCTTGAACGGTTTCCCAAAAGATCTGGGTTGCATCTTCTGGTATTCCTTGTTCTATTCCTGCCTTTTTAATTTTTTCTTCCCATTCCTTAACCTTTTCGAGTTGCTTTTTGCCAATAATTTTTCTTAAAATATCAGCTTCTACAAGCGAAAATTTATAAACCTCGTGAGCAATTTTCATTGTTTGCTCTTGATACAGAATAACACCAGAGGTGTTCTCTAGAATTTTATCAATAGGTGGATAAATGGATTTTATTTGACCAGTTTTTCTAGATTCTAAAAAGTCTTCCAAAAATGCCAACGCTCCAGGTCTGGCAATGGCGGAGATAGCAGAAATGTCTGAAATATTTTTTGGCTGAACCTGTTTGGTTACTTTGCAAGCCGTATCGCCATCTAACTGAAAAACTCCGTAACTATAATCAAACTTGTCAAATAGCTTGTATAGCTCTGGATTATTCACGTCAAAACTATTTAAATCATATCCTGCTTCTTTTGCTGTTTCGTATATGATTGTACAAGTCTTTAGACCCAAAGCATCAAGTTTAATTTCCTGTTCGGCAACATCATCCTTCGTATAAGATGATGTTATCGTTCCCTCTCTATCTTCAAGTGGTAAAGAATTAAAAATTTCATCATATGACACAATGATTCCTGCGGCATGAAGACCAAAGTTTTTGGGTAAATCAGAAAGTTTTAAGCATATATCGTATATTTTAGGATTTTGATCTACCCAGTCCTTAAACTGGTCATTCTTATTTAGAGTGTCTTCAAGAGAATCAAGCTTGCCCGCATCGCTTTCAATCATATTAGAAATACGATTGGCTTGAGTTTCATCGTAGGCACCATATTTCTTACAGACCTCCTTAAGAACTAATTTTGTTGAAAGTGTATTTAGCGTAGAGATGTGTCCAGTCTTATTAGGGTATTTAGTCTTTAAATATTCATGAACTACTCGACCACGATTAAGGTAACAAACATCAAAATCAATATCTGGAACAGTGCTACCATCTGAATATTGCTCACCGCCAATAATTTTTGATTGTGCACGAGACTCATTGATAAAACGCTCAAAGATAAGATCATATTTAATTGGATCAACCGCAGTTAAACCTATTAAATAAGATACAAGACTTCCTGCAACAGAACCACGACCCCAACCTCTAGCGATTTTATTTTCATCGCACCATTGAATCAGATCCCATACCATAAGAATGTATCGAGTGAAACCAAGTTTTTTAAGAGTTTCTAGCTCAAATTTTACACGCTCTATGTAAATGTCTTTATTTGGTAATGAGTCAATATCTAGCTTTTTATATCCATGTAGACAAAGCTGTCTAAGAATTTCGTGTTCATCTTTTGATAGATCTAAACCAAATTTACTAGCATATGAACCACCTATATTTACCTGCGGAATTCTAACTCCAAGGATATTATAAGTATCGGAGTAATTTTTAAATTGACTTAAAAACTCTTTATCTTCAACCATCTATTAGTGCAAATTTATTTGAGCAGAAGCCTTCAAGATTTGGACACTCAATGCTACTTTTATTCTGAATACATCTATAAGTCAAGTATGCATCAATATCTTTTTCACTCTTATATCTTACACTATGACTTTTGATATAGTCATAGCCATTTTCTTTACAATATTGTTTTATTTTTATAGCCATTATTCTGTCTAAAGGCAATTCGTGATATTCAACACAAAATATAGGATTATATTCTTGGAATTTCACCAAACAGTTTCCAAAAGAGAATATATTTTTGTGTAAAAAATTATCATAAAACGGAATCATCATCAACATATCATCGCCCCAAAATTCTTTGATGCGATCAAAATCTGTTCTTGGTAAGCCTTTATAATTACCCCTTGTTGCGGCATCACTATACAGCTTCATTAAAATGTTTTTATATGCCTCACCAGTCTTGGCAATAAATACCATTTTATGCTCAGTAGAAATTGATTCTAGCTCTTTGTCATCTGAGTTATCACAGACAGTCAAAGACAACCCATAAACAAGTTGTAGCCCTAATTCTGTAGCGTTACTAAGTGCTTGGGGGAAAGAAGATGGATTTTTCTCAATTAAAAATACTTGGTCTATATTATTTTCTTTTGCAATCTGAAAAATAGAATCGCTACCGCCCTCCTTTGACTTTTTATCAATGGTAAGAATTGAGTTAAGGGAGTTAGCACTAGAAAATAAATAAACCATTTATTTCTCTTCAATAAGCTGAGGATTGCAAGGTACAATTTCAAAACGACCCTCACACTGAACCTTGATTCCTTCTTCTGTCAAATTCTTTTTTGTTGCCTTTGTTAATAAGTCGTTAAGTGTAAAAACTTTGCCCTGCTTTTTAGATCTACGACTTTCATTATGTTTTGTTGCGGCAATTACCATATGATCTTGCAAAGTCGCAGTATCAGATTCTACTGGTAATTTAATAGGGATTATTACTCTGTCTTGGATAGGAATTTTATCATAACCTTCGCCATCGGGGAATAGACCAACAATCTTATACTCTACCTTGTCAGTCTCTTCTTGCTCTTGTTCTTCCTCAAGCATAGCTTTAAGGTCGTTTATCACAGCCTGTCGCTTGTCTGACTCAAGCTGATTTTTGTCGCATACAAATTCTACGTCTTCTAATTTAAATGATTTCTTTGCCATAATTATGTTTTTATATTTTGTTTTTTGTTTTAAGTCCTACAAATAATAGTAGCATCGCTACACCATATTGTCAAGTAGTTTGTTTTAAATGTATAGATGTTTAGTGGTTATTTCCATTTTCCTAATCAACTGTTTAAAAACTTCCCAAGTTTTATGCACATCATAAAGTCCTCCGTGAGCTTGTCCATCGTCAAATTCAATGTCGAGTTCTTCGCACATCTTTTTTAAAGTGCAACTTGGTAACTTACGAGAAGCTCTTGTTCTACTATCACTAAAATAATTAGCCAATTTAAATTGCCAAGAGAAAAAATTCTCCCAATCCTCTGGAGGCTCCATCTCCATTCGATAAGCCCTAGACAATGCTAGAATATCAATAGAACGAGGTAAGAAAGTCCAATCGATATCTTTGCCAAGTTTCTTTCTCCATAACTGATGCAAATACATATCAAAATTCAAACCATTATAAGTGATATTAATAGTCTTAGGATCATAAAGCTCATTCTCAAAATCACTAAGAACTAAATCGGCATTTTCTGCAGATTTCTTGTAATTTTCATAATTGAAACGAGTAATTCTAGAAGCATCATCAGAAATATTTAAATCTTCCCACCAAATATTTCGATTATGTTCAGAAGTAATTTTGCCACCCTCTACAGTTATGTAGCCTACTTCCCAAGGCTTATTGTTACCAACAAGGCATAGTGACTCAGTCTCATAATCATAGCATAAAAACTTATAATTATTTAAATTATACCTGAGTAAATTTTGCCCCGTGTCTGCTTTTATCATATAGCCTTATATAAAACTAATCAAAGGTATCTTCTTTGTCAATTTCTATATCTAGAATCTGCTTTTCTGCTTGCTCATGCTCTATTTTTAAATCTTCAAGTTCACAGCTAAGCTCTTCGGCTTCGTACTCTAACTCACGAATTTGCTCATCAGCTACCTCCCTCATTTTGACATTTGTTTCTCTAACAGACTCAAAAATATGTTCTATATCGTTATACAGCATGTCTCTAACAGATTCAACGATCTTATTTTTATCTTTTCCCTTTTCGGCTGAATAAAATTCAGGATTTACGTCATTAACTAGATCATCTAAATATTTTTCAATGATATCTTTGCACTCGGCAATCCCCTGATCAATTGTTGGGCATGTTTGATAAAAGTTTAGGCTCATTTGTTATAATACTTCTTCATTTTTTTGATTCCGCTTTCTAAATTATAGTCAGCAGACCAATTGTCAAGAGTTTTTGTTTTATCAGCACACGTATAAAATTGATACTGGTCTTTTATGGGATTATCTATATATTCTATTTCGGCACCAAGACAGTTCGCAATATCTTCGAAGCTTCTTGGAGAGCAAGAGCCCACATCAAATACCCCACACTGTTCGGTTTCAAAAGCGTGAATGTTAGCGGATACTATGTCATCCACAAATATAAAATCTCTAACAGGTTTGCCAGTAAATAACTTGATATTGTTATTTTTAAGATTCTGATATACAAGAGAAGTCATTTTAATATTTTTATTATGTTCGCCAATACCATAGACATTGAAGTAACGCAAGGCCGTGAACTGCCACTTATTAAAAGAAGGACTTCTACTAGCTTTTTCAATCCCATATTGTTCGCTTGTCCACTTGCTCCAAGCGTAAAGATTAAGAGGAATATCATCCCCAGATCCATAAAGAGACGCTGAAGAAGAAAATATCAAAGGTATATTGTTTTCATAACACTCATCAATGAGACGATTAGTAAATAAACAGTTATATTTAAAATATTCTTGGGTGTTGCTTGAAGTAGTATCTGTTTCAGCTCCAAAGTGAAAAACTGAATCGATCTCTGAAAACTTATAGGTTTTTTGGCTTTCAGCATCGACCCAAGACAAAGATTCAAAATTAGCAGATTCTTCTAATAAGCTTTTTGTGTCTGATTTATTTAAAGTAAAAATTCTATATTTGTCTTTGTTGAGATCTACAAACCTAGAACCGATAAAGCCTTCCGACCCAGTTACTAGTATCGTTTTCATGTTCTCATTTTTTTGAGTTTCTAAAACTAATTTTTCCCAAACTGAAATATCATTACGACCGCTTGGAAAAAGCCTTTTTGATTCTTCGTCTGGAGTTGAGAACTCAATAATTTCACTATCAGTAAGTCCATAGAATGTATGCCAAGATTCGCGTGGTATTTCAATGCAATCACCCTTAACCAAGTCAAAGAAAACAATCTGACCAATACCTTCTTTTCCCAGTAGACGCTTCTCCAAGGCTAATCTTACATTACCACTTTGAATTAAAAAGTGTTCACGCTTCCAATGAGAATGAAGGCTACAATGGCAACCCTTTTTTAAAACTAAAGTCTTTCCACAATAATTAATATTGTTAGTCCAGTGAATTTCGCCACCCCAATTTTTATTTACTATTTTTGGTTTTTTAATCATGTAATTTAATGTTGTATCCGTTTGCCAATCTTCCGCAAACCTCTACTTTTAACTCGCTGTCTTCGTCCTCATGTTTGAAGATTATTTTGCCTTCTTCATGTGCTTTTAAAGTTTTTTCGTGAATATAATAAATTATATTCGGTTTAGCTGTTATAGTTTTGCTCATAGGTGACTCAAAAATTTTTCTAATTGAATTATTCTTTCTTTTGCTATTGCGTTTCCTTCTTCGCAACCCTTTAATTCTGCCCAATGATAATAATGACCACCTCTATTAATCCATTCTTCTTTATGTCGAAGGTCATCGTCTATAAGAAAGCTGTTATGATCAGAACATACCCATTTGTCTTGAGTTGTCAAGACGGTTTTATATTCCATCTCTGGAAAATATTTTAAAATCCAATCCATTTTACCTGCCATACAGCCAGAATTAGGACGAGCTTTAGATAAAAATCTAGTATCCCCATATCTTTGGCATAATTCAACTAAACTTCTAGACCAAGTGTAAGGATATAGATTCATCCAAAAATCATATGACTCCATCACGACATCTAATCGATCACGATCTTCGCCCTCGTAAGTCCAAGGGGCATTCTTTTCTGGCAAATTTACTGAAGTGTCTTTGAAGTTGAATATTTGAGAAACATTCTTTGTAAAATCTGCACAAACTCCATCTAAATCAAGGTAAATTAGTTTCATTAATTATATTTGTTGTTGATATGTCGTTTATTCGATCTATGATTCGAACTTCCCCTCCCCACTCTTTGCAGTCGGGATATCCAACTACACGATCTAGAGTATAATCATTTCCCACAAAAATACTATGAGGCTCAATTGTTTTAATTATTTTTATTGGTGAGTCTTCGTCGAAAATCACTACTTCATCAACTCCTAATTTTAATAATCGGTTTTTTCTTTCATCTTCTTGACAGATTGGCTCTCTCTTATGTCTTTTTATATAATCATCAGAATTTAAACCAATAACTTGATAGTTAGAATGCTCTACCATTTTACTTATTAAATATTTGTGACCATCGTGCAGATATGAACCATCAAAACAGCCAGCACAAAAAGATATATTTAAATTTTTAATCATATTTATCAATTTCTTCTGCTTTAACGCAGACCACCCCTTTTTTACTTACTGATACTCTAGCACATTTATTAGCAAAGTCAAGACTTTTTTCTACATTCTTCGAATCTAAGTATTTTGTAATAAAGCCAGAGAAGAATGAATCCCCTGCCCCTACAAAATCAGCAACCTCAATGGGATCAACCTTAAAGGTTTTATTTTTGTTTATCCAGTCAACACCTTGTGATCCTTTTGTAACAAAAATATTAGCACTTCCTTCGTATTTTGAATCGAAATTGTCAAGCCACTCTTTATCATTTATTTTTATAAAGTCTACGAATTCACACCAATCCCCCTTTTTATCTTTGGTATCAATAAAAATCAAGCCATCATAGCCATTTCTTATATCTTCTATTAACTTGGGCGTTACGAACCCTTTTGAGTAACTGGAAATTACTATCGCTTCAAACCCAGACAGCCTTAATCCCTTTCGGGAAAGACTATACTGCAGGTCTTGCATTTTTAAGTTTTGACATGTATCATTTTCATCATATCTCATAATATGTTGATTTCCAACAATATATCGAGTTTTGGTTATTTCTTTATTTTGATGAATTGCAATAACACTTTTATTTTTTAAAGATTTTAAGTTTTCAACAACATTTCCAGCTCCCCCGGAATTTAAAATTTTATTTTCAGGAATCAATACTGGACAGCAAGCTTCTGGAGACAGCCTTTTTGAACTGCAATAAACAAATATATCTGTAATATTTTCTCCTATAACTAGAATCATAAAGTTATGATCAAATATAATTACTTAAAATCAACCCTAATTAATTTACCATGATAACTTTCTTCATTAAGATTATACCTGTCAACGTCTCTGTTATTATCTCCTTTAACTACCCACTCTTTGGGCGGAGAATTTTTTACAATTCTATGTAAAATACCATTACTCATACCATATTTATCATCACGATAAGCTACCACGTCCCCAATTTTGAGATCTTTATACTCAAACGAAGAATCTATGTAAACAATATCGCCTCCAGATAATGCTGGCTCCATACTGCCAGTGTTTGGGATTTCATAAAAAAATATATTTCTAGGAGGCTGATTTTTTGTTGCACAACCAGTTAAGAGCAAAATAAGAAATAAAACCCTCATACATAATATTACAGATTTTACGCGAAAAAGAGAATATCAAATAGATTTAAATGCGGGACACCCATCATGGTGTTCTTCTGTAATATAATATTTTCCGACTTCTTCTAAATTCTCTAAATTTTTACTAGATTTTATAATATTTCCATCGGCATCTCTTTGAGAATAATAAGTAAATTCAAATTTGTATGGGCAACAGTAATATGGCTTACCTCTTTTGTCTTTGTCCTTGTGTGTTTCTGGGTAGCAATGTCCCTCATACTGAGCATATCCGCACATAACTCTGCCTTCGAATCCGCCATCTTTAGTATATCCCAGGTCTGCCGCAAGATTTTCTGATGCCCTGTCCTCGTCGAAATTTTTCAAATGAAAATATAAGTCTGATAAGTAATGCTCAAATCCTTGTAATTCTTTTTTGGATATATTTTCAATGCGATCTATTGGGTCATCTGGAAAGCGAGCAAAAACAAAGTCTACGGTAGCATCCTTAGCTTTCAAGCCCCTAATACAATACAAAATGTAACACAAAGCCTGTATTTCCATTTCTAAATCTTTTTTAGATTTTTTGGACTGACTAGATTTGTAATCTAAAATCTTGTATACTCCATCCTTTTTGACTGGCTTATCAATCAGACCGCGAATTACGTATTCTGGCTTCTCGCTTCTAAGTGTGAATTTAACCTCAAGATTGTCATAATCTATATCCCAACCTTCGCAATAAAAGTCATTCGAAAGAACAACATATAGCATATCGCAAATCATTTCAAAATTATTATTGCCCTTATGGTCAAACTCGTCTCTTATTCCTTGTTGATACGCTTTAATTCTTAAATATCTGATGATAGCATCATCGCTTGATACGCTACCGTTATCAATAATTTTCTGAACCCTGTCTTTATATTTTTCTCTAATCAAAAGTTCACATGCATCATGGAGAACGCTCCCTCTCATATTACCAAAATTCTTGCCACTATCTAACATAAGTGTGTTTTCCATATAGTATACATATGAACACTTCAAATAACTCATTATACGACTAGGCGAAAGAGCGAATTCTTTTTTATCACTCATGATTATTTGATCAGCTTTTGGTATTTTTCCTGCAATTTTATTAACTTGTCAAAACCTCTTTTTGAACCGCAAACCCAATCTTTAAAATCGTCTTCCTTAGACTTTTCAAATGTATCAAAGAAATCTTTGACCGCATCTAAAATTGTATCTTCAATTGGAGCGTTAATAAATGTAAACTTTTTGTTTATTACCTTGCACTTTTTTTGAACCGTATGATTATTTTTAGAATTACCATCATCAATAATTAAAACGCAATCAGAAGCTTTAATTATAAGTTCGTTAGCCTTTAGTGCATTTAAATTTTTACCAATCGGGTAAGACAGCATTGGAATATTTTTTTCGCAAGAATATTTCTCTGGTAATTTATAACCAGAATTATTAGAAATAATCAATCCAATTTCTTCGACCTTTTTATTTAAAATTCCTTCAATAAAAGGGTAGTTTTTAAAAGAAGAAGAACAGAATATACCTAATTTAGTTTTATTTTTTTCCATAACGAATCATTATATAAGCTATCAAAACTGGAGCGAAAAACAAAGAACTTATCCCTCTTAAGCGACTATAAGGAACTTTTTCTAAATATAATTTAGACATCTCTTGCATATGATCATATTCTTCACCTTTCAAAGACCTCATACTTAGTTTTAATAGCAGATAGTTTCTATATCTTGTTTCGGATATACAAAAAAGAAATCCAACCAATATATAAGTTATTATTATTTTAATTAATATAATCATTTTGCTATTAAAACATTTTTCCCACTTTAATTTCTTGTTGGGTCATATTTTTATTTTTGTTTTTTAATCTTTTAAATTTTTCTCGAAACTCTAATATGGCAGAATCGTCATTCTTATCAACCCAACTTTGAATATCTTTTTTATTATCTGCTAGATCATTGCCTGTTGGGTACTTAATAGCCAAGTTTTTGATGTCGAAGTGTTGTGCTAGTTTTGCAAAGTTTTTAACAGCCGCATTTTGACCCGAAAAGTTATCATCCCTATTATAAGAGATAGTAATTTTATCTGGATTTATTCCTATGAGAAAACTCAGTAGTGTTTTAGAAATATTCAAGCCAATTGTTGGGATTACAAATTTAACCCCCTCGTCATAACAAGCAACTGAATCCGATGGCCCCTCGACAAGAATAACTTCATTAGTTTCTAAAATGCTAGAAAGTATAGGAGTAGAATCGGCAAGCTTATTAAATAAACCAAAAAGAAAATAAGAACTTTTTCCCTCGTGCTTATATTTAATTTTAGCCTCTCCACTCAAATCTCTGCCTGTAAAACCAATAATTCTTTGGTGACGATCAAAAACTGGCCATACGTAACGCTGATACAATTTACCACTGTGAGATACTCCGCCTTGAAAAAAGTCTAGAGTCTCTTTAGATACCCCTCTATCTAGCCAGTAAGTATGGTTTGGTAAAAAATGTATAAGAGAATCTTTTTTCCAAAACGTCTTTTCTTTTTCATCAGATTGTTCGAATACTGGCTGTAAATTTTCTAGGTCTTTTTTTGAAAGTGCCTTACCTCCGAGTTTTTTAATTAAAACATCTAATGAAAACCTTTCATCCTGACTCCAATCAGTAACCCAACCAGTCTTAAGATTGATAGAAGCTCCCATCGGATTTTTAGAGTTTCGATAGGACGGACAAAACTGAGCGAAACCCGAATCGTTCTCGCTGACTATTTTGATCCCATGATTTCTAAGAATTTGCTTAACGTTTGACATAAAAAATTTTAATTATGGCATCGGTCTTCTGTTGTTATCCCCACCATTAGAAGAAATCAAACTTAAGTAATCTTGAACCGCCCTACCGTCGTCCATATCTCTAAATCTAAAATTAGAGAAATCAAGATTGATCCAATTTCTCAAATACTTTCCTTCAATTCTGACTGGATTTTCAAAGTTTTGACCATCCTTACCAAGCTTTCTAAATTTTGTAGGTATTAACATGTGGGTGCCGAATTCATTTGCTGGCTGTTCTGCAAGTTCAGCCATAGATTTCTTTTTAATCAGACCAGTCCAAGTGGAAAGTTGCTGAATATAATCTGACTCTGCGATAGAACTATCATCATCTTCCCCATATCTATTTCTTTGTGCTCCAAAAAGAAAAGTACAGTTAGAGTTATCTTTAATTTCATCCTTAAGCATATCAAGCTTATAGCCCATTTCAAGTCTTGGATTTGATGCCCCCTTAAGCTCTTCTCCAGTGATTTTTAGATAATCAAAAACTACAATTCCTACGTTATCTCGACCACAAGTTTTTCTAACCCATCGACGAAAAATAGAACGAATTTCCATTGCCGAAAGACCTGGCACATAAACGTGATGAAAGTTGTCAGTAGAAGACTTGTCTTTAAGGACATTTCTAATCTTTTCTACACAATCTTTATTATTTCTCCATTTGCCACTTTCTACCAAATAAGGATCGATATCAGCTACCATCGCCGCCCATCTAAGAGTCTGTTCTTGGGCATCCATCTCAGTATCTAAATATAACACTGGTAGTTTTTTCCCATCAACAAAATTGTCTTCAATTTCATTGGCACAAAACTGTGCGAGGGAAAGTAGAACTCCAGATTTGCCGTGTGAGGGTCTTCCTGCTATGCAGTATGAGTCCTTGGGTCTAAAGCCAGAGAAAGCGGCGTTAAAGGTAGGCCAAGGGCTCTTAATGACGTATTCTCCATCGTTATTGCCAAGTTCTTCTACAATTTCATAGGCACTTTGAGCGATATTAATTGGCTCGTGTTTGTCGAGAACAATATCGTTGCCACCAGAGAAGATTTCTTCAGCTCCACTGGCAAAATCTGATAAATTGGTTCCTTCAAAGTCTTTAGAAAATTTAGCAATATCTCTAGCATTTTCTATTTTATTGCGACGAATCCTAAGCATTATCAGCTCTTGTGCCGCCTCAACACTTGACTTTACATTCAAGGGTGAAATCAAAAGATTTTCTATGAAATCACCGATGTTGCCCTCGTGAATCGTAATACCCTGAGATTTGCAACGTGAAGATATGATAGCTGAATCTAGAGTTTTGTTTTCTTCTAAAAGAAGTCTACAAACCTTAAACAACATCCTAACTCCACTATTTGTGAAGTCTTCTTCTTTTATAAAGTCGCAAATATCGATCCAGACATCAACCCCATTGTGGATTAGTCCTCCTAAAAATTTACGCTCTAAACTTTGGTCACTTGGACCGCTGATAACTTTTGGCATATGGTAATTCTACAGTAGTTTTGTTACTAGTCAAGTAAAATTAAACTACGTTATAGTAATAATTTGCTATCTCGCCATAAACTGGGTCATATAAAAAGCCCATAGCAGATCTTCTATTACCACAAAAACCCTTAATTTTATGCCATGCATCAGTAGCACAAAGAGATGGTAGAATTTTTACTGTAACCCCTTTATTTTCTAAAACTCTTGTTTGATGAAGGTGTCCCAAATGTGCTGTTCTAAATTTACATTTTGAAAAACTAGGATGCTCGGTAGCCATTAACAAAGGAAGCTCACTTTGTTTTTCTTCGTTTCCATGAGTAAATAAGATAAGATTCTCTCCAAATTCAACATACTTTCGAGACTTAGGGCTGTTATTTATACTTACTGCTTCGTTAGTTTTATACCAAGCCCTTAAAAATTCGCCAAGATAATAATCTCTTTCGAAATCATGATTTCCTTGAACAATAACAATGTCTACGTTAACTATTTTAGATAATTCATCAACAACCTCTGCAATTAAATTACAACCGATGCTGAAAGACTTTTGCCATCTAGAGTCATCATCTTGTCTAGTTCCAGCAGTAGTAGCCCCAGAAAGACCCTCTGAGTTAAAAAAGTCATTACCAACTGGAAAAAGAACCTTAGATACTTCGTCTAAATTTACTTTGCTCAAAAGGTTTTGTACTGCCGAACGAAATAAGTCAGCGGCAATACTAATATCGTAGTCTTGTCCAGATTCTTGCTCCCATCCGAGTTTAGCCAAATGAAGATCGGGTATAGAAATCTCATACATATATTTACCGCCAGCATTTCTTTTTTGAACTTTAGGGGAAATAGTTTGTAAGGATTCATTGAAATAATTTACAACCTCTTCTGCGTTTTTAACTTCACGCTTCTTTAACCAAGCTTTTACTTGATAAAGCGGAGAATGACGAAGTTCACCTACATTGTCTTTAGCGGCAACTTCCCATTTGTTGATAATATGTCTTTCGACTTCCCAATACTCTAAATCAACATTACAGATTTTTAACAAATCATCTAAAGTTCTTACATTGTCGTCTTTAGATTCAGCTGTTGCATTATTTTCGTCACTTTGATCAAACCTTGTTCCGCCACTTTTGAAGCCATTATCCTCAGATTTGAAATCCTCCTGTCCACGATTTGGAACTGGAATATATTCTTCGTCAAACTCATTATTCCAGATATTGGTGGCTCTGCTTCTCGCGGCAGTTTCTTTTAGCCCAGTCCATTCCATGATTAGTCTAACTACTTCCATTTTTCCTGCTCCATCTCGGAACATGGAAACGCATTTTTCGATTAATTTTTTTTCCATAATTAGTATTACACTTTGAGGGGGTTCTAGAGAAGCTTATCGATAGAATTCTAAAAGACTATTTCTAAAAGATTTTGCACGATTTTTTATTGCTCCCCAAGGTCTATCGCAAGATTCTGATTCAGAATCTCTTGTTTGTAGGTCTTTGAGGATATCTTCTAAATAAGCAACAAAAACTTTCATTTCGTTTAAGAGGAGATTAACCTTTTTAAGCTTTTCTTTGTTTTTCATAAGTTAATTTAACATGTTTTTTGATAAAGTCAAGAAATAATTCCAAGTTTATACAATAATTCATCATTTAATTCATCTGTTTCGTAAATTCTAAACATTTTAAAATCATTGAGTTCTGCCCATTGTTCTTTCCAGTTATCGTTACGAAGTTGTTTGAAAAATTGATATTTATTTTCGTGACACCAACTTTTTTTATTATGTTGCACACCATCGACTTCAACGCAAATTCTTTTTGTAAAATTAACAAAATCAATGCTCCTGCCTCTTTCACTTCTTCTGGCGGGAATAACGAACTCTTCGTTTACTACATGCAATTCCCAATGAGGTCTCAAAAGCTGTTTTACGTCATACTGAAATTGTCCAAAGTTTTTTTTGCCACCCCTCTTTATTTTATTGTCCCAGTCTATTGTTTGATCTCTTAAATCGCGATTAATCTTTCTCGTGGAACCTATGATTTTAAATAACATAATAAATTAAATTATTAACTCAATATTTTACTCAATATATCTTCATCGTTGCCCTTCAAATCTTGTTCGTCAATCTCAATATATTTAAAATTATTTATATGGCACCAATCTATTTTCTGTAAGTCTCTTTTTTGAGCTTCAAGATAATTCAATCTAGATCCGTGTAGAAAATCATTGTATTGCTGATGTTGTAAAGGCGACACTTCGATAACAATTTTATCCGAAGCATTGAATAGGTCTATTCTCAGCTTGCTATTTGGAATATAAAGTTCCTCATAACAATCTGATCCAAGCCAATAATTTTTAATAATGTCTTTTACTCTTTTTTGGGGATTTGATACTTTTCTATCCCAATCTATTTTGTACTTCTCAAAAGACTTACTGACTTGTTTTCCAAATATATTTTTAATCTTCAAGCAAGGAGCTTCTCGAATTTGTTAAACATATAATCGGTGAGCTCACTATTTTGCTCTAACCATTCACGAAGTTTGTCCATGCCTTGAATAGAGAACTCTTCTTCGCTTGTTTCGATAAATCCCTGTTCGCTTAATTCTTTAACTAAATTGCTACACATTTTAAGCCAAGCGCCTGCTTTAGTCAACATTCCCCATTGGAGCATTAAATCAGCGATTTCGTACTCTCTCCAAACAGAACCCCCCTTGCCATCTTGATCATATTTGATAGGATATTTAACAACAGTAGTTTTTTCATTGTCGGTTTTGACGACAATTACTTTAGCCCAATGACCAAGTGGATCAGTCGGATCGCCAATGATGTCTGATTTATATCTAGGCTCATATTGGAGAAAAATGTTTGGGTAATGGTCTAATGCATTGCCTCCAGTTGCATTAGATAAAGACGGATCTTGTTTTTCATACTGATTAATTTTGGGTTTAGCTCTAACCTGACCAATAACACCAAGAATATGTCCAAATTTAGTCATTGCAAGTGTTACCCTGCTAAGAAAATCAGAGGTCATTACTGCACCACCAGCAACTTTGGTTGCTTCGCTACTTCCTTTTTCTAAATCTGCCTTGCTTTTAAGACCGTTTGTAGAGTCAATAACAAAAAAATACTTCTTATTAAACGGATTGTTTTTCAACAATTTTCTGATGGTATCAAAAACCAATTCATAAACATTTGACTCTAATACAAATACAGAGCCATCAATCCAGTCTTCTGGATTATAAACAAAATTCAATCCAGAGCGTTTTTTAATCTTCTCGCTTAACCTTCCTTCGGCAAGAACCCAAAATCCTCTTCCATCTGGCATAGCTTTTAGGAATTGTTTTAAATCTTCAAGCATTTGAGAGGTTTTTCCTCCTCGTGAGACGCCAACATGTCGAACAACTCCAGGGGTAATTTTTCCAACATGCAAGTCTAAAAGCAGACTTCCTTGACTTATTTCATAATAAGTCGTGTTTTCAAAATTATAATGATCCGCCTTATTATCTTTGAGAGCTTGAGTCAACAACTCTTCTGGTGCCAAGCCCTCGGCTTTCTTTTTTGTTTTCTTTACTGCCATAATTATTTTATTTTAAAAATCCAATTAAATCTTTTTTCTTATTGTTTGTATGTATATCATCACCAATCTTGTTTTTTTCAAGCTTAACCTCTTCCTTATGAATAATAATGTCTTTATTGGATTTATCCATTTCGATTTTCTGTTCTTTACAAAACTTCAAACCATCTTCAGTGGTAAACCAGTGAAGGGAATTTAGCTTAAATGATAATGTTATGTATCTAAATAATTTTTCTCCAAAAAGAGTAGTCATTCTAATGTATGCTACCTTCTCGTTTCTAGAATCTTCTTTTGTTAAAACCCTGCTCTCTTTTAAAAACTTAGTAATACAATACTCATAACCATCTTTAAGGTGTGATAAGTCTACTTTGACCAAGTTTTTAGGTCTTTTTATCTTCAATCCATTCTCATAATCTAGCTCTGCGTCAAATTGAAACACGTCACCCTTTTTAGGTTTTAGCCTTTTAATACATTTTAGCTGTGAGAAAACGTATTTATCGGCAAGCGGTTCGTTATCTTCGGATATGTCAGAAAAGATATAGCTACCTTTTTTGCCAAACTCGCCAGACTCGAAACCTGTAGACTGAAAGATTGCTCTAATCATTAATAAGCTTATTTGTTCTTAGACCAACCGATTTCAGAAAGTTCTTTTTCAGTCCAAGAATGAATGTCAACATCTTCGGCGGTAATAATAAAATGAGTACTATCATCAATGTCAACCTTTAATCTTAGATCGTCGAAAAGTTTTCGCATAGCATTATACATTTCTTCGTTTTCTAAAACAGACTTGTCAATTTTAGCTACAATTAGAGAGTTTGATCTGTGTTTAGACAAATCAACCGCACTGTTGATCTCTATTATCGAGGTATCTTCTTTATTTTTTAATACTTTATCCTGCATATAAAATAATATACCATAAGGTATATTGACTGTCAAGGCTAAACACTTAATAATTTAAAATAATCATTATAATATTCTGTGATATTTTTTACAGAATCTATTCGCTCATCATTTTTTGTCAAATTATTAAATATTTCTTTATCGGTACACCATTCTCTACCAGTCCAAAATTCAAAACCAAGAAATGAACTCTTATATTCAGCGTGGCTTTCATAGCTTGGACCCATGTAAAGATATTTTAAATTTAAATCTTTAGCCAATGCAATTTCTCTATATGTAGAAAACCTACCCAAACCTAAAGATGGGTTCGCATAATCCCAACAAAATTGATGAGCTATTAAACTGTTGCCAACTATTTCTGTAGTAGTAAACGCTATATCTCCATATAGTATGTAGATGTCATTACCTGTATTATAAACATCATAGAAATCTTGTTCTGGTAAAACGTCGGTAAATTTTTTGTAATTTACATATTTTAAATAAATTTTATATAGCTTTGTAAAGTCAGGATTTTTTGTAACTTCTATATCTATACCGTGTTTCTCTATTCTTTTCCAGCATTTAGTCTCTTTATTTACTTTTTTATGCTTGCTTAAATTTAATCTAGCCTGACGGCTCTGATACCAAATTATTTTATTGTCTTTTAAGAAGTTAGTCTCTTGATTATACCATATGTTTGAAGGACACCAGCCTTTATCTAGAGCTTCTTGTTCTTCATCTTTTTCAACTATGGCGCTGACTAAACAGTGTAAAAAATCATGATCTGCCTGCTTGCCGCAAATGTGATCAAAATACAACTTCATTATTCTGAATCTGTGTAATGTAAGTCGGTGAACTCAGTCATAAAGGAATTATCAGTGTACTTCACCCTTTTATTTTCTACGCTATAAAAATTCTGATCTATTTGATAGCCTGGATTATCTTTTAATGGATTCTCGACCCAAGCATCATCGTGCCAAATAATTCTATTGTTAGGATAAGCATAGAAATTTCCATTCTCCATTTTAAATAAATGAGCACATTTATGTTCTGGATGTTCTGAGAAGTTCGTATCTAATATCGCTTTGTTTTCCCATCCCCAATCTATTGTGAACATATATTCGCCCCATTCTCTTTTGTTAGAAGGGGTTATAAGTATGGCTCTAAGACCTTTTAATCTACTTCTTATGCCTACGTCTACATAGGGAGAGAAACAGTCCCAATACATTGTTTCTTCAAGTGGTACAGGATCGCATTCTTTCCAACATAAAGCTGTTATCGGCCTTCTTGTCCAGTTTACACCGTTATCCAAGTAACACTCAAACAGAGGAACCCTTTTTTCCAATGAAGTGACGGAATGTACATCGCATAATGTATATTCTTTATGACCCTTTTCATGATTAAAAAGATATTCGTTTCTTATGAAACAAGTAAAAGTTGGTAAATTATGGGTCAAATAAGACATATTAACTGTTAATTAATTTAATGTCGTTATCTACCATTTTCTTTACTAATTCTTCAAAACTAACCTTTGGTTCCCATCCCAACTCTTTTTTGATTTTTTCATGGCTACCGTGTAATTTAGTAACCTCAAAGGGACGATAAAATTTTGGATTTATTGTAACTAAATCAACCTTTTTACCGTGATGTCGAACGCTCGACATAATATATCTTTCTGATTCTTTTTCGCCCTCCCAAAATCCTTTAATTCCAGCCGCTTTAAATGCTTTTTCGACAAACTCTCTAACGCTGTGACACTCACCACTAGATAAAACGTATTCTTTTGGAGAGCCATCTTGGTTCAACATCATCCAAATTCCACGAACAAAATCTTCGGCATCAGACCAGTCTCTTTCGCTATCTAAAAAGCCTATTTCTAACGGCTTAGGAACTCTTCCTTCGTCTAATTCTTTTTTTATTCTAGCTACATTAGTTGTAATCTTACGAGACACGAAACATTCGTTTCTTCGAACACCTTCATGATTGAATAAAATGCCATGAATCGCGTATAAGTCATAAGAATTTCTATAAACTCTAACTAACTGCTCTGCAGCTATTTTTGCTGCCCCATATGGTGATTTAGCAGTTCTTTTGTGGTTTTCATCTTGAGGAATATATTCTATTTCAGATAGTTGCTCGCTTGTTCCCGCTGAATAAAAGCGACATTTTGGCTGATGAAGTCTAATAGCTTCCAAGCAATATAAAACTCCGTTGGCATCTATTTCAAATGTTGATACTGGAGAATTCCAGCTTTCAGCAACAAAAGACATTGCGGCTAAGTTTATAAAATAATCTGGCTGTATAGTCTGGACTATATGACACATACAAGAGAAATCTGTAATATCTCCAGTAACTAGATGAAAATTTTTGTTATCTAGATTGTGAACGTAATTTCGATCATTTGTTGAAGCAGAATGCCTAACTAGTCCGTACACCTCATGACCAAGTTCTAAGAGATAGTCTGTCATAAGCGATCCGTCTTGACCGCTTACACCTGTAATTAAAATCTTTTTCATGCCCTATTTTAGGCATAAAGAAGTATTTTTCAACTATTGTTTTAGAAAAAATTAAGAGTCGTCTTCTAGATCGTCTTCCCAGTCTTCTTCGATCTCACACTCATCATCTTCACACTCGCACTCTTCTTCAAGACCACACGCAGACTTTTCTTCTTCTACTTCGTTTGCGATCTCTTCTTTGAGGTCATATAAAGATTGTGCTTCTTCTTCTTCTTCTTCTTCTTCTTCTGGTATTTCAACCTCTTCAATGGATTTAGATGATCCATCTATATCAAAGGGCATGTAGCCATTAACAATTAAAAACTTAACAGCCTCTTCTTGAGATGTAAATTCTGTAGTTACTGCCATTCCATCAAGGTTGAAAGTAGTTTTTTCGCCGTCACAAGAAGCTGTATAGTTAAATCTTCCGTTTTTACATTTACCTGTTTTTTCCCATTTCATAAATTATATTACAATAAAACACTCAAAATGAGAAAAATAAAGGTCTGTTTAGATATCTCTATTTATTAAATTTCCCAGTCTTCTGAGGTTTTTCTCTGTTTTTTCAAAAGAACCAGAGTATTCCTGAAGCCAACTAAATAATGTTAATGGACTTCTAGACGCTTTGAGTTTTTTAAAATAAAATTTTGTTTCTTCGTGTTCCCTTAAATACAAAGAATATGCGTCAAGTACCCTATCGTTCTCAAATTTTTTACTAGCTTCCCATTTATGCTTTTTAAGGACAGAAATAACAGATTTTTCTACTAAATCAACACTAATTTGAATATCTTTGAACAACTGAGACCTGATAAATGTAATTTCATCTTTAGTTTTTGGATTCAACTTCTCTTAACCTTTTCTCGTTTTCTTTTATGTCTTGCTCTATATCGCCTACTGTTTTTTTCAGATAACTCATGTCAGATGTAACTTGAGTTTGAAAAACCATTGCAGATTCTCTCATTTTCTGAAACTCATTGAATAGTTTTTCTTGATAATTATTGCTTTTTATCTTAATTTCAAGAAGCTCTTCCTTTATTTTTCTGTCTTCGGTAATAATTTTTGCTTGAACGCTATCAATAGCCTCCTTGACTTGTTGGTCAACATACTGAGGTGATGCCACTGTTACATGCCAATGTCCGACTATAACAGTGCCTAACCATGTTGTAACAGCTATAGTTACAATACCAAGCACCCGCCCCAAAGTAGTATGAAACATTTTTTCTACCATGACATTTATTCAAATTAGAAATAGTTTTACTATCATAATAACTATTTACATCAGATTTAAAAAATAGTGAATTAATTTATAGTAAATTTTAAAAATAATAAATTAACCCTCACAAGAAGTACAATTCATAATATTTCGGGACAACTCTTGCGAAGGATTAGAGCTTCTTTGGTAGTACAAGGTTTTAATGCCCATTTCATGAGCCAAAATCATCAAATCGCTTACTTGTTTGGGTTTCGCAGATGTTGGAACCATAACATTTAAAGATTGAGATTGATCAATAAATTTTTGACGATTAGCCGCCTGAATTATAATTTCTTTCTGAGATATCTCTCCAAAAGTTTTATACACACTTTTTTCTTCTTCACTTAAAATATCTAAATGCTGAACAGATCCCCCGTGCGTTAATATAGATTTCCAAACCTTTGCTGTATTTTTGCCCTTTTCTTCAAGAAGTTTTAACAAAAATGGGTTTTTGTATGTAAAATTTCCTTTAGCAAGTTTTTTTACAAAATAATTACTATTTAAAGGCTCTATTGACGGTGATATTTGCCCCAAGATAAAGCTTGAAGAAGTTGTGGGTGCAACTGCATTAGTATGACTGTTACGCATACCAAAACCTTTTAACCCTTCGGGTTCGCCGTATTTTTTAGCCAAATCCATAGAAGCTTTATGGCTTCTTTTTTCAATTTCTTGAAAAATTTGGATATTTTTTAATTTTGCCTCTAAACTTTCAAATGGTATATTTTTGGATTGCAAATATGAATGCCAACCCAATACACCTGAGCCAAGCATTCTATATTTTTTCGCAAAGTTAAGGGCGGTTTCCATGTATTTAAGACCTTCACTTTTTTGAATAAACTCTTCGTTTACTGCATCTAAAAAATAAATTAAAGTTTCAACCGCATCAGTTTCAAGCATTTCCTCCCAATGGAGTAGGTTTAAAGAAGACAATACACATACAAAAGAGTTTTCTTTGTCACTGACACCAGTTATTTCCGAACACAAATTAGAAGCGTTAACCTTTATATTATTATCCTTATAACACTTTGGGTTTGAATTATTTACGGTATCAGTAAAAAATAAATATGGGTATCCACTCTCAAATCTCTTTTTAATAATTTTTCCCCAGATTCTTCTCTTATTTTTATCACCACTCTTCATTGATTCCATCCAATCATCAGTTATTGTAACTCCAATACTCATATTTTGGATGGGGTTGCCATCTTCTCTAATTAAAAGAAACTCTTCGATATCTTTATGATCTACGGGTAAATAAGCCGCAAAAGAACCCCTTCTTTGACTGCCTTGACTGATTACATCGGCAGTTTTATCAAAAAGCTCCATAAATCTTACGGCCCCATCAGACTGACCACCTTCTCCATTTTGAATTAAGGATCCTCTGGGTCTTAGATCTCCAAAATAACCAGATGTTCCGCCTCCCATTTTGGACATAATGCCTACCTCTCCGACCTTATCAAAAATGTCAGCAGTTGAATCAGGAATATAGGAATTAAAACAACTAACAGGAAGCCCCTTTTCGTTTCCAAAATTAGAAACAATGGGGGAGGCTAAAGAATAAAATCCCCTGCTTAAGTAATCTTCGAACTTATCAGCAAATCCTTCTAATTCGAGTATTTTTTCTGCATGTTTTGCAATTTCTTTGTATCTCTCTTCTGCCGTTTGTCCTTCTTTTAAGTAACCTCTTTTCAAGAATGTTTTAGAATCTTCGTTTAGCCAATAATATTTCTTCATGTTTTAAGTATATTTACTTTATATTTGTTTTGTGTTTTAATTTGAATTTTTGAGAATTACTTTTTTGAACTCCCATAACTTTATTTTATAAACCTATTTTTTAAAATAAGTCGTCTTCGTCAAAGCTTTTGTTGTTTTTGGCGTATTCTACTGGTCTACTATTGAAGAAGTCTGTCATTGAATTACCTAAAACTTCTTCATCAAACCAAGTAGTTTGTGTAAGCAGTTCTTCGTCAACTTCGAATTTCTTTTTATATCCAATTTGCTCTAAAGAATCATTAATCCTTGCTTTGATAAATTCTTTTAAGAGTGGTGCAGACAGGCTCTCTTCGTTAACTCCGTTTACCATCCAGTCTACAATTTTTGATTCACATTTAAATGCTTCTTCAGCCTCATGCAATATTCTTTCTTCAAGCTCATCATCAAAAAGTTCTGGCATTTCATCGCGAATCGTATTTACCAATTTGATACCAACCTTTGAATGAATATCTTCTTCCAATACTGTATATGCAGTCATTTGTCTGGTGTCTTTGAGGTAATTTTTGCGACCAAACCAATTGATAATATAAAACTGACTGAAGAGGCTTACGTTTTCAACAAACAGTGTAAAAAGAATTAAGGCGTAAACAAACTGCTTCTTGCTATCTTTATAATATCTGTGAGTGTATTTTTTAAGATATTTTACTCTTCCCTGTATCCATTCTAGCTTCAAGTTTTCTTCAAAAACCTCTTGCATATCTAGAACATCTAAAAGTCTTTCATAGCCATCGTTGTGGATGACCTCAATGTTAGCCATAACATATCCCATATCTTGAATTGATGGGTGAGGTAGGTTGTCTCCAAGTTTAGCCCAAAAGGTTTTTACTGCTATTTCTATCTGTCCGATGGCCGATAAAGCCCTGATTATGATCTGTTTTTCTTGATCAGTTAATTTTGTCTTAAAGTCTTGAACATCTGAAGAGAAGTTGAATTCTCTGTGAGTCCAGTGTCCGTCGTGCATGACATCAATAAACTTATCAGTCCAAGGATACTGATTGGGTTTTCTGCTAATTTGTTCTTCAAAAATTGTTTTATTATTCATAGGTAAGCTAATATTACATTTTTTACTAAAGCTTAAAAAAACTATAACATAACTAATGACAAAGTCAACTTTTTAGTGTAGTTATTTCGGAGATTTTGTATCTTTTTCTATTAGGCCGTTTTCCAAGACTCTATACGCCTTACCAATGATCTTATCAGGCAAAACTATTGGGTCTTTTATATCGTTTTCTAGACCTTTTGTCTCAAAACCAATTATTTCATCTTCTAGCCTTATAATATTGGTTATTGGATGCAAAATTGTGTCTTCATCTTTTGTAAAAACAATGAAATCGCCTACAACCAGACTTTCTATATCAGTCTTTTTTACGACAACTTTTTCGCCAAAAAAGTTTCCATTACTTTCTCCAGTAGTGGTATAATAATTTGAATTATGATTATCGTTATTGCGGAGCAAAACTGCCCAGCATAATGATATTAATAATGTAAATATTAAAAGAAGTTTTAAATCGATCTTCATTCTAAATATTACACTTAGGCAAGCACTTAGAAGAAAATATTTTATATTTTGTCAACGAACCGAAGAGGTAAAAACCTTAAGACCACGCTCGCTTTCATAAAAATGCTCTTGAGGCATTAGGATTGGATAATCAACAAACTTTGCACGACCGTCTTCATCTTTACCCCTATACATAGAGTAATCAACCGATCTCTCTTCAATTTTTCCATCCACTTCTACTTCCATCATTTTTTTATTCATATATAATTTTTGGTTTTATTTCTCCTGTTTTTTTATAATAATCGTCATCAAAAATAATTCCTTTGCCGTCTTCCCATTTGTAAGAACAATGTCCAAAGTGCTTATTTTGATAATCACATTTTAATTTATTTTTATTTGTACTAGTCCAACTAAAGTGATCAATCCATGCTACAGAAGCAGGAACTAACTTGCTAGACATGGTTTGATAATTAATTTCGCCATTATTTGTCTCATAAATAACATCATTGTCGTAATAAAAGCGAGCAAGTTTGCCGTTTTTTGTTCTCGTATTGAATATCCTGGGAGGAGTAAACGGCTCCTTGAGATAACCTTCTCCTACATAATTTTTAAAAGACAGTCTGAACCAGTCTATAAATTCTGAGTTTTTTACAAAATTCGTTATATCATTCAGTTGTTGACAAGAATAAATTTCGTCTGAATCAATTAGCCAAATAAAATCGCAATCTAATAATGGCTTCAGTGCTTTCGTTCTGGCATCCGCTTCTGATATGTAAGCTGGAGAGTCTGTTAAAGAGTCTATATCCCCAGATAAAAGGCGTTTGCGAAGGATATCAGTGGTAGAGTCTACCTCAACTTCAACCCCCTTATATTCGGCAAAAGGAACAGATACAGCGCTTATTAGATGTCCACCATTTTTAGAAAATTTTACAATATTTTCCAAGCAGTCATCAACAAACTCTTCTTGATTATATGCGCAAAGCAAGAATCCTATTTTTATCATGTCTTAAACTCTAGTTGATCACTTTCTGGAAAAAATTTACTCCTAAACCTTTGCTTAGCATTATATCTTTCCATATTACAATTGTCAACTTCTTTGGCTGTTATTTTTCCATAACGAGCTTTGTTAACCGCATCAAAAGTTTTTTGATTTACTTCAACCATTTTAAGATATTCTTTAGAAGTAATCATATCTTGCCAATTATCTGTTGAGAATTGACTTGAGATATAAGAAAGACAATCCTGCCAAATATTAGATTGATTTGGGTTGTTGTTTTTTTTAACTTCCAATATTGCCAAGTAATCAAAAGCATACCCTGCGTCAACTTTTAATTTTATCATATTTTATATCCACCAATCCAAATCATAATCCTGTTCATTCGGATTGTTTGGAAAATCTAAACCTTTTATTGGAAACTTAGTTTTATCAATTCCATTAAATGAATAATTCTTTCTTAAAAGAGTTAATTCCATAGTCTCTGGGAAATCTCCATATCTTGGAGTATAATTATTCGCATGGATGTGAACAATATTATAATATTCTAGAAGTTTTTCAAAAAATACTTTTTTAATCTTGTTGTCTTTTTTTATTGCACAACTAAGCTCATCTAGTCCAGAGTTATCAGAATCTTCTTCTATTAGACTGTGGACTTCGATATTCATCTGATTAAAATGCTTGCTAATCAATTCTATATCGGAATTTATCACTTCGTATTCAGAGCCCTCTATGTCCATTTTCAAAACCATATTAGTTTCTTTGTCGTGACTATTTTCTTTTATCTGATTTTCCAGAACACCTTTATATAGGTTTTCTTTTTTAAAGAAAAAGTTTTGGTTGTTGACTGGACAGCCTTCAATTGTTCCATCATACATGTATACCTTTTTGCCCTCGTTGGCACAATGTATGTCAAAATATATAGCTGATGGATTATCGTCTATACCATAAGAATACACTATTGAAGACTCGTCAAACAATTCTTTTAAATATATATAGCCACCATCCCAATTATTTCCATACCTCTTTTTGGTAAAGTCTGTAGAATATGGAACAATAAGTTCTTTTAAAAAATCATATTTGTTGGGGAATGTACTATCAGATAAAATCATATTTTATTATATGTATAAGTTACACCAATATCAACATTAGTGTCATTGTAATATTGCCAACCATGATCTATCCATTCAAATAGATTATGATTTTTAGATAAAGGAGAAAATCTATTTAAATTTTCGTCGAACTGTCCAGACGCTAAATCAATAATTAATTTTTTATTTATGTGAGGATAACAATTGGCAATATTCATCATGCCACTATTGACTCCAATAAAAATAGAAGAAGTAGATATCTCTTCAACTGTCTGCCACATATCTAATCCACGAGCATCGTTCACTTGACAATCAACATCGTCTAGACCTCCAATTTGGACTATATCGTAATTCGAATATCTTTCTTTAATTTTGTCGATTATATTTTTAGAAAGTATTGTGCGAGAACTGATACCTTGAGAATGTAAACAAAGTTTATTTTGAAGCATATGTTTTGGGTCTTCATTAAAATAAAGTCTAGGAGACCTACAATAAATCTTTGGAAATTCTAAAACAGAATTCATTAATTCAGACCTGTTTAAAAAATCATCACAATTCCAAGATAAACTCCACAAATCTATTACGTTATCTGTCTCAATATTTCTTTCAATATATGGGTTTTCATCCCAAATCCAACAATTGGAAACGTCGATTAATTTTGTTCCATAATTTTTATAAAAATTTTCTGGAATAGCACAATACTGAACCATGTCTCCTATTCCCAAACTTGGTAATACCCTTATACCTAATTTATCTGTATACAATTTCATTTAAAACCAAATGTTTGTTCTATTGAAGTATTGTAAGGAAATATTGAAGAAATTTTATTTTCTAAAATATTTTTTAAACCAACTATAAAGTAAGTAGGATCAGAATAAAGAGGTATTCCACGTTCTTGAAACGGTAACCATCTTGCCTTGAACATCGGATGAGTTCCTCCAACTTCAGAATAATGGTCAGCGGTTTCTAATGTTGGAACACCATTTGCATAAGCCATGTATTTAAAACCAGAATCTATAGTTAGAAAGGCTTTGGCAGACATAACAGTCATGCAAGCTTCTTCTATATCAGAACAAACAATTTCAACTTTGTCTAAAACATCAGAATAACGCTCTTTTTCTTTTTCGGTGCAAATAGCAACCAACTTGTGACCTTCATCGTAAAGACGACTCACTAATTCAGTTACATATTCTTTTTTAAGATTTTTTGGCTCCCATAAATTGTGAGTTAAATGCAAACAAACATAATCTTTTTTTTCTACATCAACTTCTGTCTTAGGAAAATAATAAAATCTACTTAACCAATCAAAATCATAAGTAGTCCATTTCATCTTATCTATGTGAAGATCATAAAAATAATCAAAATCATTTTCATCAACCTCGTTCCATAAACAATATATATTAGACATGTTAGGATAAAAACGATTTAAAACATTTAGTTGATAAGACTCTCCTCTATAATTATCAAAACCAAAAGTAATATGACAATTAGTGTGATACTCTCTAATCGCAGGAACAAATCTATTAGAAAGCAAACAGTCGCCCAGTCCACCTTCGCCTCGAACTAATATTTTAGATTGTGTCATGTTAAACAGAATCTATATTTAAAAAATCTATATCTAGTTCGTGCTTAAAAACCTGTCTCTTTTCAAACTTTTCAATATCTACTATTACGTCTGACTCTCCTTCTCCATAGCTGTCCCACTTTTCTTTCCAAAATTCTTTATTTAATTTTGTTCGACGAGATAAAGATAAATATCCTAGGTGCCAAACAAACGGCATTCTTTTTTTACAGTATTCTAGATCAGTCCAACTTCCAGTAGATTTAACAATATCTGCAGAAGGAACAAGATTACCATTCTCATCTATTGCTTCTGTTGAATCTGACTTTGTTCTATCAAACCCTTCTTTTGTTTTGGCAAAATTAACAATACCTCTTTGAACGCCTTCCCTTAAACACATATACCATTTTTTACTGATGTCAGCATAAGTATAATAACTGCCATACAGGTTAACCGATGGAATCACAAGAGCTTTGACTTGTTCTCTTGATTTTAAAAGTGTTTCAGCCGTAGACTTCCATACATCGGTTTGACCGCCCATTCTTTCGTCAAGATCGACTTGAACAACAATGTCGTGGCTTGATCCTTGGTGTGCCGCATTTTTAATTCTTCCATCCCACCCAACGACGTCAGTAGAATCATCAAGCTCGACAATTTTAACTTCAATTTTAGACTGATTTTTGATTTGATTAAGTAATTCACTCGTATTGTCTTCACTTGGAATAGTAGCAATAACTATTTCATCAACATAATGAGACCAATTTTGAATAGCATCTTCAATGTCAAAGTCATTCTTAACAATGTTGAATGCAGATGTAGCTAGTGATATTTTAGTCATAAATTAATCTAGAAAGCTTTTTATTTTTTTTAGAATATGCTCCCCAATGTCTTCTTCAGTTGGGTTTTCTATACCGTTTTCAATTAGTTTATCTTTAAAATTTTCAGTATATTCAAACGTGTATGAAATATCTCCATTTTTATGTTTTGTAACTGGAGTTAATCTAACAGAAACATCATCATTGTTTTTTTTAATATCTATGATTTCGTCTAAACTTTGTAGATCATTCATAAAATAATCCATAAAAATATCTTCGTTTCCATCATATAACTCTAAGGCTTCGCTATAAAATTGATTTATCATGGATTGATAAAAATCTTTATGAGATTTAAGTCTGTTAATTTTTTCTATATCTATCTTATTCATAAATTTGCTTATTGTGTTCTTTTCAAAAATTCTTCAAATTGATTCTTTATTTTAGTTTTCAAAGTTCTTAAAGCTTTGCTTGAAACCTCGTGATAGTCTTCTACCTCTAAGGTTCCATATACTTCTTGGTATTCTCTTGAATACTTTTGTGGGTTTTTATTTACATCTAACGAAACCTCAATAATTTTTTGAACTGTATTCTTCTGATGCTCAACCCAGAAATCAAAGGCATCGTCAAACTCTTTTATTGGGTCTTTTGAGTTTTTCATTGACGAGAAGAATGCGATAATTCCAGAATCTGCAGAAAACTGGTCGTAGAATTCATCTTCAAATAATAAGTAACTATTTCTTTTCATTATTTGTGATAATAACTCGTTTTAAAATATAAGTCAAGCATTAAATTCAAACTAATTTTAATATTCTGAGGAACGAAGAATATTAGTATTATATGTAATATAATACTTTCTATATCTATATTATATGGTTTAATATTATTAAATACTTGTTTACTACACATTAAACCCCCTATCATCCTACATTAAACCCCTTTTTAAAGTCTTTCACACAACTTATAATTTGTATAACTCTTATTTTGTCATTCATAGAGTGTTGACTATCAATGGTTTTTATTTGTTTCTTATTTCTTAAATCTGAAAGCATTTTTGCTATGGAACCCTTGCTAGTTGACATAATAGTTGCAAGATATGAATTTGTAGCAAAACATCCTCCATATTTACGAGCTTCCGATGTTTGAGAAAGTGCATAAATAACTCCCATTAATTTTTGTTCCGTATTAGTCAGGCTTATATTTAGACATACAGCCCTAGGTATCCATATCCCCTTAAAAGAATCGCTTAAGGGTTTCCTTGGAATATTTTTAATATTTTTCTTCATATTTCTTTTTCATATCTTCTATTACTTGAGATTGTTGTATAATTTTTTTCTTAGAAGATAAGTGTTCTGATATTTTTTTTATTTCATCTGAACTTAAGTCATCTCCCCACATAATTGCAGATGTAATATTGTCTAAATCCAATATGTTAAAGTGAATAATTACTTGTCCTTTTATTTTCATATCAAACAATATATAGTAAGAGGGGTTTAATGTCAAGTAAACGTTTTAAATACTTGACATAATTAAAAATATAGTTTATATATTGTAAATATGATTATTAAAGATTCAAACCCTAAAGATGCCGTTGGATGTAAAAAGGTTCCTATGTCAACAGTTTCAGCACCAGTATTAATGGAAATGGGACTCGCCATGTTAGAGGGAGATAGAAAATACGGAAGACACAATTATAGAGTAATTGGAGTTAAGGCTTCGATTTATTACGATGCCGCGATGAGGCATTTGATGGCTTGGTGGGAAGGAGAGGATATTGATCCAGACAGCGGACTGTCTCACATTACAAAAGCTTTATCTTGTCTTGCAGTTATGAGAGATTCGATGATAAATGAAAAATTTACAGATGATAGACCACCCAAAGTAAAAGATGGATGGATTCAAGAGTTAAACAAAAAAACCGCCGAAGTAATTGAAAGATACCCAAACGGAAAAGATCCTCATACTCATCTTGACGAGTTAAAAAAATAGTTGAATTATTTATAATTCAATAGATACTAGTGCATGATTCCAGAGATCTCTAAGCTTTCAGATACAGAATTGACTTCTAATATTAAGGAAAATATTGAAGTTTCTGGCTGTCTAGAAGAACTTCAAAATAGGCATTCTGGTATATTTCATCAAAAAGCAAGAAAATTTCATAACATAATGGAAGTTAGAGATTTAGAACAAAATCCTATGACCTTTTTTTATGAAGTAGCAAAAGAATATAAAGCCGAAAAGGGTCAATTTAATACTTGGTTGGGTAATAAAACCTTTTGGACTTGTCACAACTACATGTCTCGCAGTAAAAAAACGTCAGAAATAAATGATTGGGATGGAAATGAGGATTATAATTCTGATATGGAAGAGATTTATAAATACGTTAAAGACAATATTTCTGATAAAGAGGATAGATTTATATTAATCAAAAGATTAGAGGGTCATACTTTAAAAGAAATCGAAGACCTATTTGATGGTAAATATAGCTATGAATGGGTTAGACAAAAATATAATCGCCAAATCAATAGATTTAAGAAAATTTTAACAAAAGAAATGTGTTAACAAGAAAACATTAATTAAAACATTAAAAATATGACTCAATTCAACTTACAAGTTCCAATTAATCCTACAAGCCTCGGACAGGTTTCAACAAATATGCTCTATGAGTTCTTTTTGAAAAAGTTAGAGCCAAATATTTTTTTAATTGGTAATCCAGACATATCTTCTTTTGACGGGCTTCTTCCTGAAGATTTCACAAAATGGCTTCATCACTGTTGTGGCAAAGCTCAATCAGAATTTAAATCAAGCGATCCAAGTTTAAAACTTTGGCATATAAATGGTAGTTTTGAATCAGTAGGAAAAAACAATTTTCTATACTTTTTTCACGAAGTTGATCAAATGACAAAAACCGAAAAAAATATTTTAAACAACTTTGAAAAGGTTTTTTCTCCCTGTAGTTTTACTGAAAACGTTGGAAAAGAATACGGTGTAAAAAATATCTCTACCATTCCGCTTGGATACAATTCTCTTGCATTTAAACCTGTAGAAGTAGAACCTTACCAAGACAATCCTACCGTTATTGCATTAGCTGGTAAATTTGAGCACCGTAAGCGGACAGCTAAGATGATCAAATTATTGTCGGAAAATTGGGGAAATAATTCTAAGTTCAAAATACATCTACATGTCTTTAATCCTTTTTACGATCAACAAAATCCTGAGAGATGTAATGCAATAAATCTTCAGGTAATTCAAGAGGCTTGTGGTGGTAAGCTCCCAGATAATTTTGTTTTAATGGGACATTTTCCACAATTAATCGAATTAAACAAATGCTATAATATAGCAGACGTTGTGGTTGATGGCTCTGGTGGCGAAAGTTGGTCTCTGCCATCTTTTCATATGGCTGGAATCGGCAAAAAGGCAGTAGTTCACCACAATTCTGGTATAAAAGAATGGGCTAATGAAGATAATTGTTGGATTGTAAATTCTAGTGGTAAAATTTCTGCAGACGACGGAATGTTTTTTAACAGTCAGGCACCCTTTAATGCTGGAAATATTTATGACTTTGAAGAAGAAGATATGGTAAAACAAATAAAAAATGCATTAAAGTCAAAAAATAAAAAAAATAACTTGACAAATGAGTTTTCTTATGAGAAGATGGCTGATAAAATACTAGAAAATATTTTATAAGTATAGTAATAAAATTAAAAATATAAAAAAATATGAAAAATACAGCAATAAAAGGAATCAAAACAAAAAGCAAAGGTCGTTTCAATACCGTTACTATTGGAAATAAAAGTGGCGAAGAGAAATTCGTCGGTCGGATCAAGAATGTTGGCAAGTCATATGTGACTTTCGATAAATATTCTGGAGAGCGTGGAGAAGTAAAATATCACGTAAATTCAGTTAGTAAAATTTCATAGCATGAGAGGTACAAGGGCGAAAGAGTTGAGAGAAATAGCTGGCTTTTCAGTTAGCTATGATTCTGGCACAAAAAAGCTCAAAGAATATCTATCCGCTAAGAGTCGCTACAAATTATTAAAAAAAACATATAAGAAAACATAATGGCAACTAAAAAAACAGTAACTAAAAAAACAGTTTCGAAGAATACAAAGTCTGAAAAAGTAACAGCTAAGTCCTCTAAACCATCAATAAGTGCTTCTTCTATAAAAGCGAAGAAGTTAAAAGACAATGCAATTATTCCAGTTAGAGCACACAACAGCGATGCTGGTTTGGATTTATTTACTCTTGAAGCATTTGAAATTCAAAAACAGCAAAGAAAGTTAGTATCAACTGGAGTTGCAGTTCAAATACCTAAAGGTCATGTTGGTTTTATTAAAGAGAAAAGTGGTCTAGCATCTCGTGGCATTGAAATCAAGGCTGGAGTTATAGATGAAGGTTATACTGGAGAATTAAACGTAATTATGGTCTATCCCGAAGGGTTCATTAAAGATGAAAGTCAAAATAGGCTTGTTCGCAATGGAAAGATTATTTTTGAAGCTGGAGATAAAATTGCCCAATTGGTAGTTTTACCAGTAAGCTCAGCTAAGGTTATTGAAGTTAGTGAACTTGATGATAGTGATCGTGGTTCTGATGGTTTTGGTAGCTCAGGTGCTTAAAAATCAACACTTATAAAAAAATGGCAAATTATATACAAGCAATAAAATCAAAACTAATTGGTCAGCGAGATATTGAAATTAGTGACCTTGAAGTATTCTTGAATAATTCTGTAGCTATTGGCGATCACGCTGATATTGGAGTAGAAATTGAGAAAAAAATTCAAAATATTGAAGGCTTAGATTCACAAATTGACACTATTGATAGATATTTTAGTAAAAAACCTGAACAAGAAAACGAAAGTTAGATGCCTGTATACACCTATATAAACCCAGAAAATCCAAAAGACATTGTTGAGCTTGTTCAATCAATGAACGAAACTCACGAGTATGTAAAAAATGGTGTGAAATGGGAAAGAATGTGGGAAAAGCCCAAATTCAATAGAGAGGGTTCTTCTAAAATTGATGCATTCGATAAAAAGAGGTTTGTCGATAAAACTGGAAAAATGAAAGGAACCTATGGGGATGTTCTTGATTATTCCAAAGAATTAAGTGAAGAAAGAAGATCTAAAATGGGATATGACCCTGAACAAAAAAAGTTTTTTAAAAACTTTGAGAAACAAAAAGGATATAAACATCATAAAGATAGACCCAAAACACTTGAAAATGATTTTATAAGTTTTAGCGATCTTACGGATAATTAAGTTACAGCAAAGTCTTATATTATTCTCACACAAGACTTGATAAACTGTAATATATATAGCATAAATAAATTTAAAATACTCTAATTATGGAGTATCTAACACAAAAAAAACATAAATTATGGGACTAAATAGAGACACAAATAGCGGGAAATTTCTTGGCGTAACAAACGGCAAAATTTCCCTTCGCGTTCCCGAAGGAACAGACGGAGCCAAAGAGCGTAAGATCACTCAAGGCAAAAACGAAGGCAAGAGCGTGTATGAGGTTTTCTTCAATAGTGTAGATGGATACATTATTGGAGGAGAAGTCAAGCGCAAAGAAATAGGAGGATTAATTATTGAATCAATTGTCATTAAGTTTCAAGACGGTGATGAAATTTTTAACCTTAATCTTCCTTGGAACTCTTCTCTTAGAGATTCCTTTTGTAAGTCAGCTCCTAATATCGATGTTTCAAAGACTGTAGAAGTGACTATCTTCCCTTCAACACGCAAAGGTGAGGAAGGAAAACCAGTAATGATCATCGAGCAAGAAGGAGAGAGGGTTGGTTGGTATTATACAAGAGATACTCCCAATGGACTTCCTCAGCCTTCAAAGAGAACCGTAAAAGGAAAAGAGACTTGGGATTTCTCCGAGGTGGAAGACTTTTTATGGGGCAAGACAGAAGAGTTCTTTGAACAATTTGAAGGAGATGAAAAACCATCTTATCAGGAAGTTTCTGAAGACAAAGAAGAGTTTGTTGCCGTTGAAGAAGATGAATCTTCTGATGCAGACGAAGATCTTCCTTTTTAAATTAGTAAGATAATTTAATTTCAATCCCGTCAGAAATGGCGGGATTTTTTTATTGTATTTTTGTTTTATTTCGTGATACTAATGTATGTCTAAAAGAATCTTATGGGTTAGTAACTCACTCTGGCTTAAAACTGGGCTTAGCCGAAATACAAAAGCACTTTTTAAAGAATGGTATGGCAAATATGAGATAATTCATTTGTGTCAAGGCACCTTGGAGGGAGACTCAAAATTGGAAATGTATCCTTGGAAAAGTGTGCCTGCACTTTCAGCAGACCCACAGGAACAAAATAGGTACAAGCAAGACCCTCATTACGGCAGATTAGCCGCTTATGGTGCAATAAAACTAGAAAGCTTTATAAAGGAACATAAGCCAGATATCGTCTGTATATCTGATGATTTATGGGCGGCACCTTTAGATTATTACACAAACAAAGAATGGTCTAAGAAAGTTAATTTAATTTCTCATATAACTTTTGATTCTTTAGCCCTGCTTCCAGAATCTTACGAGCTTGCTAAAAATTGTCATACTTATTCTTGGTCGCCTTTTGGGGAAAAAGCTCTAAAAGATGGTCTATCAAAACAAGAAATTGAAACAAATTATAACATTGGCACCATTCCAGCGGCAATTGAGGTAGATCAGTATGAACCGATATCTGATGATGCAAAAAGAGATTTACGCAATAAGTTTGAAATTCCTCAAGATGATATTTTAATTAATTTCGTTGGTAGGAATCAATTAAGAAAAAAATTTGATACTCTTCTTAAAGCCCTTGCTTCTTATAAAAAACAATATCCGAGAAGCAAAAGGGTGCGATTGGCAATTCATACTTCTTGGACCGAAGGTTGGCCCTTAGCTAGACTTATTAAAGAAAATGGACTAGAAATGTCTGATGTTTTAACAACCTATGTTTGTCACAAGTGTAAGCAATTTGAAATCAAACCATATAATGGTGAACAACAAGATTGTAGATTTTGCAACGGTAAAAAATGTCAAGATTCCGCATCTATAGGTAATGGAGTTAGTGATGATGAAATGAAGTATATCTATGGTATAAGTGACTGTGCTCTAAGTGTTTTTACTTCTGGAGGTTTCGAATATCATTGTGCAGAAAGTTTATTAAATGCTTTGCCTTTAGCAACGATAGGTTATTCTTGTGGCTCAACATATCTAGAGTGCCCACAAGTAACAGAAATAAAATACGTAGAGACATCTGAATGTAATAGTGGTTTTATTAAAGCTGAACCTTCTGTTCAAGATTGTGTTAAGTTTATTCGCAAAATTGAACAAATGGACAAATCTAAGAGAAAAAAGATTGGGCAACAAGGCAGAGAATGGGCAATTAAAAAGTTTGATTCAAAGGTGGTTGCCAAACAATGGTCAAATATTTTTGACAGCATGTCAAAAGTAGATTATTCCAATGTTAGATTTGATGATACCAAAAATCCAAACCCGTCCTTTGCACCCAATACTTCTTTAGATAAAGAAGATTTTATAAAAAATCTTTACTCTGGCTTTTTAGATACGCAAAATCCAGACAAAGAGGGAATGAAACATTGGCTTGATAGATTATCAAATGGAGAACCTAAAGATAGCATTATTTCAATTTTTAAACAAATATCTGCTAAAGAGGTTCAAGAAAAAGAGGTAAATTTCGAAGATTCGCTTCTTAATAATGGTAAAGAAGATTTATTTTTTGTAATTAAAGAGTCTGTTGGAGACTGTATTATTTGCTTATCATTACTTCAATCATGCAGAGATTCTTATCCAGATCATAATATCAATATTGTAACGGACCCTCAATATTTCAATATATTTAAAGGTTGTGCCTTTGTTGATAATATGATACCATTTAATCCTATGCTAGAACAAGAAATGTATGTAATCGGAGCAAGTAAGGAAAAGGGCTTGGGAGTTTTTGTTATGCCTGCTGTTGACACTCAAAAGCATCTAAACTATCTTAGCAATAATCAGCCAGAAATGTTAGTTGAATCTAAGTCTTAGGAATTTTAATTAAAAGAAACATTATATTTATATGAACTTACTAGAAAGATATTCGCTCTCGACTGGATTTAAAATTAACAAGCTGGTTCCAGATGAAGATTTTTATCCAGTACCATCGAAATACATTACCATTCAAACTTCGTCTGGAATGGAGAGTAAAAACTATGATTATTATCTAGATGTTTTAGATACCATAGCTCCTAAATTAAAAGAAATGGGCTATGAAATTTTACACATTGGTCGTGATTGCAAACAATATCCACATTGTGTAAATTTGATAAATCAGCTCAATATAAATCAAACTTTTTATGTTTTGCGAAATTCTAAACTACATTTAGGAAATGATAGTTTTGCCGTTCATCTTGCAGGACTACATGATGTTCCAACCGTTGCTCTTTATGGTCCAACGACTGCCATTAATCATGGACCCCATTTTAGGAAACACGCTAAATTGATTGAATCACATAGAAACGGCAAAAACCCATCATTTTCAGCTCAAGAATCGCCCAAAACCATTAATTATATAAAACCAGAAGAAGTTATTAATGCAGTTTTTGAAAAATTAGGTATAGAACAAATTGAATCAGAAACCATTTATATTGGATCTTCTTATGGACATCAGGTAATTGAAATAGTTCCCAATGTAGCAGTTAATCCCCAATCTATTAAGGGAAAAGTTCCAGTAATAAGATGCGACTATGAACTTAACGAAGAGATGCTTTGTAAAAATTTATCACTATTTCAGGCTACAATTATTACCGATAAAGAGACTTCATTAGATTTATATCAAAAATTTAAAAGTAATATACAAGAGATCAATTTTAAGGTTGACATGAATTCTGATTTAGAGTATATTAAAAGATTGCGAAAGATTGGAATCCCAACTAAATTGTGGTCAGACGACAAAGAAAACATTAAAGACATTAGGTTTAGAGCTTTGGATATTGATAATGTTTATATGTATAAATTTGAAGATGTTGATATTGAAATTCCAGAAGGTGCTAAATATAAAAGTTACAAATATCTTTTGAGTGACGGAAAAATTTATATGAGCAAAGAAGATTGGAAAAATAATCGTCCATTAGAAGATCCAAATCAAAATGTTTTAGAAATTGCAGAAAAAAGTCTTGACTTTTTCAAAGAAATACAGCATTTTAGAATCATATCCTAATTTAAATAATAAATAATTATGCAATCATCAATATTAAAAAATCCTGAAGAATTTGAAAAGCTAAAAGAAATGCTTATTCAAGATGCCGAAAGTAGTAATATGAATGCTGGTTTTTTTGACGAAGAGCCAGAAGATTATCCTTGCTTAGTAAAAATTCGAGAACTCAATCATCACGTATTGGATTTGCAGGTTGATGAAACCGATGGTGAAACTGAACAAAACAACATCGAAGAAATGATTAACGATGGGCTCGAAGAAATGAGCGGTTATTATTATGAATTTCACTTTTTAACTCAAAAAGAAATTAAACAACTATTAGAGACTTAAAATGGCTAAAAAGAAAAAAGAATATTACGATCTTAAAAAATATATAAAAGAATCTGGAGCTGGCAATGTGATTCCTCTGGCCAATGAGATTTATGAAATTTGGCTCAAAGACAGTGGTAAAAATATTGTTGAGTTAGCTTCAACAAGAATAACAGATTCTTCTTTACCCACAAAAGAAAATATGGAAAAAACTACAAAGCAAGCAATTACTACAGCCCCAACGCGTTTGAATAAATTTGATTGGGAAAAATATTTACAAGAAAATCCTAAATTTAAATGTAAGGATGAAAATTCAGGAGTAGAGGTTTTGTTGCTTCAGTTTTTCAAAGATTTGCTTCATAAAGAAGGTTTCACCTCACTTAGGTACATTCCCCTAGGAGCCGCCGATCAAGGCTATTGCGGGCTTTCCTGCGAGATTGTATGGCAAAATGGTCAGCTAACCTCTGGCATTGCAGATACTCACTTCAACAACTGTAAGAGCTTTACAAAATATTATCTTGCGGCAATGAGTGAAAATCGGTCTTTGATTCGTGCTGTAAAAGCTTACTTCAACATACCTTATCTTGGTAAAGATGAAATCGGTGACGCTCCAAAAGAAGATGAGCCCAAACGTTCGGGCGATGCTCCAACTGGACCCGATGTAACTCTAAAGAACAAGGTTAAATCCATTCTTAAAATTTCAGAGTTTGACAGTTTTAAAACTTTTCTGCGCAATCAGGTCAAAGAAGACAAAAAGAGTGCTTGGCTTAAAGAGGATGAATATTCTGACTGGGCGAATTATTCCGATTGGCATGAAATCAATAAGAAAAAAATACTTGAGCTAGTTGGGTTAATTAATGAATATAAGAAATGATAATAGATGTCATAAATTTAAGTTGTTTAAGCTTTTTAGTGCTTTGTGCCTTTTTCTTAACAGACTTTAAGGTACATGTAGTAAATACTGTTTTTAGACAAAATTTTGATAGCGTAGACCAAGCTGAAAATTATATTTTTCTTCACAAGGATATTAGAATATTGTGGTCTGACTTTACATTATCTGGACTAATAAGATGTCCCATTTGCTTTAATGTTTGGACATCTTTTTTTGTTAGCTTGATAGGACTCAATATGAAATATTTCCCAATAATATTTTTTATCTCAATTGTAAGTTTCCAATTATTCAATAGAAAATGAAAAACAAAATAACAAACATCACGATAATTTTATTAATTGCAATTTCTTTTGTTGTTGCTTGTTTCAATACAACCAACGGAATCTTTTTTGCAGTATTTACAAACACAATATTAAACTACATTAGTTTTTTAAGACAAAAATCAACGAACAACAAAGTAAAGAAACGAAAAGTTTTAACTGTTGATGAATTTAGAAAAAAAACATTTTAGCAATGGACGAAATAGAAAATAAAATTGACATAGTATTAAAAATGCTTTTGAGTGATTGTGCATATCAATATCAGAAACATAAACACGAAACAGAAGAAAAAGTCGTTAATGCTATTGTAAGTCGTAGAAAAGCCTTAGAAGAGGTTCACAAAATAATTTATAATAAAACTATAGATCTATTGTAATGGCTAATTGGAAACAGAGAGAACGCAAAGAAGGCGAAATCGTTGATAGGCAGAATAAACGAATAAACAGTTGTTGTACGCAATCTGCCTCGTATGGTTCAATGACATTTTGGAAGAATAAGGACTTTTGGAAAACAATGTTGATGTATTTTGCTGGAGGTTTGTTTCTAGTATTAATGTCAATGGGTTTAGCAAAAACAACTGATTAGAATCATGATAATAGGAAAGTACGTTTTAGATATAACTGAATTTGAATGGCTACCTTGGTATAGAGCAGAATTTGAATTTGAAGACGAACTTGAAGAAAGAGGATATGCTTACGTTTATCGCGGATGGTTATGGTTTGTTTTATCGCATAAAGTAGGTTTTGGTTGGGAAGAGTCTCAACAAAAATAAATTAAAAAATATGTACGAATATAAAGCAATAGTAGTTAAGGTTATCGATGGTGATACTGTCGATGTAGATATAGATTTAGGATTTAATGTATGGCTTAAAAAACAACGCATTCGTCTTTATGGTATAGATACTCCAGAGAGCAGAACTAGGGATAAGGTTGAAAAAATATTTGGCAATTTGGCTAAGTCTAAAGTTTTAGATTTTTGTCCTATCGGTTCTAGTATTGTGCTTCAAACAAAGACTGATGGTAGTAGGGGCAAATATGGTAGAATTTTAGGTGAATTGGTTACACTAGATGGCACCAACGTTAATACATTTCTTGTAAAAAACAATTACGCTGTAACTTACTTTGGCAAATCTAAAAATGAGATAGCTGATGAACAATTGGCTAATAGAAAAGTTATTATAGATAGAAAAGAAGTTACCTTATAAAGTGGAAAAGGTTGTATTAGTTACTGGTGGATTTGATCCATTGCATTCTGGCCACCTTGCTTATTTAAAATATGCAAGTAAACTTGGCGATAAACTTATTGTCGGAATAAATTCTGATGATTGGCTTTGTCGCAAGAAGGGCAAAAACTTTTTACCAGAAAAAGAACGACACGAAATATTATCTGCGATTAGGTATGTTGATGGTTGTATTTTATTTAACGATCAAGATGATACAGCAATTGAAGCAATAAAAAATGTTAAAATGTTGTTTCCATTTGCTCAAATAATTTTTGCTAATGGTGGTGATAGGACAAGTGAAAACATTCCTGAAATGATTTTTGATGATGTCGATTTTATTTTTGGAGTCGGTGGGGAAGACAAAAAAAATAGTAGTAGTTGGATTTTAAGAAAATATGAACAAACTTAAAGTATTGGTATTTGGACTTCCCGGAAGTGGAAAATCAACATTGGCAGAAGAGCTTTCTAAACTATTAAATGGAGTTTGGCTTAATGCCGACGAAATACGTAAAGAATACAACGACTGGGACTTCTCAATGGAAGGCAGAATACGACAAGCCAATCGTATGAAATATTTATCCGACGGAATAGTAAAGGCAAATAAGATAGCTGTAGCAGATTTTGTTTGTCCCACTGAGGAAGCTCGTAAACATTTTAATGCTGATTTCAGTATATGGATGAATACCATAAATGAGGGTAGATATGAAGATACAAACAGAATATTTGAAATACCTAGCAACTATGATTATAAAGTAACGGAGTGGCTAGATAATAACGCTTATAAAATATTAACTGAAATTAATAATGTTTGATTATAAAAAACCTACAGTGCAGATGCTGGGTCGCTGGCAACCTTGGCATAAAGGGCACACAGAGCTGTTTAAAAGGGCTTTATCTAAGACTGGGCAAGTTTGTATCATGATAAGGCTTGCGGAAGAAAATGATAACAATCCGTTCGATCCTCTTACGGTTACGAACAATATTAAAAAGGGCCTGTCAGAAGAGGGTTATACTTTTAATAAGGAATATATTATTGTTGTTGTACCGAATATTGTAGATATCAGCTACGGTAGAGGAGTCGGCTATACTTTTACAGAGCATGATTTAGGCAAAGATATTCATAGCATTAGTGCGACGAAAATAAGACAAACTCTAAAAGAAGAGGGAAAGTTATAAAGTTGCATCCTCTACAACTGTTAGACCTCCATATTTGGTAGATCCATCTCCACCATTTGCTATGTCTATATAGCTTGAAAGTGCTCCTACGGGAACATTAATGCTTGTGGTTCCTATATCTGTAAAAAGAGCAGATGATAATATTTGTGGGGCTGATGTAGGAAGAAAGTTAATTGTAGTTAGATTAGGATTTGCAAAGAACGGTTGTCGTACTGTCGGTACTCCAGTACCAATCGTAATACTAGTTAAGTCTGTGCAGTTTACGACTATCTCTCTTATTTCTGAGGTTACGCTATTAGGTATGATCAGGCTAGTTAGACTGGAGCAGCCTGTGAATACACCAGTTCCGAGATAAGTTATGTTACTAGGAATCGTAATGCTTGTCAGACTTATACAATCGCGAAACATGCCACTTTCGAGTCTAGTTATGCCGCTACCAAGCGTAACACTAACCAAAGATCGGCAATCTGTAAAGACAGCACCACGCGCAATTGAGCCACTCGTCGTGGTAAATGTCCCAAGCTCAGTAACGCTGTCGGGGATGGTAATACTGGTTAGGCCAGGGCAGTTATCGAATGCATAAAGTCCAATCTCAGTCACACTGTTTGGAATCGTAATGCTGATCAAGCTATTGCACTGACGGAATGCACCCTTTATAATCTTGGTCACGCTACTGGGAATTATAACACTGCTCAGGAAACTGCAATTATTAAATGCATCCTCTCCAATTACAGTAACAGGTAAAGTGCTTGCTGATTGCGCTGTATCTAAATGGGTGCTAGGAATAGTTAAAGCTCCAGCAGCTGTTCTAAGACAATCAGTTATAGTATATGCTGTTCCATCATCGTTTAAGGTAAAGGTTATGTCAGACACCCCAGCTACTGATACAACTTCTAGACCTCCATATGTTGTAGATCCATCTCCACCACCATTTGCTGTACTTACATAACTGGGAATTGCTCCTTCTGGTACGGTCAATACTGTAGTACTTCTAACGTCAGAACTGGATCTATTATAAATAGATAAGCTTTGATATGTACTTGCTTTCGGTATAAAAAAGAATTGGTCAAACGGAGATTGTGTTGTTGAAGCTGGGAATCTAGAGTCAACTGGTACAAAATCAACAACTGGAGCAGAATCCCCAAGGAATACGATTGACAACAGAGAGCCACATGCTTTGAATGCAAGACTACTTAAATTAGTCAAAGTGGCAGGAATTGTAATGGACGTAAAGAACCTCTGATTTATGAATGCCTCCTCTCCAATGGAGGTCAAACTATTAGATAGTGTGATACTTGTTAAACCAAACCCTGTATAGGTTGAGGAAAATTGCTGGTTCAAGTAAAATGCTCGTTTTTCAATAGAAGTTACACTATCAGGAATCACAATGGCGCTAAGTAATGGGCAATTTGTAAATGCATTCTCGCCAATCGAGGTCACGCTGTTTCCAATCGTAATACTGTCTAGCTTACGACAATTCAGGAACAGCATATTGGAAACCCTTAAAAAAGAACTATTATTAGATAACGTGGCACTCTCCAAATTAGAGCAGTCTTGAAATGCCCTTTCTCCAATTGAGGTGACACTGTCGGGAATGGTAATGCTGGTTAGACTATCGCAGTTACGAAAAGCTTCTTCTCCAATCGAGGTCACGCTGTTTCCAATCGTAATGCTAGTTAGCTTATAGCAGATTTCGAATGCAAAATCTCCAATCGAGGTAACACTGTCTGGGATGTTAATGCTTGTCAGGCTGGTGCAATAACGGAATCCATCATCTCCAATTGCGGTCACGCTGTTTCCAAGCGTAATACTGGTCATTCCGCAGCCTCGGAATGCAGATTTTCCAATATCAGTAACACTATCTGGAATCGTAATAGTGGTAATGTCATAGCAATAACGGAATGCATCATCTCCAATTGCGGTCACGGGCAAAGTGCTTGATGATTGCGCTAAATCTAAATGAGTACTGGGAACTACTATATCTCCGACAGCTGTTTGCGGACAGTTAGACATGGAATATGCTGTTCCAGCATCGTTTAAAGTAAATTCAAGGGAAGATGAAATGCTCAGTTCTACTATTGTTAAGCCTGCATATAAGGTTCCATCGCCTGCCGTTTGATAGCTCGCTGTAGCACCAACTGGGATTATGATTTCTGTGGTTAAAACATTCTTAAAAACCTCTTCTTGAATACCTACTGGTAGTATGTTTGAAACTGGAGCAGATGTTGCCTTAGATATTATAGAACTCAGACTAGTGCAGCCCATGAATGCTTGTGCATTTATTGTTGTTACGCTATCAGGGATTCTTATAGCAGTCAAGGCTGTGCAATTTTTAAATGCTCTACTTTGAATTGAGATCAAGGTACTGGGAAGAATTATTTGTTCTATTTTGCTACATCCAAAGAATGCATAACTTTCAATAGAAGTCAGGTTACTAGGAATCTCTATGTTAAGCATATTTATGCAGTTTCTAAACGAAGCTTCCCCAATTGCGGTCACACTGTCTGGAATTGTAACGGTGGTAAGTTCACTACATTCATTGAATAATTTACATTCAATTTCAGTCACTCCATCTGGGATAGTAATTTGTCTCAACCCGCTTCTTTCAAATGTATGAGATCCAATTTTTGTTACGTATTCGCAAATATCAATGCTGACTAATCCAGAACAATTTTCGAATACCTTAGCTCCAATTGAAGTTATGTTATCAGGAATCAAAACAGATTGTATTGAAGTACATCCTTGAAACGTACCATCTTCAATCGAGGTTATTCCTGAGATTATCTCATTAATTAGAGACAAACTTATACATCCTTTAAATGCAAAACCTCTGACTCTAGTCACACTAGTGGGAATTGTAATATTATTTAAGTTTAAGCAATTAAAGAATGCGTATAGTGGAATGGTTGTTATACCTTCAGCTATATCTACTGTTTCTAGACTAATACAGTCTTGAAAAGCAGCAACACCCATTGAAGTTATACTACTAGGAATCGTAACGCTTGTTAATTGATTACATCCAAAAAATGCACCAAACTCAATCGAAGTAACTGGTAAACTATCGTAGGTATCAGGAATATCTAAAGATCCTACATATCCCACTCCACAACTAATTAATGTGTAAGCCGTACCATCTTCATTTAGTTCAAAGAGTAACTCAGATCCATCTCTAAAATATCTTGTACTATCATAATTAGATTCAACCCCCTTTATAGTTGCAAAATATTTAGAACGATCAGGTGCGGTTTTAAAAATTAGATCTGCCATATTTGGGTAGTGTACTATACATTCCCCATTTACAGCTGCAGATACAAGATATCGCATATTTGTTTCTGCATTAAACTTGTGATATACATTTTCTACTGGGTCATAAGCTAGTGGTGATAGGGCAGCAGACGGCGGAAATATAGCCATTTCTTTTAATTCTCCGCTCACGTTTAATGCTAATGTAGATGCACCGCCGAACCAATTATTGTTTTCAGGTGTAATTAAAGCTGTAGAATCAGAGGACTGAAAATCTTCAAAATCAAAATTTAAAGTTTTTTGAGTTCTAGTTATAGGATTAAATGCCAAAATAGTATTTCCCCTGCTTGGCGGGAAAACTGCAAAATTTCCAACTTTAGTTGGGCTGCCAAATCTTGCGGTAAACGATCCCGCTCTTTGAGCAGATGTTGCTTCTTTTAGAGGTAATTCTTCCGTATGTGTATACAATTCATTTGTGGTCGGATTATAACAAACTACGTTTCCAGTTAGTCCAGCCATCACCGCCCAGTCCCCAACAACAGCTGGTCCTGCAAAGAAGTACGGGGCAAGTGCACCATCATCTGCACTTATTCGGGGCTGACCGTGTGTCACTTGTCGGACAGATTGAGTAATTGGATTGACCGCCATAATTTGGGGCGAATTTTGTGGAGCGTAAACCGCAAAGTCCCCTACTGTCGCAACACCTGCAAATGGATTAGGACTAGACAGCGGATCGTAATTGCCAGTATACTGCAATTCAAAACCCTCTTCTGTTGTTGGGTTAAAACAATGAGCTATAAGCTTCGTAGAACCATAATCCTCTACCTCAAAAACTGCAAAGTCTCCAACTCCAGCAACGCCACCAAGCCCCTTATTAAAACTTAAAGGGTGTTGTTTAAGAATGTCATTTTTCGGGTCGTAAAATGTAGCAGTATCTGGGCCGCCATTAAGTATATCTTGCATTCCCATAGCAACTAAATTTCCAACCGCACCTATTCCTGCATAACAAGTCCCAGTTAAAGTTTGCGACTGCGTTTGATATATTTTTAAATATGGGTTATAAGAAGGTATAATAGATATACCACTTTCTGAATCATATTCTGGTGCAAAAACCGCCCAGTCCCCTACAGTTGCATTTGTATTCACGCTCATTTTTTATATTTTTTTAAATTTTTATAGTTTAATCGATTAATTATTTTTTACCCTTATACATATACTATTTGTAGGCTTCCATAAAATACGCCACCCTCATCAATATTAGTTACTCCTACCTGCATATTAACAAATCTGGTTCCAACATCTGCAAATACTGAAGTCTCTCTTTGGTCGACTTCATAACCTGCATTAACGGTCTTTAATAGAGAAGGAGCCCTTAAACCGAGGATTGTGATTGTTGCTAGGCTAATGCAGTTTCGGAATGCACTTTGTTTAATAGAGCTCACACTGTCAGGAATGGTAATGCTAGTCAGGCTACTGCAACCAGCGAATGCACTTTCGTTAATTTGTCTCAAATTATCAGGTAACGTAATATTGTCCAGGCTAGTGCAATTAGAGAATGCGGATTGGTCAATCGTGGTCACACTGTTGCCAATCGTGACGCTAGTAAGACTTGTGCAAGTATTGAATGCCAATCTTCCAATCAAGGTCACGCTGTCGGGAATCGTGACACTGGTCAGGCTAGTGCAATTAGAGAATGTACCAGCTTGAATCGTCCTCACGCCATCGGGAATATTAATACTGGTCAAGCTACTGCAACCAGCGAATACACTTGCAGCGGTTAGGAGTGATCTACCAATTGTGACCACACTGTCAGGGAGTGTAATGCTGGCTAGGCTAGTGCACTTCAAGAATGCCCGATCGTCAATCAGGGTCACACTGTTCCCAATCGTGATGTTGCTTAGGCTAGTGCAGTCTGCGAATGCCAGCCTTCCAATTGAAGTCACATTATTGGAGATTGTTATGTTATCTAAACTTGAACATTCCCAGAATGTAAAATCTCGAATATAGGTAACACCGTCGGGGATGTTAACGCTGGTCAGTCCAGAGGCTTGATAGAATGCACCATCCCTAATCTCGGTCACGCTATCGGGGATCGTAACACTAGTTATATTAGTGCAGAGATAGAACGCAATATTTGAAAGTTCGGTCACTGGTAAGCCATTGAAGGTACTGGGAATTGTTATTGATCCCACAGCAATAGGATCGCAACGATGCATAATATACCCAGTGCCAGTGCTATTTAACAAAAATGTTAAAGAATTTAACGATGCTTGTACCTGAACCTCTAATCCTCCATACTTACTTACACCATCTCCACCCTTAGCTTTGGATATATAGCTTTCATAAATGGGGATGCCAGCACTGTCGACTCCATCTGGCACTTGAACAATTATTGATGGATTATCAGGATTTTCTACAGAACCGAACGCACTAATAAGAACTCCATTAATAAATTGTTCACCATCTGGCAAAGTTTTCAAATTTGGAGCTTCTGTACCCAAGAAGATGAGTGCAGTGGCACTATCTAAATTTGCGAATGCCGAGAAATCAATCTGATTTACAGTGCTAGGAATAGTAATGCTGGTTATACTTCTGCAGCCATTGAATGCACCAGCTCTAATCCGGGTCACACCTTCGGGAATCGTAATGCTGGTTAGGCTACCGCAACCATTGAATGTACTAACATTAATCCGGGTCACACCGTCAGGAATGATAATACTGGTTAGGCTATCGCAGCTACTGAAAGCATGATCACCAATTAATGTCACGCTATCGGGAATGATAATACTGGTTAGGCTATCGCAGCTACTGAAAGCATGATCACCAATTAAAAAAACACTGTCGGGGATGGTAATGCTGGCTAGGTTTGTGCAGTTTTTAAACACACCATCTCTAATCTGGGTCATGCTATCGGGGACCGTAATGCTTGTCAGACTGGTGCAATTTCTGAATGCAAAATCTCCAATCGAGGTAACACTGTCGGGAATCGTAACGCTTGTTAGGCCAGAACATCCACCGAATGCAGAGTCGCCAATCGAAGTCACGTTGTTGGGGATCGTAATGCTGGTCAGGCCAGCGCAGTTTAGGAATGCACTACCTTCAATCGAGGTCAGGCTGTTAGGAAGGGTAACGCTAGTTATATTAGAACAGTTTAAGAATGCGGCTACCCCAATCACAGTAACAGGTAAAGTGCTTGCTGATTGCGTCGTATCTAAATGAGTGCTATAAATTACTACATCACCAACTAAATTTGTAGAACATTTCTTCACAATATACTCTGTTCCATCCCCATTTAGTTCAAAGATAATATCCGCAGTTGTCTGTGGATTTCCTACGACCTCGCTATCTGAATCTTCATTTTTTACTAGGATTGACTCACATTCAGCATCGATATCCAAAGAGAATGGGAATGTATCGGGTGTGTATGCACCTGTTGTTGTGTCAAAGAGGAAATTAGATCCGCCCCTAATATCAGTATTAAAAGGAAAGATATGAATATCAGAAAGTTTAGTTCCTAAAAATATTTTTTTATCTGTTGTAATCGCGTCTATAAACAAACTTGTATCAAAAACAACTGTAGGAATAACAAGATTTTTGCCCTTAGATACACTTGTTACTTCATCAGAGAAATCAATCTGCCATCCTACATTTAAATTTCCAATATCTATAGATGGATTATAGTAAGAACCCCCAGAATATCCAACATTACCTCCGCTAAATTCAATTGTATAACCCGCTCCATCAATAAAACCCAAAGGATTATTTGTTTTTAATAAGCTTCGATCAAAATGTATACCAGAGTCAAAAACTCCATTACTAGTTAATATTCTTGGTCTATCAGCTATATCTGGAACATAATTATTTTTATTTAAAGACTGGTCTTTCCACTCGGTGACAAAAACCTCCCCGCTTTTTGCAAACTGTTGTATATTTGCAACATTGATATAATTATTATAAAAATAAATATCTTTAGTTTCGCCATCAAAAGCCCTTTGCACAGTCATGATACATCCAGTAAAGGCTGGGTTTACTTTGTAAAAGGATAATAATAAATTAGCTACATTAAAGTTATAAGGAAAATCTGCGGTTTTTCCTGAAACTGAAAATACTGGGCTTTCTTCTATACACGCACCATCTTCCTTCACACTTAAATTTCCAGTTATATAAAAGCCCGATCCACTAGTTTCAGGAAGTATTCCACTAACTATTTCTCCAACAGTGTCTGGTCCAAATAAGTTTTCAAAACCAGTAATAAATGTATCATATTCTTTTTCAAAATTATAAACGCCTCTTTTAACATTTCCAGAGAAATTTTGATCAAATATACCAGTTTCTACAATAAATCCAGCAAATCCACTTCCAATTAAATCATAAAATCCAGTGATTTCTCCACTAAACGCCAAAAATTTATTTTTAAGTGTTGTATTATATGCACTCGGTGGAAGATTTATTTCACCCGATGGTAAGTGATCAAGTGGATCAAATCCAATTTGACCTACACCAGTTCTAATCATTCCAGTAAGTTCCTGTTCGTTAAAAGTTCCAGTACCGGTAATGTTATTGACTATACCTGAAATTACACTTGTTCCAAAAGGAACGAAACCAGAAAAGCGAGTATCTTTAATTCCTGCCAAATTTATGTCAGTATCAACAAATCCTTTTCCTAAACCAGTTAAAACCAATTCAAAATCATTAATTATTTGTCCAGTAGCATTAGTAAAACCAGTTAAAAACCCTGACCCTAAACCAGTTTGCAAAAGCCCAGAAGCGTCTAAACCAGAAACCAAACCAGTCTTAAAAATAGGAACTGCATTCGTTCCGCTAACAAAAGTATCCTCGGTACTAACGAAATCTCTAGTAAAATCTTTATCTCTAAATATTTCGCCAGTTTCTCCAGAAAGATGCCCAAGAGTAACACTTATTTCTGCACCATCATAATTAGCAAAAAAGCTCGTAACAACAATAGAACCAGTTTCTCCATCAAAATCATTAATAAAAGTCAGTAAATCTAAATAAGAACTATCCCTTATAACGGTAGGTAAATTTCCTCCAGTCAAATTATAATCAAAATTTATTTCACCAAAATTCGTATGAAATAATAAACTAGCTACTCCGCTTAAAGTTTCTGATTCTGTTGGTGTTAAAAGAAATTTTGCTCCACCTGTAATGCCTGATCCTGTTACTTGTTGAAAAGTATCTATAGCAAAAACTGCTGGAATATCTGAATTAATTAATTCTCCGCTAAATACCGTAAAAGAAAGATCGGGATTACTATTATTTATAAATCCTGTTAACGTTTCACCAAATACTAACTTATCAGAGCTTGTAGTGATTGAATGAGAGGGGACTTGTCCAAAAAAATTAAAACCAATATTTTCTGCTTCTTCATTGATAGCAAAAATTCCAGATATTTTTCCAGACGGCACGGTTTCTCCTACAACCTTTGGAATTCCGTTTATAAAATATTCGTGTTGATGATTCTTTAAATTTCCAGAAATAATGAAATTATCATTATTAGAATAACTATCTACAAAGCCTGTATTTCTATCAAAAATTTTACCACTAAGAAACCTATAGTCTATATTATATTCCCCAGTTAAACCAACATGAATATCCGAAAATTTACTTTTGGTTTGAACGGTAAAAGCATAACTAAAATCACCAGTTTGATCTGCAATGCTTCTAAAATTTTTGCCACTTAATATCATTAATTTATTAGCCCTTTTACAGATTGAGTATAATTTAAATGACTATTAGTTCTTCTTTGTAATATATCTATTAGTCTTCTTGTTACATCTATAGGAATTGGTTGCATAATTTTATTACCAAAAACATAACTTGAAGTGACTCCATCTGATGACAAATTGATATTAAAAGATTCTAAACCCTTAGTGATTATTTCTGGATCAGATAATTTTTCAGAAATTCCAACAATAGATACTCTTATATTTTTACGCGGATCTGTAAGGTTGTATGATAAGTTCTGGTTAAAGTCTTCATGTAATTTTTCTAGTAATTCGTCACTAGGTCTACATGTTTGAGTAGCCAAGCCTTCTCTATAAAATAAATTCAAGTCGTCGATAGGAATTTGATATAAATTCACGTTAAATTTAGCAAAACTACTGTCAAACTTTTCTATATTATCTTGAATCATGTGTTCTACTTTAGGAATAAAAACTTCGACTCTTTTTTGATATTCTAAAATAGACCTATAACTTCTAGGCTCAAAAGTTTCTATACTAGGAATAAAAATTCTTCTACCTGATGGCACTGCAAATCCGTGCGGTGGGGCAAAAATTTTGAATCCATTTATATCTAGTCTTGTAGTAATTGATGACTGTAAACCTAATTTTTCAATACATTCACCATTTACACATTCATATTCAGAAAAGGTTTCTCCATCAAAGCTTTCAAAAGATTCGCAGCTTTCGTTGCTGGTACAAGCATTTTTGTCTTGACATATGCCGTTCACACAATTATCCCCCTGTATTTCCCTTCGAACAGCTCTAAAATGAGTAGAATTGGGCACCAAATCGCTCATCTTTGCCTCTAGCTTTGCAAGTCTTTCTGGATTTTTTTCTCCTTCAAAACATTCTTTGTCATTTTCGCAGTCTCCGTAACAACCAGAGGATACATCTCTACCTCTACTGTCTGTAGCATTTACTTTTATTGATGGATGAATTATGTCTCTTTCAATATCAAATCCATCACTAAAATCATCTGGATAAAAAGCAAACATTTTAACATTTGCATCATTAACATGTTCTGGAGCAAATTTTGCTATAAAGGTACTAAGAGTTACTGGGTCTAAAGGTATTATCTGCATTCTTTTTCTTTCATAAATGCTTATAAATTTCTTTATATCATTTGTAGCACCCTCTTCTGGAAAAAATGTGTTTCCAGTTTTCTGTATTATTATTCCCTCATCAAAAGGGTCTTGCCCATCTTGTAATATTGTAATCTTTTCTTTGCCTTTAAGTCTGTCTTGCAATTGTCCGATTTTTGATCCCTTGCTGTGACCAAAAGAAAATAGGGGACTTTCTAAAAATTTTGAAGTGTCTCCGTCATTGTAATTATAAAATTCTCCTCCTCCTTTTATAGTAATATTTTTTCTGCTATAATCTTTTCGTCCGTATTTGTCATATCCACAAACATTTATATTATCTTGAGGGTGTATTTCTGTTGCAAAATATTTTCCTATAAACTCATTACCTAATCTTTTTTCATTGTCTATAATCTTTTCCAACATTTCCTCTTTTCTAGAAGCTAATACGAAGTATCCCCTACTAAACGATTCAACAGTAAATGTATCGCGTGATTTATCTGGATCTTCTGGATCAAATTTAAGATCAATACCCCCAAAAAGCGGAACTTGACTAAAAAAATCTAATTCTTCTGCGCTAGGATTCCACGCATCTTTAATCAAATTACACGCTTTATTATTTAAGTCTGGTATCACGCCTTCCATTCCACCATTAAACTCGGTGCCCCTGTTATGATATATCTCTGGTTCTTCACCGTCAATACCAGTAGGAAAAAAGAACGCCAATAGTTTCATTTCACCAAGCTGAAGTATTCCTCTATTTCTTGCTATTTCGCATAGATCTTCTTCATTTAATTCGTCTATTCCTTCTGATTCGGTTATACCTTTAGATCTTTCGCCCAGTCCACCCTGGCGCTCTACTGGCAATGAAAATTCAGGCGCTTCTTCTCCACTAGATGAGCTTGTTGTATCGGGTGGTCCTACGTATTGTAGGCACGTAATCCCAGGTCTACCCCCGTCTGCTCCATAAATGTATCCATACCAAAATTGCTCTCGTATAGCCGTACTATATTTAGTAAGAGCGACCGAAACTTCCAAATCTTCAAAAGATACAAAGTCGTTACCTTTAACTTGTCTACCGAGAAGAGCATCATCCGTATCATTATATAAGTCTGTTAAGTGCATGGGCTTTAAATCTAACTTAACACTTGTAGAACAATCGTAAATTTTTCTTTCTCCGCCCTGTTTATAAAGAGATATAGTTCCAATATTTTGAGTATTTTCGACACTTTGTGTTTCTTCAAAACTTATAATATCTTCTTGTTCCAACTCTTTTTTACCAATAATATCTGTTTCAACACTGGTGTCCGCAAATTTAAGAGTAGGCTCGTCACCAAGATTCTCTACATAAAAGTTAAAAGAAAAGTCTGCCCCCCATCTTTTTAAAACTTCCCTTAAAGTTCCTTCGTAATCTGCAAAATATAGTTCATTTATTTCTGGTATACCTTCTGGATCTAATACTATATTTATCTTTGATTTTTCAAAAAACTCGGTAATTGCATCAATTAATGCCTTAAAGTTATATCTAACTTCAAAAATTTCACTACACTCTAAATCTAAACATCTTTGACGATCTAAACTTCCATCATATTTATCTTCTGGGCAAGTTGGACATGGGTCACATCCGTCTACTTTAAATATATCTTCGTCAAGATTTAGATATCCATCTCGATTTGTATCACAAGGATGAAATTCTCTGCCCAATATAATTAAAGGTGTAATTTCCTCCTGTTCATTAAGCTGAATATGATACATTGGTCTTAGGTCTCCTTCTTCACCACCTCCTTCAGCGCCTATACCATTTAATGAAAGCATTGTATCTTCTTTACTATAGCTTTTTAGTCTTTCACCCCCCTTTGGTTCAGATCTTGGTATAATTCCATGTTTTTTGTGTAATCCAATAAAAATTTTGTCAAAATTCATAGTAATGTCAAAGAAAGTTAATTCCAATACTTTACCCGATTTGTTTACACTTGTACGCGTCTTAACCAAGCTATATTGCCCAAACAACGTTTCTCCTATAGTTATTTCGTAAAGTTCTTTAATAGATCTGGCATCTAAATCTGGAATATCATATTCACCTGTTTCATTGACAACGTTTATAGTGAAGGCAGATGGTGAATCTGAAAAATTATTTGTAAATGAAGCGTTATATATTTTACCTCCAAATATCTCACTTGCTCCATCAATTTGTATTGATTCTGCTTTTATTTCTTTCATTATTATATTATATTATATTATACACTATTATTTTTTCAATCAAAGCTATTCTAAGGATAAGTTATCAGTGCTTTGAGTTAAGACATTGTTACCATCTTGTAACAAGATATTGTTGCCCAAAATGTTTTTATCAAAAAATTCGTTTATAGCCCCAAAAGAATCTCCTTTTACTTCGAATATCCCAGATCTTAACCTTTTGTTATTTGCTGTCTCTAAATACTCAGAACCATGTAACATTTTTTCCCCATTTGAGAATACCATTGAGCTTTTTTCAAAAAATTTATTAAAACTTAAATAATGATTATCTCCGCTATTAATTTGAAAATTATCATTAAATTCCATAGCCTTGAATTCTTCGGCTGACAACCCTACAAGATTACTAAAATTGCTTTGTAATCCTCCACCTGCATTTCTCCAAGGATATTTTGTATCATCAGTGTGTACAGTATTTTCTAGACCTGGAACAGCGGATATAGTTTGAATCCATTTTGAATTATCCCAAGAAATAACATATATAACACTATTATCTTCAGTATCCCATACAATCTTATTATTTACAATACTGCCTACAGTATTATATGTTAGCCCGCCAAAAACAAAACTAGTAACACCGTCATCGGCAATTTCTGATAGAGTATGATTCGATCCAGAACCAGTTAAGATTGTGTGTAAAGTATTTTTTTCTCCAGTAAATAACAATGAAGTTTCTCCTGATAAAGTGTATGTATCGCTAACGTTTCTAATTTTTAATACAGATAAATTTCCGTAAGTAAAAGCGCCAGAAGAATTTAATCCATGTCCAGTAATTTTATTATTATCCCTTATATCATAATTTTCTCCTGATACCTGTAGATGTCCGCTATAGAATGCAAAAAAGTTATTGTCTAAATCTTTTTGTGGAATGTTAAAAAACCTTTTAGTATTATTATATTCTACTAGATTATTTAAATTTAGATCTCCAGAAGAAACTAAAGACTGATTTAAAGCATTAGGACGCATATATTTATTAATAAAAATCGAGTCAAATCCGTATTGATCAACATAACCACTATCAATATGAAATCCACAAGATTGATCAATAATATCATGCACGGACACTTCTTTTAAAGTTCCAGTTTCAATCGTGGTAGAATCAATACCACTCACAAGACCGCTTAAAGGTATAAAGTTAAAACCACTTACAATTCCAGTCCCACTTTCAAATGAAAATATGGGTTCAACATTTCCGCACTCGTTTAGACAGTTGTATTGAAATATTAGATTTACAAAGTCTCCAGTGCTTAAAGTTACTTGGCTTTCAAAACCAGTAAGTAATTGTCTAGTTACAAAGATAGAGCCGCTTGTGTTATTATTTGTTACAGAAGATGTTGACTCGGTAAAATTACCGCTATATTCAATGAAAAAGTTTCCTTTTTTTACGCCAATTTTGTTTCCGCTTCCATAAAGTGGCTCTCTATTTCCACAAAGATCATTAATGTGTCCAGTTTTTATTATATTACTATTAAAAGGTATGGTTTCTTTCAAAACGGAAAATCTTCCAGAAATATCGGCAGATTCTTCAAAAATATTTCTAATTCCAGATTCAACAAATCCAGTTGTGGTAACACGTTTTCCAGTTAAATCAATAAAGCCCAAAGAACTTTGATCCACAGTAAGAACTCCAGAAAATACGCTATTTAATTTAGTATTATTTATTTTTTTATTAAAATAAACAAAATTATCTATTATACCGCTAAAACTTGATTCTAATATTTGTTCATTTGGTGTTCCGCCAATAAACCAATTTTCACCATGAGAAACTCCATCCATCCTAAAACTTTCGAAATCAAATTTCTTTTTATCAAAATTATATCTACCTATATTAAAGTTTGATGCATTTTTACTTAAAAATAGTCCATTATAGCTAGCATAATTCAATTCTGAAACAAATACTCCAGAAGGCGACTCAAGATAAAAGTTATGAGTATCATTAAAGCCTATATTAAAACCTTTGTCGCCTGATAAACTGCTAAAAATAAGACCATTATTAGTTCCAGACTTATTTGTAGTAATTAGAAAAGTCCAGTTTGAAGCGCCAGATAAATTACTTCCATCAAAAACTTTTAAATAACTTGCTTCTCCAGGAGAAGATTTATTAAGATTACCGCTACCTTCTTCGTCGTAAAATCCAGAAAAATTTTCGCCAATAGCGTTGGAATTATATTGTGTTATTTCTGAATTTTTATTGTAAACTATGGGTCTTTCAGTATTACCTGCCATAAAGAAGCCACCAACAGGTACTTCTTCAAGATTTCCAGTGTCAAAATCATAATATATATCGATATCCGACAAATTATTACCTTTGCTCCTATAAAACTCCAAAAAATCCTTTGCCATACGACATTATTACACATTTTATCTATGGTTAAGAAATTTCTCTTTTCGTTAAAAAAACTGTAATATTCCCTTATGAGAAGGATTATTAGGGATAAAGGGGTGCAAACAGATGTTAATGAAATTGTAAATATTTTTTTTGGACTTAAAGAAGGAGAATTACCAGAAAAGTTCAAAGATCTTCATAAACAATACATTAAAGAATTAGGTATTCAGGGTGGTTGCTCTAGTTGCAGAAAACATGCAATTCAGAAGCGATATAAAAACAATATATTACAACATATTTAAATGTCAGATTATTATACATCAACTGGAAGATATGACCTATCTACTGGAGATATTTTGGATGTAGAAACCAATCTGCCTTTATCAAACTTTGATCTTCCAGATTTTTTCAATATTGGCAATAGGGTTTCTAGTAATCTTTTGTACGATTTAGAAACTAACGTTGGTAGCTATTATATTGATCCTGTTAATAAATTTTATCCAGAAGATCCACCTTCTGAAAGTTTAGAATTTAGAAAAGAAGAAATTGGTATTAATAGCGTTTGGCGCACTGATTTCGATAGAAGTTTAAGAAATCATGATTATTATACTTGGACTGGTCTTGAATTTTCTGGAGATATTGACAATAGTATGGCTACTATTTTAGTCGGAGGTCTCCGATATTCTGGATTTTCAGAAGGAACCTTAACTGGAGGATATGATGCAGAAACTGGAGAGTCTCCTACAAATACATTTTCTGGTCAAAGTACGGTATTGGTTACCAGAGGAACGAGTGCGTTCGGTGGTGGTTTTTCTAATTTCGCAAACACTTTTTTTAGTGGTTTAAGAGGTTCAGTTAACATAATTCCTTTAGTTCTGGCATTTCGAAACAATCCTTTTGTAGATGCTGAAACCGAAACTGGAAGAGCATATTTGACTGGCTTTTTGGCAACAGGACTTAATGTGGGTGGGAGCAACGGCACAAAAAAATTCAAATGGTTACAGCAAGCTCTCAATAGGCAAAGCAGTAGAGATAGGAAAGTATTTTTATTAAGAGACAGTGACACTAGCACCTTTGATTTTGGTGAAGACGGCGCAGGTGTTTTTGAGCAAGATATAATAGATCAAATTCAGGCTTTGCAAATTCCTGTATACGATTATTACAATACATCTACAAACACTGCAGCCTCAAATCCTTTATCAGGTATTACGACATTTTCTGCTGGTTATTCACCTTCAGATAATGCTTATGTAGATCAAATCAAAAGAATACCTGAATTCTTTAACCTTCAAAATATTAACATGATTGATGGTGCTCAACAAAGATGGTTAGCCCCAGCGGATACTTTTCAGGTTGATACAAGTTTATACACTTATATTGGGTCAGGACTCATTTCAGGAGAAAGAACGGGAGAAATAACTGGAGGTCTTCTAATAAATACTATCCCCTTTTTCAAACCAGTGACATTGAGAGCAAAAACTTATGGGATTTATTATGAAGATAAATTTAGAGGAACTTTAGATTTATCAATAAGCGGTAATATTTCATTTAAAAATATATTTGAACAATACTTTTTTGATAATTATTTCAGACCTTCTGGTAATTATGTAATTAAGGTTTCTGGATCAAATATCGGCGATCAATTAGTAACTGGAGACATTCAATATGTTCCTTACAGCGGAGAACCGTATGTTGATGGCGGACAGAGAGAAGCGTCTGTTAATTTTAATGATTTTTGTGTTTTTGCCCCAGTTAATTTAAGTGGATATGTAGTTTCTTTTGCTTCATCAGTTACTGTAACTGGAACTCCATCAGTTTCTGGAGAAGTTTATTTAGCTTCTGGACTTCTTGATGTTGATTCAACTTTAAATACTGGAATAACTGGAGAATTTGACTTTTTTGATGTAAATTTTGTAAGTGGAGATCCTATATATTTTGCAAATACTAATGGATCTACAGGCATGTTATCTGGAGATATTTTTCATACATATTTATTATCAAATACTGGAGAGGTGTCAGTTGAAACTTCACTTTCAAGTGCCATAATATTGCCTACAGGTATGCCAGATTTAATAGATACTTTCAGTATGAATATTGATCCTTTTTTTAGTAGAAGTATTTCTGGAGATCAGGTAGTCTCTGGAATTACTGAAGAAAGAGTTGAAGATTTGTTGCCACCAAACGCAAATATTGAAAGAACAACGACATTACAAGACGGAACAGGTCGTGCGATTATAAGTGGTACTTTTCAAGGGGAAATGACTTATACTGGTATTTATTACAAAGATGATGATGCTATAACTGGATTCGTAAATCCAGCACATGATTATCATCATGGAATTTCAGACTTAAGTAACTTTAATTTAAATAATTTGACGGGCGATAGTAAAGTAAGACTTGTAGATGATTCAGGCACAGAAGAGGTAATTTCTGACGATTTGGACATCATATTTTTATTTGATAGATCTGGCTCTATGAATGACAATATAAGAAATTGCTCTGCTGCTATAGCTGCATCTGAACTTTTTAATTTTCGAATAATTAATGCAGCAATTTATTCATATGATTATTATAGCGGCCCAGGTTACTTCGCTGGTATTTTAAATGAGTATGCAGATACGGATATGGTGTTTAATCCAAGCTCTTATGAAGAGTTCCAAGCCGTGTTAAATAATATCACTGATTACATAAATATTGGTGGGGGCAAGGAAGAATTGGCTCACGCAATTGTAGATATAGATAATGCTGGTGGATTTGATGGTTATAACGACAGGAAGGTTGTTTTATGTGCGTTTACAGACGAACAGGATACTTCTAGTCCGTCTATTAAAGGAAGTGCTTTATCGATCTTATCAACCAAAGAAATCCAAACTATTTTTTTTACTACTACTAAAGATCAATTTGGTGATCCAATAGAACTACAACCTCATTTTGAATCCTTTTTAAATTCTTTAGTATCCGAATGCAACGCTCAATGGATAAATATGAGTGATGTTAACTCAGCGAATTTCAGTAATCTGATTAGTACGGTAGTTACTAAGGGTTTCGCTAATCTTGATATAAAAGCAATATTGGACATCGATAATCAAGATTTAAATGATTATTTGCCTGAATTATTTCTTGAAGATGCTGAATATTCACAACAAAATTATCGACCTCCAAGCTCTCTTTATATTAAACAGTTAGAAATTAGAGCAAAAACTACAAGAGGTGGTGAACCTAATTTTGTAGATGATGATTTTGCAATACTACGAAACGACGAAATTATTGTATCACCCGCCAGAAATATAATGTGGTATTCTCATCAGCCCCCTTATTCGGTATACGTAGTAGGCGGTAAAATTACGACTGCAGCAGGTGCTGATTATAACATAACAAATTTAAGTACTGATGATAATCAAGTATTTAGGGTTACCAGTAGTTGGCATGGGCGTGGAGAATTTGTTGTTTCTTATCAAGATAGAATAGATGAAATTGAAGCATTTGGTAGCCCTGTTGTATATTCAAGTATAGAGCTGGTAGTAGTTGATGACAAGAGAGTATTAAGGGCTTGGAACGCCAAGCCATTACCAAATAATAGTGAATATGATGAAAACTCTAACAGTTTGTCTGTAGGAGTTTTTTCAAAACCATTTGTTCCTCCTATTTTTAATATATCTACCGAAGGTAATGGTTTTCTGAGCAATGCCTCTAATAGAGGCTCCTCAATACTTGGATTTGGCACTGCTTATAATAATTTTATATTTGATACTATGACATGGCCTTATCTTTCTGAAACAACTGGAAATTCTAGTCCAGAATATGTTTGGAGATATGATGGCGAAATTTTTCCTGAAGATAAATTAGAGGTAGTAGTTTTTGATGGTTGGGGAAACAAAAGTAGACTAGTTCCTTGGACGGCTTTACTATTTTGGAATGACGGCTTTATTAGCAAAGTAGAAGGAGGATATATAGATGAAAGTCCCAGTGTTTCAGGTAAGATTATTTCTTTCGAACAGTCGCAATTAAGTCGGAGCGAATACTTGTCTGAAGACGGTGGCGGTCCTTGGGGAGAATCATACGTATTCTACTCAGGTGGTAGTGGCTTAATTCCTGTAACTAGAGATATAAAGCAAGACTTTGTTCAAGATATGGCATATATTCAATATGACACAACTGGAATCCCATATAATATAGCTCAAGGAGTTGGTTTTTCCCTTAAATATCAAGAAACGATTACTTCTTCTGATCCACTTTTTGTTGGAGAAAATAATAAGCCAAAAGCAGACTGGAAAGACGTTGGTTTTATTTGTAATTTAGATTTATTAAGTGAACTTAGTAAAAAAGAAGATGAGGATACTGATGATGATGATGATGATAATAACTTATGCGAACCACCGCCAGGTTGTCCAGGTGCAGATGCTGCCGGTGCTGGTGGTGGTGGTGGTGATGCTGGTGGTGGTCAGGATGGCCCTAAATCAAATATAGTTTCTGGGGCTCTTTATAGTGGATCAATAACGCTGAATAAATTAAATATTGGTGACTATTTGCAGTTTAGTCCATACAATTTTGATTACTCTGGTGCGTATTTAGAGGCTTATGGAACTGGCTTTCCTGATATTTATAATTTGGATAATAATTTTTATTATGACAGATTTGGTAATAGTCATAGTACATTTAGTAACGCAGTTGAATTAGCTTATTTACTTAATGGTTATTATAATGATTTCTCATTAGGGGTAAATAAGAGAGGTATATGGCAGCAGTTTAAAACTGGAATTTCTGAATTTGCAGGAGATACAAGTGGAGACTTTTACAATGGACCATTATTAAAAGCTACTGCTCTTACTCCTAACTTTTTAACAATAGAGTCTCTTATTTTTGGAGATATGGGCAATTATAAAATTGAGTTTGAAAATACATATGGAGTACCTAGTAGCAAATATCAGTATTCAATGCCACTTTCAATAGCATTTCAGGGTAGTGATAACGGTCAGCGTTGGAAAAATCTAATGTTAAAAGATTTTGATTATAGCCTAGATACTCATGAAATCATAAGTGACGGATTTGAAATCAATACAGACCCAATAGAATTCAGAGAAGGTTCTGAATTAAGGGTTGACAATGAAAAAAATGGAGTCGATTTTATAAGTATAAATTCAATTGATCACGTAATTCAATCTGGAACTGATGGAGCATTTTTAAATACAATACAATCTAATGGTATAAGTTTTCTAAATTCTGGCACCAGTGCATTTACTGGAATTGAATTTCCATCGGGAATAGATGTGTCAGATTTTAATGAGCACTCTATTCGATATGAATATAGTGGGAATTATTCTGGTTCTCTACTTGGTTTCGTCAATGGTTATACGATAGTAAAACCAAAAGAGGAAGAAGATGGACCCCCTGAAACGCCAGATATTTTGGCTGAATGTCCTCTAGCTAATAGAGAAATAGTCAGAAGGACGAGAACTATCGTTATTGATAGTGGTGTTGACTCATTTGGCAATATTTTCCAAATCACTCAAGATCAAGGACAAGATTGTAGTGGGTGTAGAGATTTTCAACAAATAGAGGTACCAGCTGGTCACCCTCTTAATAGTGGAAAAGTTCCAACTGATGCAGATTATGTACATACTGGTTTTGTAAAATGTGAAACGGATGGAGCCATAGAGTTGGAGACAGAACGTGACCAAGCCAAAGTGCAAACCATATCATATAGTGGATTTTTTACAGGCTTTGAAGGTCAAAACATATTTCCATCAAACAACGTGTATTTTAAGGGATCATTTACGGCTCCATTAGAGCCACAAGCTACTTTCGAAATTACCGATGAAGTTGCAGTCTATCCTATTGATACAGCCTCTTTGTTTTTTAGCGACATCTCTATTACTTCACTTTCTGATATAATAGATGAAGATGAGAGTGCAGAATCAAATTCAGCAGTTGAACCAAGCATTAGTTTTAGAACTGGCTTTGTATTTGATAACGAAATAGATTATAGATATTATAGATTATTATATAGTGGCTTTAGTATTATTACTGGAGTAGAGGGCTGCGAATCACAAAGTGGAACAGTTATATTTGACGAAGTTAATTTATATGGACCAACTGAGTATACATTTGAGCGAAGTGGATCGCAAGACATTACTTTGTTCGATGCCACTTATTCTGGAGATTTAGAAGTTCAAGTTACTGGAAGTCTAACTGGTATGCATGTAGGTACGAGCCCTTCTGGAATCTTGGCTGTAAGCGAGCGTAAAACTGGAGTTATAAATTCAGAGTTTTTCCATGATGGACAGCAAATTTATGCTACTGATTTTTTCGCCAATTATATTGACACTATAAGTGGGGTTGGGGTGGTTTCTGGAAATATTACTGGATTATTCTACGATACAGGCACTAGCAAATTACTTAATGAAATACCGGTTGTAGAATTAGTTACTGGATTTGGAAATTTTGAAGTGGAGGTAAATGAAGTAAATAATTTGTCTGATATAGCAACTGATGAACAAGTATTTATAGATCTTGAAGGCTCTACTAGATTTACTGGTATTGGAAATGTTAAGGCACTACAAAGCGGAATTAACAGCTTCGCAACAATCAGCGGCTCAGAGACTGGATTTATAAATGATGGAAGTGGTAGTTTTGACTTTTTTAGATCTGAATCTGTTCTTTTGGCAGGAAAAATGTTGCTCCAGAATCAAAATGGACTTTTAACTGAAGACTCTGATAATATAAAATTAGAAGGAATAGAGCTGGAGGTATTTGGTTCTACTCCTACTGGATATATTAATGCTCAAATAATATTAAATTACAACAGTCCAGTTATAGGTGATAGAATAATACTTGGAAATAATGGTTTTATAAATAGTACAGGCAATGCACTACCAAATTTATTTAATGATATAACTGGGTTGTCTAATGTTATTAATAGTGGTGATTCAGGATTTACATCATCAATAGTCGATATCGACACATTACAAATTTTTGCGAATAGACTAGGAGAACTTGGCAATTCAATACAAGTTAATTCTTTCGGAAGCGGTGGAAAACCTACATTTCAATCAAATACTTTTACTGGTGGTAAAGATATTCATCAGTCATTAACTGGTTACGGGCTCTTTACTGGTAGAGCTATAGAAACGGTTGATAACACTGGTATCTATCAGGTAGATTATACTGGAGAAATTACTGGTGCAATTAATATATTTACTGGAATTAAAACCTTTACTGGTACATTTGAATTATTTACTGGAAGATTTTTCAAATTCATTAATTTTAGAGACAATATTCCTGCTGGTACCGTAACTTCTATTTATGATCAAGGTTTTACAAATATGGGTACTTTCCCAAGTCAATTTAATACATACATTGATTACGTTCCTAGTGATTTAATAGATTACAGTGATACAAACAATGAACCTGATGTTGCTGAATTAGTAATTACGGGAATAAATTTAACTGGGTATAGAATACCAATACATGGAGACAAATAATTATGTCAGGATTTAGAATTATAAAAACTGGAACGCAAACCATTCAAATTGAAGAAAGGAGTAGTATTAGAATCGCTACTAAAAGATATAGACCACTTGGTTCTGACATTGTTTTAGGTGGAGGCGAAGATGGCACAGAACAAGATTTAAGAATATCTTCTCGAATGTTCATGACAGCAAAACAAAAAGAGGCAGAAGAGGCATCTATCTTATATGCAACAGACGCTGGAGTAGAAGTTACAGAGGTTATTGCAGATCCCAGCTTTGATCAAGAAGTTACGCCAGAAGCAAGGACTGCTCCATACGAAGCCTTTCATATTAAAGGTTTGGGAATAGATTTTACACCTAGATGGGACGATGATCCTCAGAAAAGAGACTATATATATTTAGAATTAGATTTACATGCAAATTTAGACATTCGTTCAGCTGCAATTGTTTATGGGCCTGTTAATGGCAATGGGGTAGGATTTATTCCTGGAGAAGAATCAGAACGCACTGATTTTGCCCAAGGAGATGAAAAGTTATTGGGTTGGCCTACTTTTCCTTCTTCATATCTTTTTAATTTTGAATTAGATGACGAAGAAAAGTTTATTTTTATGCCTACAGGCGAAGAACCTACCGCAGAGGAGCTAAACATAGAAAATGTTCAAAGAAAAGCATATGTATTACTTGGATATTTAAGCAAAGATATATTTACAGACCCTGGCAGCCTGATCATGTATGATGCTAGCGAGACTGCTATACCTTATATGTATATAGTCGGCTGTATTGGTAGTCATCTTGAAGTAACTCATGGTCTTTCTAATGAACTCCCAGTTCTTAATATTTCTAAACAATTTAGACCTGGTCAGTTAAGTTCAAATTATTTCAACAAAACAGAATCAGGCGGCGAAGGAGGCGGCGAATAATATGCACGAAGAAACACCAAGTATCGCTAACTTTCATACACCGGGTACTGAAGAATATTTTGATGAAATTTTCAATAAAAAAAGAAAAAGTCAGCCCATTAATTTTGACGGTACACTCTGGGAAACTTTAGATCAAAAACCTAAAATAGGAAATCTATATTTTATGAATAGTTTTCTTTTTCAGGCTTGTAAAAGTCAAGCAGTGAAAGAAGTGGGAGGAGTAGAAGAGGGGTTAGAAGGAGAAGAGTTAGAAGAAGCAAAACAAACAAGACTAGCAGAAGTAGACGGCAGAACCACAGAGCTTTATTACGAAAAAGAAGGCGAGGTAGAAAGATTTGATATAGCAAATTATGTAAAAGCTTCTAGTCGTAATATTCAAGATCTTACATTTCAGTTTAGACAGCTCAAATTAAGTGTTCTCATTGTATCTCTGAAAATTATATTTTTTCCTGTCGGTCTGACCGTGCCACCCGTACCGGTTCCAATTATTAATACTTTTATAACTAGAACCACAACCTTTCCACAATTTACAGAAAACTACGAAAGAATGACTGGGCAAATACATAGTGGACCTAATCTTACAATAGATACCACACGTATTTTAAATCTAAAAGATGGAACATATCTCGTCAAAGCATTCTCTATTGGAAAGGGCTATACTACAAACGGACCTGGTTTTCCAGTAGGAATCATCGAATTCGCTGGTTTATCAAGCTTGTTTTCCCTTAACCTTATTTTTTCACCAACCAACAATCTATTAGAAACACCACTTTCTGGCTTTGGCTTTATTTCAGAAGTTGATTTTAATAATGATCAAACTGAAATGAAGATAAATAGAAAAAATTGGTCAATTTCTGATGAAACACAAAAATTCCAAGAAGGAAAGATTGAATCCGAAGAATTATCTTTGTTGGCTCAAGAAACTTTATCATCTCTTGATCTCCTTGAAAGAGACGAAGAGGAGTCATAATATTTAACTTAAAGACCGCTTTGACTGGACATATTAACAAGGGACAGATCTTCGATAATGTTGATTGGTCTTTCAGAATAGTCCCAAGAATATCTAAATGTAATTTTTTTTCCAAAACTCGGTTTTGATTCTATTTGTTTTACATTTAACACTTCATCTCCTGATAGAAATTCACTTGCAATAGATATAACTTCATCATTAACTAAACCTATTCCTTCGTCTAGATCAACATCATCTCTAATTACCGCAGTACCATTAATTGATAATTTGCCCCTTTCAAAGTATTCTAAATTCTGAAGAACGTATTGCTCTGTGTCGCTGTTAGCTTTTAAAAATACTTCACCAACTAGTGCATAGGGTTTTGCTCTATAAAATGGATATTCTATATTAACAGTATGATCAAATTTTTCAAATTTTTCATGTGGCGGAGGATCTTCATTTGTTGCACTAACAGAAAAATTTATTTCTCCCTTAAATTTATTTTTTGTAACACTAGCTGAAGTATAATTCTTGCTAACATCGTCAATATCATAATAATTAGAAAAAAGTGCGAACACATTCTCGCTTTTATAAATATCTATCTTTTCATTATAAGCGCTTTCAATAAGAGAGAATCTGTCTGTTAAATCTGATCTTCCTTTTAAAGTTCCGCGTAAAGTATATTTTTTTATTTTATCTTCCCCTTTACTTTCATTTAAAGACAAGTCTAATATTAATGTATCGTCATCAATATTAGTTACCGCATCGTCAAATTCAAAACTAAAGGATATAGATTGGGCTTTATCATTTAGTTTTTTTGTTTTTGTAATTGGGGTTTCATTCAGTGTTATGCTGTGAGAGTCTTCTATTTTTTGTTTAAAATCTACAGTATCAAAAATTGTCTCTAGTTCTGTCATTGTTGTATTTATTCCGCCAGTAATTGTTCCAGATATAGAAGCCTTATGAAAACCCTGAACTGGTTCATCTACACTAATGGTAAAAGTCATTTTAGATTTACTACTAGGGTCAAGCAAGTCAATCTCATAAACCTCTGTAATAGAATATGTTCCATTAACTCTGTTTATATTTTCTGCTTGACTTATTAACACAAACTCGGAGCTTGAACTTATAGGTGGATCTTCTGACCCTGATGATCCACCACCCTCACTTGATCCTCCACTTTCATCTTGTTCCTGAAAGCATTTTGAAAAATTTGCTGGAATTGCTGCAGTACTTGCTGGATAAACTAAAGCTTGAACAAATTCACGAGCATTATCAAATCCTGTTTCATCTAAACCTGCATCATTTATTCCAGCCGCAGAAACAGTATGTGTGACTGTCAAAACCCTCTCTCTGGTTTCTGAAAAATTCCATGTGTTTATAGGATTAATTATTCCTGCCGATGTAAACTTATCATTGGGATAGCATACTAACACTACAGTATAATCAATATTGGATAAAAAATTTGAAGGAGCAAAATCGACACTTTGTAAAAAAACATTAGTTCGTTCAATCTCTCCTATTATTAAAGCTCCATCTGTTATTCCATAAGTTGACAAAATGGTGTTTTGTGCCTCCAATAACCCTAAGTATCCAGTAGGATCAATAATTTTTCCAGTCAGAGTTATAGTTTCTGAAAATCCCCATTTTTTATTATAAAAAATAGGAGTTTGGGTAATAGAAATGTTTGGTTCTGGAATTTCTGTTGTATCAGATGACATCTATGTCGGCTACCTCCCTTAGCCAATTCCACTCAACACTGAATGTCATTGAGTTTTTTTTAGGGGTAAAAGATATTTTTGGTGAAGAAGAAATGTGAACAAATTCTTCTGTTGGTATAAACTTTGAAATAGTTGTATTAATAAAACCTCTATATTCTGAAAATGTAACTTCTTTTTCGCCTCTTAATTCCATCCTTAATGTGGTTTTACCTATAGTGGCTAAATCTAATTTTTGAGAAATCGACATATCTTTTAATATATTAAAATTATTTTTCAAATCAACTGGATAAGAATGTGTGACGGTATTTTTATTAGTGATTTTGTCGGTGCCCTCTCTAGATTCACTTGAATAAGAAAAATTATAAGTGATGGTTCCGTCTATTTCAGAAAAATTAGTATCTTCATTTATAAGATGTATTTCCCTGAATTCTATTGTATTACTTCTCAATACACTATCTATTCTGCCTTCAATCCCGCCTTTAATTGTATCGTTAAAAGCTGATTTGGCTTTTTCAATAGAACACTCTGAACCAATAGGCAACGGCTTGCCATCTCCAACTATCTGTCCTCTTTCAGATATTACATAAAAGCCTTCTGATTTTTTTATTTCATGATTATACGACCAATTATAAGTGCTTTCAATAGATATGTCGTTAGAATAATTAACCGTATAATTAATGGTTAAATTTCTTTCATCTATTTCTCGAATTACTGATATTTTTTTATCAACAAGACTTGCAGGTGAACTATAAGCGGTAGGCTCCTCATCTGCTATAAAAATATTAAATTCAGTTTGACATCTTGTAAAAGATGAATCAATTAAGGCTTGTGTTTCAGTGTTAAGTGTGCCTAATGAGCTTTCGTCACTCGGAGCAATAAAACGAACGACGCCCTTTTCTGATACAGTTGTTATTCCGTTTTGATTTATAGCAACAGAAATTTCCGATGTTGAATCAGTTGATCCCGAACTTAATGCGTCAACAAAGTTATATTGATGCGATAAAGAATATGACTTGGATATTTCATCGATACTTTCCGAACAATATTTTTTATATGTAGTTGCATCTTCATTGTAACCGTCAATTAATTGATTAGCCAGAGCCTCGTCAATTAAGGCTTGTGCCAAGGTTTTAGACAGGAGCAATGGATCATTGCTTTCGTCATCTTGATAATTAATATTAACTGAATAATTAAAGCTTTTATTAGAAGCCGTTTCATTAAAAGAAAACACTTCATCTAAACTTACTAAAAAATTTGCTTCACTTGCTTCATCTATTAATACAGATTGTAATCCCTCAGATGATCCACCTCCACCTCCTGAATCAGGATCTATTCCACCTTCATAAACTTCTATAGTAGCTGAAACTTGTTTTAAGCCTGGACTAACACCTTCATCAGAAAAAGAAATGTCTACTAACTTACCCGTACCAAAAGCCGTTCCATTAACTGTAAACTCCTGAATCGTTGTCGTGTCTAAAAAACCATCAATAATGTCTTTGTTGTCCTCTGAATCACCCTCTATAACGCCTTCATCAATCAAAAAACCTTCAAGACTTACAGTTTTTATTTTTCTGTAATTATATAAATTTGATCCGAAATACTCATACTGAGTACTAGATCCTAATACTGTTGTTTTATCGAAGTCCATTTATATAAAGCTAACTAATGACATATCTACGGACGCGACATCTCCAGCGCTCAAAGACATATTGGTTGATTGGACTTTTCCAGTAAATCCATAATCTTGTAGTGGTTCTCCATTCAAAGAATTAACAGTAAGAGAAATTTCAACATCTTCGCCCCCGTTAATTTCAACAAAATTGCTAAAACCAGAAGCATTAACGTTACACTCTTTTCTTCGCGATATAATATCAACAAAACCTGGTGCGCCACTGCTTCCTAATAAATATATAGGATTTTGTTGTATAGAACAATTTAAGGTTATAGATGTTCCAGTTGCTCCAACTAATGGACTATTAGCAGAATGACCAATATCGATATCAGCTTCAAAAACCTCACTATTGGGTGATTCGTCCGCTAATAATTGACCAGTTATAATTGAATAAGCAACTAAATTAACACTAGCATTGAAAAATGAATTTTCACTCGCAGAAATAGACAGGCTTTCTGGATATAATCCAGTAAACTCACTAGAACCAATTAATAATGTTTGGCTCTCAAATTCTGAAATATTTGCATTTCCGTTAAAAATTTCTTCAAAATCTTTGTAAAAAGGGTCTCCGCCCGATCCTATTAAATAGTTCAAATTTATTCTGGTAACAGGTCTTTCAGTTCCATAAACTACTCCAGTTTTATTTGCCGCACGAGTTTTACTGTCTTCTAAAGAGTTAGAACAATCCATTGTGAGATCTCTACACAATACTTCATCAGAGCCGTATGTTATCTTAACATCTTTATAATTTATATAGCTCATGATGATATAGGCAATAATTCCTCTAAATTGTTAATAACTGTTTGGAAACGAATGTTTCCTTCTAAAAATCCGTTTACGCTTGAATTTAGTGTTTCCGATTCTATTCTAGCCCTTGGCATTCTATATCCAGTTATTTCACGACAGTCGCCGAATTTAATTTCTAAATCACTTGATCCACTTACAAATGTTTCTTCAAAATCGTTTAAAACACTTTGTTTATTGCCAGTACCCGCTATGATATCTAAATCTAAAGAAACCGTGTATCCTTCTACTCTAGAAACATCAATTGGTAAATGTCTTCCCATAACGTAAGACGGCTTCCAATTTGTCGAGATTGAATAAGTAAAAGACTGAATGAATTGCGATTCTAATGTGTCGAGACCTTCAATAATAATAGATTTATTTTTAATTCCTGACTCTCCTATATTATCTTGTGCATCAATCGGTTGGTTATCACCCGATACTTCTCCATAAACAACAAATTCAATCGAATCAGATGGTGGACTTCCGACACCTCCATTTAAGGTATAGTTACTAATATAACCCGAATTAAAGTTAAAACCAACGGTAAGTCTTTCTGGTGTAGAATTATCAGTAGCCCCCACAAACCCACCAGTTATAATTCCACTCGCAGACATAAATCTGTTATGTAAATAACTTCCATCATCTAATATTAAGGCCGATATAGACCCTCCAGCTTCATTTTTTCCTTGATATTGTCGAGTGCTTCCCCTGCCAATAACTTCTATTTTAGGAGCCGAATAAGCAGAATCGAAAGAAAAAGAGTTCGCCCCTTTAATTGAATCGCCTTCTAATCTTACACAAATATCTTTGTTTCTAAAAAACCTCATACCTGACATTTATTACACTTTTATCGAGCATTATTGAATTGTGCAGACCTGTCAGGTACATTAATGCCAGCTCTTCTTAATTTTTCAGTATCAGCTCCTGTAAAACTTCTATTTTTGCCCTCATTCTTTTGGGCTTCATACCTCATTTGTGCAAACTCAATTATCTCGTCTGGATCTTCAGATTCAATACCTGGATAGTTTTTAAAAATATTTGCAAACATATTCGCACTTGTAGCCAATCTTGTTTGAAAATACGTAATATCACTAATAGGTTTTCCAAAGTAATAATATGGATTTTTTGATAAATTCCAAGAACTTTGAAAAAAGTCTTTGATAGATATTTTTCTAATATTTGAATCGTTTAATTTTTCGGTGCACTTATTATAGCTCTTATTAATTTTAGATAACTCTTCTGGCTCTATTTCATCAAAATCTTTTTCATTAAATTTTTTTTGATTAAGATCTTTATCCAAATACAAAGAATTCACAATATAATATTCATGCATTCTATTATTGGTAATGCTTTCTATTGAGCTTGATGTAATTGCATATTTTTGTGCCATTAAATTATCATGCTCTTTTTGATTATTTTGCAGCTCTTTTTTGGCATGATTCTTCATGTCTTCTGCCAGTGATTTCTGAATAGTTAATGTTAGTTGTTCACATAATTCAGACAAATCTTTAATTTTTTTATCTTTCTCATCTGACCACAAATCCTGAGCAATAGCTCTTTCAATTAAAACTTCAGAAGCTTCTACGCCCCTTTTTTTTAATCGCTCGTAGAAAAAAGAATACACTCTTTCGTAATCCACATGATCATCCAAAGCCATGTGTTTTATGTAAAAATTATTCTCAACACTATAAGAATAACCTTTTAATATTTCCGAAAGCCCGCTTCGAAGAATAGAATCTTCATTCATTACTTCTCGCTATCTTTTTCTTTTTTTTCTGCTTCTGCTTCTTTTTCTATTTCTTTTTCTATTTCTTTTTCTTCGATTTTTTCTTCAATCTTTTTTCCAAAGTTTTCTTTGTAAAATCCTTCAAAATCTTTTTCGGTTTCTGCAATTCCCATAAACCACAAAGTGAATAGAAAAATTAATTTATTATGAATGTCAGACCAGTCAGCTTCATTTTCGCCTTCTTGCTTTTGTTCCATCTGTTCAAACTGTTCTATCATCCTTTTCTGTGGATGTTCATTATCTGAATCAAATAAAAAGTCTTCTCCAATTAAAGAAAAGTTTAGAAAAGCATAATCAATTGCCTTATTACGAGCCTTGGTCTCAACAGTATCATCATAAATAGCCGAATAATATTCATTAAAATTTCTGATCTTGTCAGACAATTTATTGATTTCTTCGTACAGTTTAATCCTAGCCTCTTTATTTTCATCACCAACACTAGTAAGCAATTCTTCTTCTTTCTTCACAAGCTCTTGACGCAACTTAGTAATTTCATATTCGTCACCCTTAGTCATAGCTCCATCACAATTGTCCATATAATACTTATCAACAGCCGCCCTTGTTTGAACCCCCATGTTCATAAGTTTTGACTTAATCGCAGCTTGAAAAATTTCTAAATCTTCCATCTCAACTCGATTTGGTTTTTTAAGACCAAAATCAAAAGTTTCTTCCCCTATCTTTCCTTTAAATGTGTATAATTTTTTCATAAATCCCCTTTACCTGTTAATTTTAAAATAATTACCAGCCTGATCTTCAAAAAATCTGGCTTGATCATTGCCAATATCTAGAATTCTTTGTCTAGCCTCTTCATAATCATCAATAGAAATTGACTTTTTATCAAGTAAATCTTCTAGATGATACAAATATTGTTTAAACATGTATTTAATACACCGTTTACCCAAAAAACTATAATACAAATAATCCTTTTCTTCCATACCCTGCCTACAGGGTAATATTACATCTAAAAAGATAAATTGAGAAATTAATCGGGTGTTATAACGTCACCCCGTAATTCTGATTCTATTTTATCAAGCCTAAAAGAAAGTTCGTCTATCAAGTCTTGAGTATTTGCAAAATTTTGTTCTAATCCCTCAAAATTTATCGTGAAAATATTATTTGTTTCTAATCTAGTCTCAATACCTGCATTAATATTTGTACTAAGCGTGTTCACGGCTTCAGCTAAAGGATCAATCTCGCCGCCAAGTTTTTCTACAAGTATTCCCATATCTAATGGAGTAGATTCTGATCCAAGTGGTAATGGATTCATCTGGTAATTTTCTGGAAAAACATTTTGTTCAAGAGCTGTCCTAGTAGAAGCGCTTGTATTACCATCTCGTGTTATATTTAGATAATCTTGGAGTAAGCTTATTGTTTCTTGTAGTTTTTCTCCAACTAACTGATTTGAGCCTATTCCTTCACTAATTCTCTCTACTATAGCTCTAAGAAAATCATTAGATTCAATTTCAGTTCTAAGACCTGTAAATGCGCTAACCGTATTTACTATTTCGTCTTTAAGAATTTTAAATGATTCAGCTACAGCTGGATCTTGTTCTGATTTAGCTTCTATATTTGGAGTTTCAGGAACAACGAATGGATTTGGGTTTCCATCTCTATCAAAAAATTCTCTTTTAGCAATAAAGTCCTGTGGTAAGGTTCCAGGCAAGGTGGTTCTAATGTCAGCAATATCCCCGCCTCTTGAATCTATTTCTTTTCTTAAAGCAGCGAATGCTGGGTTATCTACCAAAGAACCAAATCTTGTTGCTACACTATCTAAAGCTATATTAGCTCTTCCAGGAACATCAAAAGGAGATACTTGTGAGCTATCTCTGGTGCTTCTAATACTTCTATCAAAGTTATTTAAAATCGCACCTTGTTGAAACTGAGGTATAAGAAATTCTCCATCTCCACCTCTTGCCTGTAAAGCAGCAATAAGACCCTCTCTAATTTGACTAGCTTCGTTTTGTAACACTGTGTTGAACCCTTGTGTACTTGTAAAGCCTGAAGCAGCTCTGACCTTGCCAGCAATGCTTTCATCGTCTGTTCCTAATACGCTTGGAATAGTTTGACCCAACTCTCTTTCGATTTGAGCTATTCTTTCTGATGACTGTTTTAATTCTCTAAGAGCAGTTTCTTGATTTTGATTTATTTTTATATTTTCCTTCCTATCAGCCGCTGCAACATTTTCAAGAGCAATACCTTTGGCGGTATCTAAGAGTATACCATCCAGAATCACTTTTGAATCTTTAGTATTTTTAAAAATTTCTTTTAACTCATTTCTTATGGATTTTAGTTCTGTCAAATCATCAATGCCATCTCTCAATTTAATTAAAGTTAAAGCCAATTTATCATTATCAATTTCAGCACCCTCAGAAAGAGGTTTAGCTATAAATTTTTCAAATTGTTCTCTTGCGTCAGTAAAAATTTCACGTCTATTAACCTTTGTTGTTTCATCTGCTTTGTCTCTAGCCAATTGTTGTGATGCTAAAAAGTTCTTATCTCTTTGTGAGTCTGTTATTCCGAATTTAGAACCAGATATTTCTAGAGCGCTCCGTCTTCTATTAAAACCAGTTGCAGTAGATAATTGACTTTGCAATCCAATTACATCATTAAAACTTCTTCTTGCTTGAAAAGCAGATAATTGTGCTTGTCCAAATCTAGCCTGATTAGTTGTCAAACTTACTCTTGCCGCTTGTAGCGCGTTCTGTTGAATAAGGTTGCTAAATATTTGCCCTTCTCCAAGACTTGCCGCTAAAGCTTTACCTAATCCGCTTACAGCACCAATTGTTGATCTAAATTCTTCATCCAGATCGTTTATGTTAAATCCCAATTTTTCAAAAGTTTCACTTATTCTATCAACATTTCCAGACCCCAAGTCATCTTGTAAAGTTTTTACAAAATTAGACAAAGGAACTTCCGCTGCTTTTGCAGACTTCGCAAATTCTCCAAGATCAACACGACCCAAAATATTAGATATCAATGCTTGGAATTGTTTTCCGCCCTGTTCTAACGTCTTACCATCTACAACGCTGCCTGGTCGGTTTAATTCGCTGAAAGGAGTGGCAGTTCTTACTGTCCTTGCACTTCCAGCTACAAAAGCTCCTCCAAAAGAAGTTACTCCCGACTGCGATTGAGCGAGTCTCGAAACAGCAGAATCATCGAAATCTAGTCTCGATCCTGTTGTCTGTTGTAAAATTTTTGCTAACTCAGCATTCGCTCCAGCTATATTTGTTCTTGCAGTTAGTTCTCTCTGCAATTCGCCAGCTATTTCATTTCTATCCTCTGGTCTTGCAGAAGTTATTCTTGAAACCTGTGCATCAGTTAATAGTCTTTCTCCCTCTTTGTTGGTTTGCCTTAAATTTTTAAGTGCATCAGTTCTTAATCTTGATATTTTTCTTGTATCAAAATCTCCAGAAGATAATAAATCTCCAATTAAAGACTCGGATTGCAAAAAGCTATTAATAGCATTTGCACTATTTACATTTTCTTCTCTAACATTTTCAAATATTTCTTTTAACTCTTCTGCTCTTGTAGGACCTTTGTCAAGTAAAGCTGAACCAGCTCCAAATGCAAGACCTCCTAAACCTCCAACTAGAGCCCCTTTTGGTCCGAACATTGCTCCAAGAGCAAGTCCCGTTGCAGCTCCTTGAAGTCCGCCCTCTACAGCAGATCCAGCTCTTTCGCTACCTGTTACACCTTTAGCTACACGTCCTGCCAATGGAGAAGCCATACTCAAAGCAAAACTGCCTATAAACCCCTTTTGGGATAGAGATTCATTTCTTTGTAATCTCCTGTTCTGAATATCCGATTGCAATCTTTGTTTCGCCAGAGGAGTCAGCGTTTTGTCTTGCGCAAACTGTTTCTCTAGGCCTCTAAAACTTGGTATACCTAATTTTCCTAATTTTCCACTACGTGCCTGCTTATCTATTGCTAATTGAGCTCCTTTAACTTGCTGATCAGCTACCTGTGAGTCTATTTCGAAAAATCTATTAGAGACAGTAGTCCGAACTCGTTCTTTAACATTTTGTGACAGTTTTTTGCCTTCTGGAGTGTTTGCAAATTTTTTAGCATTCTCACTTCCTGCTTTGATGCCTCTTCTATTTAGCTCTCGATCCATTTCTGTGTCAAAAGCTTGATCTTGGAATATCGCTTTTTCTCTTTTTGAGAACCTAGTGTTCTGGTCTATATCTAAATCACCTCTAAACCTTGCTCTTTGGTCTGAATCGAAGATTTCTTGTTCTTGGAATGCTGTTTGTTGTCGTGCTCTTCTTTCCGCTCGTATTTGTTGTGCTTTTTGATCTCTAGCTTGTTGCACCCTCATATCTCTAGCTTGTTGGTTTAAAGCATCGGCTCTATCAAGACTATCTTGTCTCCTTGCAAATCCTGCGAATCCTCCAACCCGCATACCTTCAAATCTTGTCTCTGGGTTACTTGAACTTCTAAGGGCTTCAAACTGTCCTGAAGCTCCTCTACTTATTAGTCTTCTTCTGATAGATTCCCTGTTAGTTGGTCTGCCTACGGGATTTCTAGCTTGATTCCTTTCTTGAAATCTAGCCGTTCTAACAGCTCCAATAGTATTATCAGCATAAATATTTGAGCCTCCACCTCTGATAATAGCACTAGCAGTAGCAGGTAAAATTTTATTTTGAAATCTATTAGATGCTCCTGCTGGATTGTTACCAGCATTTGCTCTAAGCCATTCTTTATCTTTGTTGCTTAATGCTTGTCCAGCTTCTAGTTTACCTTTTATTCTTATTTCCCTCGCACTTCCTGCAGCGAAATTAGATCCTTTTTTATTCATCATGTCCTTATTTAGGACAATGTCTCCAGATTTGGTAGGTATAATAAGCTCATCACTATTAACAACTGCTGGACCCCTTTTACCTCCTCCATAATTAAATTTGTCAATAACTTGGACTCTTGCTTTAGATGTTGCTCCTCCTACATTTCTATCAATAGCATTTTGTTCTCTAATAATTGCATCTGGTATTGATCCCTCTGCTCTAGCAGCTACTCCACGTCCTTTAAGTACAGCACCCATTGAACGCCTTGTACTAATAACTCCAGCATCAGTAGATGATATAACCAATCCCTTTCTTCTTATGGCATCTGCTGTTCTAATTTCTTGTAACTCTTGAGCTTGTTGAACAGCAAGCTGTCTTTGCAAAATTGTAAGAATAATTTTTTCTTTTGCTTCTTGCGCAGTAGCCAAAGCAAACTGCTTCTGTTCTTCAGCAGTACCTTGTCTTAAAAGACTTAAAACAGCAGTCTGATTCTGTTCTCTATTTTTTTGACGCTTATCAACTCCAGTTAATGAAAGTAAAGACTTACCACCCTGAGCCAATGTGTTAGCAAACAGATTTTTAATAACAGCAGCAGCAGCAACAAGTCCAGGCCCAGTTAAAACTTTTGCGAAGCCTTCTGCGGCATCACGTAAAAATCCGAAATTTTTGGCCCCTATAATAGCATCATTTAAAATACTAACGAACGCACTACTTCCAGAGACCTTATTTCCTTGAAAAGCCTCTAAAATGGAGTTGATATTTGTAACAAGATTTTTAATCGCATCAGAAGTTCCTTTTTGTCCAACACTATTGAAAATTGCTCCAATATTAGCACTAATTTGTTTGCTAACTCCTGCAATAGTGTCATTATATTGTTCATTTGCTTTATTAGCTTCATTAGTAGCTAGGGTTGCTCTTTCTGCTGCAGCATCAGATATACTGTATGAATTAGCCAAATCGTCGAATGCGGCAGATAACTTGGAAATTTGAAACTGACCAGCAGCTACAACTCCAATTTGAGTAGCCAAGCCTTGGTTATTAGCATTTTGCGCTGCCTTGTAAGCAATCGCTACTTGACGTAACTTTTCAAATCCATTTGCGTTTTCATCAATTTCAACATTTAAGTTTTTTAATTCGGCAACACGAGTTGGTAAATTTAATCTAGTAAAAACAGTTTTTAGACCTTGACCTATAGTTGCTCCACCAAGACCAGTTCTCTGCTTGATAGCCGTTATAACACCCAAGAGTTCATCAAAAGAAACACCAGCACCTTGAGCCACAGAAGCAGAACGAGCCAAAGCACTAGCCAAATCATCTGAAGAAACAGCAAAAGATGTTTCAACAGCACGAAGCTTATTAATAACTTCAGTAGATGTTAGGGCTTCCCTTTGGAAACCATTAATAGTCGCCGTAAGTGCAGCAACTGCTTCGTCAGTTTTTAAAGTTGTTAATCGAGTAAGAATTAAGGCATCACTAGTACGTTGCAATGTTTGCTCCACTGACAAACCTTGACGGGCAAATTCTTGAGCAGTTTGGGCTACTTGTTGAAAAGACTGTCCAGTTTGTTTTGCAACATCAAACAGGCTACTTCCAAACTGATTTATTGTATTATTGGATTGACCTAAAATACTATTAATAGAAGTAAGTTGTTGTTCAACCTCTACGATTGTAGTTACTAATTTTGTGAAAGACCTTCTTACCCCTTCAATAACTGCAACAGAGGCTCCGAACGCAATAACACGGGCATTAGAAGCTTCTAGAGACTTAGTAAACTCATCAGCCTTCCCAGTAATACGACCCAAGGCTAACTGACCTTTTTTAGTGTCTAAATTAACGCCTCTACGTTCAATCCTGCGGACAGCAGAATCGACCTTTTTATTCAAATTCCGCGTATCTGCTCCTACTATAATATCTAAGTCGCTTTGAGCCATAACCTATGATATTATTACATCAAATACAAAACAAAGTGAAAAAAAATCCCACCGTTTCCAGTGGGATTTAATAATATATTTTACTAAGATTTTAATTATTAAGAAGCACTTCCGCTTATAAAAATACCTCTATCAGTATCATTAGCTGCTCCAATTGGAACTGAGAAACTTACTGAGCCGTTTCTGTCAGAACCAATATCTATAGAAGTATTTTGACTTTCAAAGAATGCTTTTTTAACTATAACCGCAAATGTGTGTGATTTTGTTGAACCTACACATGGGTTTGCATGAATTTCAAAATCAAAATCAGTTGCTTGACAGCTAGTGAAAAGATTCGCAAGGCTACCAGTAACTAGATCGGTTACTGCGAAATCCAAAGATACGGTTGCAGTAATAGGAGTTTGAAGTGGACGAGAAAATACGAAGTCAGTACCAAGTTTTTCCAGTGCTTCACGAGGTAAATCAACAGAAACTGAGAATGATTGAACACTCGCTTCACTAAGATCTACACCCAACAAAGTGCTTGGAAGTCCAGCAAATGTTACATCACCTTTTTTGATAACTGTTGGCATTGCGCTAGTTCCAGTGGATGGAACAGGCATTGTATAAGTTTCAGTACTAGGAGTTCCATCAGATGGATTAACTGCAGGGACTAAAGGAGTACCATTAGCTGCTGTAACTTGATAGTTTGATCCTTCTACAGAAACACTCGCTTCCATGAAACCTCCAACTGCTGCAGAAACAGCATAAGAAGAAATGAATCCATTACCGATACCCACAACAAAATCTTCATCAGTAACAGTAGTTCCAGCGGCATCTGTTCCTTGTCTTGTAAATAGTGAGAAATAATTCTTGTCATCTTCGCTTCCGTCCAAAAGCGTACTGACAATAGATGTAGCGCCATCGGTAGGTATTCCCAAGGCTTTTTCGTTATGCCCATCAGATGCAAAATATGTAAACTCCATTGTTGGAGTAGGAGACGTGTTTACCACTCTGTCTACAGCAGCCGTGGTACCAAATTGATTAACATCCTCCAAAGGGAGGTCAAAAGTGTCACTGATAGATTGGACACGGTGTAATTGCGTTAAGCCAGCGGCATGAGAGCCTGTTGAAGGAGTGGGACCAACAAAAAGTCCAGCTGATCCGTATTTTACTTGTGTTCTTGCCATAATTTAAAAAATGTTTGAGGGTTGTATTTTATATTACAAATTTTTTTATTAAATGAGAAATTAAAGTCTTGGAAATCTGTAAGATAACAATCTAAATTCTGCATAACCTAAATAAAAGTTATCCGCACCTTTAGATGAAATTGATGTAGTATTAGATATAACTCTATCTACGTTTGCTTTTTGTATTGGATCTGAGTATTTTGAAGACAAACCAGTGTAATTAAATTCACCATTTTTCAAATCTCCGTAAATATTGAAAGGTATGTCTTCAAAATCTATGATTGGGAAGCAAGTTTGAGATAAGTCTTCAAAAATGCTTAATGCTCCATCCATCAGATAAGGGTCATCTGAAATTACAACGGCTTGATAATTTGACTCATTTTCGTCCATTCCGCCCAAAGCAAACGGATTATTTTTGCTGTCTTTATAACTTAAGATAACACAAGGGGCATTAATCTTCAGATCATTTGATCCTGTAATTGGATCGATAGGGTCTTCAGAGTTAAAAGATTTTTCCATAAATAACTCTACATCTTTTTCGTTTCTGAAATAAAAGTTTAAATCTTTTTTTGCATAAGCTGCTGATGGTGAAGAAAGTCCAGAATGATATGCTCCTCCATTGAGAAAGTTTAAATTGACTCCACTAGCTCTGTTAGTAAAGGTATTAACTGTCTCACCTGATATTACCTCTGTATGATTGATCCCATTAGGAATAATCGCTCCCGAAACAGATGAATCATAAACCCATTGGGCGTCAGAACTAGATGAAAAAGTAAATCCATTAAAGGGTATTTGATCAGAATCATAAAGATCACCGCTTACATTTGTATAAGCTTGACCTTTGTTAAGAACCTTGTGTTCTAAAAAGAAGGCTAGGCTTGAACCTAATTTATGTTTAAATTGTGGATTCATAATTAATTAGTTTGATAAATTTTCCGAGAAATACCTTCTAATTCTTTCAATATATCCCTCGTCTTTCAATGGTGTGATTGCATTTGGAACATCTCCTTTGAGCTGAACACCGAATTGTGAACGACCTTTGCCTGGTCTAAAAGAAAATCTTTTTTCTAAGTTACCCAATCCTCTCTCAACTGCTTCAACCCAAGTTTTTGATACCCAAGGAAGATTTAAAACAAATTCTGAATAAATATCTTTAGAAGTGGGAAATTTTACTTGAAATGTATATGTGGCTTGCCTCGCAGATGCGGTCTTTCTAGTTCTTACGCTGCTATTAGAACCCATTCCAATCCTATTGTCCATAACTCGCTTTAATTCTTCTACTGGTAAATCTCCTGCCTGAAAACCAAAATAACCAATAGTTTCTGGATCTCCTTCAATTTTTTTAGATACAAAATCAGAATCAATGTCATTATCTAGCTGTTCTTTGGCAGTATTTACCCTTCTCTCAGCCTTGCGCCTCATAAAGTTTTTAGCTTTTTGACCCGCCAAACCCTTCTGAATCTTAGCGTCTATTCTTCTTTTAAAAATCGGCATAGATATTATTACACAAAACCGTGTATCTGGAGAACTTTGTTATCTTATCTCTTCGAAGTAGAATCTATAAAAACTGTCTTTTAATAGACCATGTTTTGAAGATTCTGATCTACGGCGATAATGATTTCCATCCCACTCTATCCTATCTGCATTTTCTAATAGCGAGTTTCCTGTCGAATCTGTAATAACTTTCAATATTGTTTGTGAGGTTTCTGGCAACGGCTCTGAGTTGCCTCCAAAATTTAGTTTATAAAAGTTTTCAGTTCCATTAAGGAAAGATGTTCTAGCATAAAATAACCCACTCTGTTTTGTAGTAGTAACTACACTGTTAGTGGGAGAGTTTTGATAAAAAGCATTATGATCTGGTTTATGAGTGACTACTGTTTTAGTGCCCTCAGAAATTGCATAAAAGGGATTCCTTGTGGCGAATTCATAATGAAGCTTCGAAAACGCTTCATTTACTGATAATTCTTGCTGTTCTGTTAAATAGCCCATTATTGCCAGTGTCCAGTCCAGCTCGTTTTTGGATCTCTTGGTCCACTCCTATTATGTTTCCAAGAATTTGCTAAACCATCTGCTTCTATTTCCGATTCTTTAGCTAAATCACTATAGGCTTTTGCTACCTGTTTGGGCTGGACAAACGTAACAGAAGATTGATCGTCTCTTAGAGACAAAATATTATTACTGCTGGTAGTCGCTAAAGCGTTCCTAGCTTTGCTTTTATAATAAAACGAATAATATAAAGCCTTCAATATACCTTTTTCATCTTCTCCAAGTTGCGGAGAATAATCACCAGACTCGTAACAATAGAATGTTGAAATTTTATTATTTAACTTTCCGACGTTCGATTCTAACCAATAAAAAATACTACCAGTTGTGGGAGTAGTTGGTTCGTCCAGTTCTTGATGTATTTCGTAGGCTACGCCTGAAATTGGTTGAAGTTCTGCCATGATTATTATTACACAAAAAGGCAAACATGGAGAAGCTTCTCACTATTAGTTGTTTAATGTTTTCAATTTAAGGCTTAAAAGCCCAGTTCATTAAGCTAACATCTCTTTTAGAAGGACAAACAATTTCTCGCCCACCTTCTTTAATTTTCTTTTTCTTTCCTTGTTCCATACCTTTCATTCTAGATACAAAACTTATTGTTCTGTTAGCAGATTTAACATCACTCATTGTCCACTCACTTTTCTTCTTAGATAGCAATCTTAAATTTCTTTCAATCGGTGCACGAGATAAACTAGCGATTTTACTACATGGACTCTCTGACCATCTTTTTAACTCGCTGTAACTCATATTTACAGTGTCTTTATATTTACTGTAAATCTCGTCAATTTTTTCTTGACTGTCTTCTGCGATAATCTTTTCAGTCTCTAAACCAAACTCTGCACAGTAGCTATTATAGTCTTTGTCTGTTGCTACTTCAAACTCATAAAGGTCTAAATCAATCTCATAGCCCTTTGCCTCGTGTACATAAGTTATTTTTGCCATAAAGCTTTTTATTTACCTTTAGCTAAGATTTTTTCTAATTCTGCTTGCTTTTTCTTGGTCAGTTTTTTTCTTTGTCCAACCTCAGTAATCTTTTGACCTATTTCTTTTCTGAAGGCGTCTACACAGCGCTTCTCGAAGCTTGGACGACCTTTGATACGATTATTGGGTCTTATGCCATATTGAGCCATGCCATGCCTATATAATGAATCTACGTCCATTTTAGCAATCTTACATGCATAATCTACTGCTCCAGAGCAATCTAAAATTTTTGTTGTATTTCCTAGAGCTTTGTTAAGCTCACTATCTCCTAATCTTCCATTTATTTTCATAATTTACCTTTCACCCCCTCTTTACAGTTAAAACACCCTTTTGTGAAATTTATTGACGCTCTTGCTTGTGAATAGACAATAAAAAAGCCCACTCCTAAGAGCGGGCTTTTGTAAATATATTGGATATCGATTAGACGATAAGACCGAACAGATTGCGAGGCTCTACTGCAAGGTAACCAACTTCAGCTTCACCGAACATACCAGTCTTGCCCTCACGAGCAACGAACTGATCATCAGGAGAAACATTGAAGTTTGCACCAGTTTCACCGTCTGCGATCTCAACCTTGAGAAGGCCATTAACGTCAACTTTGCGAGAGATACCTAGAACGAACTCTTCAGTCGAACCAGCAAACGCAGTAGTTGAGCTACCTTCGTCGAATTTCAAACCAGCATCAGGGTATACTGTAGAACCAGCAAGAGTATCGAAGATAGTATTGAAGTCTTGTCCAATACCCATTTCGTTAAGCTGGATAATTTCAGTTCCGTAGATGGAAGGAATACCGCCAGCAGCATATACTGCTTCACGAACGCTTTCAGGAGCACCAACTGCTGTTGATTCACTGCTGTCAGGTACACCGCGAGTATTCATTGGCTGATAAGCAATTGCACGAATCTCTTCCACCATTTCAGGAGACATTACCAGAGTATCGACTGCACGAGTGCTATTGTCGATGCCTGCTGGTGTATCACCAAGACCAGAGCTTAAGATACGGGCAGCCATTGTTTGAAGACGATTGAAGTCATCAAGACCAAGTTGACCTGCTGTATTCGAACGGATAAGGTGTTTGCCACCGTTAGTTGTCGAATTTGCAAGTGAATCTAGGATAGGCTGGATACCTTGGCGTTTCATCTTGAAGCGAACTTCATTGATCATTTTGCGGATACCATTCTCAGCGTGGTTGATACGACCAGCTTTTAGATACTTCTTATAGTACGCAATTGCGGAACTAATGAAAGCAGTGCTGAAAGCGACGTCGTCTGCACCAGTAAGTTGATTGTAAGCAAGATCTCCTGGACGGCTTGAGAACGATACACGAACATAATCTGCATTAGATATGTTATGATAGTCATCAAGGGGGATAGTGCGAGGCTCATACTCACCAACAGAAAGCGTGTCATAGAAACCATCGATTGCGTTTGTTTCATCAAGTACTTTCTTAGCAAGAGGACCGACAAGATTAGCGAATACTCTCATTGCTTCACGAGATGCTTCGTTGTCACGAGACCCCATTGCTTTGACGAGTTCGATGTGTTCAGTTTTTTCTTTTAATTTAATTTTCATATTAAGTGACTCCGTTTCTGGTTAGAGGGTTAATTCAATGTTAACGTCGCCTTGACGGGTTCCAGCAGAAGAAAGAACTTTTCCTACGATGAAATCACCAGTTGTTGCTGCAAGATTTGGGTCAACAACTTTGAACCCACCTGCTGTTGGTCCAACTGCGAGAGCTTTTCCTGGAAGAGCTGTACCGCTAATGCAAGCACTGCTAACCCAGAAGTTACCGCGAGTAGCGATTTGGATTGGCTTGCCAGAAGCAACAAAGCCGTTTTCATCAGCGAAACGCTGGTTGAAACCGTCAATTTTGTTTCCGTGGTTGTCAGTTACTGCAGTTCCTTCTAGTGTGATACCAAGTACCACGCTACTGCGGTCACCTTCAACAGCTTTTTCGACTGTCCAAGGAGATTGGAATTGATTAGAGTAGACGCCATCAATGGAAGCACCTACTGCGTTGCCTTGGGAGTAGTAAGTTTCGTTATCAGGGTCAAAAGCTTTAACCTTGACAAGATCACCAGCTTCTCCAGTAAATTCTGCTCTGAAATTTCCACGAATGTCGTGGGGAGCAATATTACGTGATGGTTTTAGTTTTAAATCTTTGTATGCCATAATTTTAGTTAGTTAGATGTTATTACAATAATTTTTTTGCGATGTGAAATTATTTGCCTGCAAGCTCCAATTCAAAGTCTTTGAACTGATCTGTAAGGGAAACTTTTTCTTCGTGTTGGGTTGATGCTACTTCTTGTTTTACATCTTCTTGTGCAGATGCAATAAGCTTTTCAGCCTCTTCCTTTTCACGAGATTCTTTTTGTTCTTCAGCCTCTTCAGTTGAAGCTTTAGCTGTTGCAGCCTCTGCTTCTTCTTCTTTTTGTTTCTTCATTTCTTCGGCTTTCAGTGCTTTGTAGTCTTTAGACTTTTCTTTAGCAAAAACTTTGAAATCCTCTAACCAAGCATCGTAACCACCTTCATCAAGATCTTTGATTTGTCTGGCAATAACTTTAGAGTCATCAGCTTCAAGATCATAATCTTTTTCTAGTGCTTCCATACGCTCGCTGAAAATGCGGCTTTGTTCTTCCGCAACAAGCTTAGCTTTGATCTCTTCCAACTCTTTATCAGAAGCTTCGGATTTCTCCTTGAGCTCTGCAAGTTCAGCTTCGATTGTAGCTTTTTCTTCTGCGGCCATTGTTTTCGCTTCTTCGAGTTCTTTCTTCTCAGTAGCGAACTTGGCACTCTCATCACGGATCGCGTCGGCAATTGCAGAAGCAGTTACTTTATCGAAATTTGCTTCAAGAGCGGCAAGGAGTTTATGATCAACTTCTTCGCTTTCGCAAACAGAAGCCAATACAGTTTTATAATCTTCTTGATTTTTAATTTTCATAGCTGTATATTTCTTTACATTTATTTTTTTTGATTGTGAAATTGTTGCCTTCCTTTTATCTTTACCTGCCATAGGGTGTGAAGTGGGTAGAAGGTCGGTGTCATGTTTCCCACTCCTAAATCTGAGGTTTCTTAATACGTATAAAAATGAGTTTACTCTAGCCTGAGCCCATTGCTGTGGAGACTTAACAGTAGGTCTAACAGATTGTGGATTAGTGCGATAAGCTCCGATACCACGATTGTAAACTACTTTAAGTTTTGCAAGAGTAGTTTTTTTGCGTTTATCTGAACCAACTTTTTCTCTATGAGCATCAAGCTTGTTCTGTAGGGAGACCTCCACTTGTTTCGAGACCTTAGAACTATCGGCTTTAGCTTCCATTATATTTTCTACATCTTCTTTTGTTTCACTGGTCAATATGCCTTTGACATCAGCGGCAGGATTAGCTACTATACCAGCTCCTAAAAATAGTTTAGGACCTTTGACTAATCTATAAATCTCTTTACCTTCATATTCTCCAGAACCTCCAGTATCTTTTAAGAATGGAATACGCTTGTTTATTTCATCTTCATCATCAATTATTTCTGCTTGATCTACAAATTTTGAACCTTCCATAATTGAGAACTCTTTAAAATAAACTTCCCAGCTAAATGATGCTTGACCATATTTCAAAGAATTTTTGTCAGAAGCTTCTACGAGCAATTCAGCCAAATCTTGATTAACACTACGCCAAACGAAACCTCCACCAGAAGCAACCAGTGGTTTATCTAAATCTTCGATGTCTTCTTCTGCGATTAAGTTTCTTTCGTTTGCATACTCTCTAAATCCATAGGAGAAAAGAGAGCCGACAACAACACTTTCGTCGTGTTCAAGATTTAAATATTTGTGAGGAATTTGCTTAGCTAATGCTATCGTATCCTCCGTTGTTATTGCATGTCCATTTTTATTAGCCATTCCTCCTACCCATAAATCGGCAGAAATGTAAAGGAGATCTTTATTCATTTCTATTTGCTCTTTGGGCACATCAAGCAACGCTTTTAGAGAGTCTAAAGATGCTAGTGCTAAATGCTCATCTTTCTCTTTAGGATGAACAACTTGGAATTCCGCAATTATTTTTGTGGAAAATGGATAATCTTCTTTAATTTTATCTTTATTCATTAATAACTTTTCCCCTAAAGATTACTAAATTGTAATTTGGTCATAGATTTGATTACAATTTTTGTTTATTTTAGTGAAATTAATTACTTGGTGCTTCTCTTTTAGAATGCCAAACTAAAGCCCCCAGAAAGGTGTCTAATTCGAAATCGTCACAAATTTTATCGATCTCTTCTTGCATCTCTTGATTCTCGTCAATTGATTTGTTCTTAATCACAGAAGCAACAGCTTTCTCCCATTGTGCCTTGTCATAATTTTCAACAACCTTTTTAGCAATTGAGTTAGCAAAATCAACTTGGGAATCTGTAAGTTTCTTGACTTTATAACTGCTCTTAAGTTTTTTGACAACGTTGTCTTTAATTTTGTCCATTTCTATTAGACAAGATTGAAGCTCCTTTAGAGAGATACCGCCAATACCACCAACAACTCTACTTTGTCTAGGTTCACTAAGTGGAACTCCAGTACCAGCTGGTCTTCCTGGCTCTTGCTTTACTTTATCTTTACTAGCTGGACCTAAATCTTCATCTATTGGATTGTAATTCATTTGCGGCTCATAAAGACTATCGTTTTTGAATTTACGATATTCTCTTTGATTTTTCAGGCTTTCATCTTTTTCTGGAAGAATACCATCTTCAATTGCTGTATTCAGTTCGTCTGGAACCAAGAATCCTAGTTCTGCCATTCGAGTATAAACTCTGTTCATTGAAGTTTGATCTTCAAGGTTGATAGAAGAAAGTTTTACTTTTGGAGTTTTTGTGTATCCCATAGCTTTACAAACATTTCCAAGTTCTCCTTCGAGCCATTCTTTAAAAATAGACTGACCCCTTTTAAGTCTTTGGCAAAATACTCTGACTTTAGTCATTTGATTAGAAAATTTCTCATTACTGCCAAAAATTGACTGTAATCCTTCTCTAATATCTTCGTTTACCTGAGCATATTTTTCAGTTCCAACAATTTTACTAATATCTGGAATAACATAGTCAACTTCAGTAGTATAATCTGCAACAAGAACTCTTTGAGTTGATTCATTGTTGAAAAGTTCTCTCATGTAAGCTAAATGCTCTGGATTAGGAGGTACTTCATTACCGTCAATTTTGTAACCTCCCATAGTGACCTTAAGAATCATATTTTCAAGAGTTTTTAAAACTTTTCTATCAGCCTTTTTCATTTCAAGCTTCAATTCAATATCATCTAAAACCCCGTAAAAAAGTGGCGCTGCAAAGTATTCGTAATCTTGTTTTTGATAAAAAGCAGAACTTACATCTTTTAGAGGAACATAAATATAAGATGTCAAAGAAAGCTCAGAGCTATCTTGAATCGCTTTTTTTGTTTCTGGGCTTAATTTTTGATATAAGATCTTCTCACTTTGAGTTTGCGGATTTTTCAATCTCTTAATTTCGTAAGGACTTAAAACTTTGTAAAAGTTTCTATCAGTTGTTAATCCACCATATAAACTCACTTGAGCGGGATTTAGGACCGTATATTTTACTGGTATTTCTGCAGTAGATGCATACATTTTTAGGTCTTTTACATCTTTTGCACTGATAGTACCTTTCATTGCATAAGGAAAAACATTACAAGATCTGTATAATTCTCTATAAAACTGTTCTGAAAATCCATCTATGTTAATGGATTTTAACCAAGTCTCGCAAAAATTTTTAGCACTCCTATTCGGAGATGATAATCTAATTTTAGACATAGAGAATTCCACCATAGCTTCGATGGTATTTCTAAATAACTGAAATTCTTCCCAAGCTTTTTGACAAAGATACACAGTCTCGCTAATCGTAATATAGCCCCCATTATTTTTATAAAGGTTTCCTCCGTTCGTCAGGTTCGGAAACCTAGCCGATAACTGAGTGTTAACTCCTAGAGGGTTTGTTCCTCTGCGTCCTAAACCTCCGCTTACCCATTCGCTGCCAGCGAATCCAACCATCTTTTCATAATCTTCATTAGAAAAGTCAGATCCTATTGATTTCTTTGGTGCAGATTCCTGCTGCTCATAATATTTCTTCCTATCTGTAAAATAAAGATTATCCGTCTTATAATTTTTTTTTGCCATGACATATGTTACATTTAAAGTGACATTTTGTGAAAATAATTAAGATAAAAAATAAATTACAACAGTTCCCAAACGAGAAAGTATTGATATATACTCTGCTAATTTCTACATTTCTCAAAAATGTGTAATACTAGTATATGGCGGATTTACAGGATTTAATTAAAAATAGGGTTTAAAGTCAATATATAAAGATTATGAAAAATATTAGATTATTACAGGACGAAATACACAGTTCTTTTGATAAGACCCTTTTTGAAGATGGAACTTTTGAGGCTAGAATTACTGGTTTAGCTGACGATCATCCCGTATCACATGCAAATGATGATCATATGTATACGCATATAACTCAAGAACTTAATAGAAAATATAATTTTTTTGGACTTGATGCACAAATAACAGCCCCTGTTGATTCTGCATTTAGACCCTTACAACCAAGAACTCTTTTTGATACGACTGAATATTTTATACTATTGGAAAATGGAAGCGAGCTTCTAACTGAAAGTTCTAATAATTTACTTTTAGAATAATATAATTAAAAAATATCATGCCAGATAAAAAAATATCAGACCTTGAAGAAATAACCTTGGCAAGCCGAAAAAATGACTTTTTGCCAATTGTAGATTTTGATGAGGACGAGACTAAGAAGATTACATTTAGTAATTTACCACTAAGTGATTCTGCTGAAAATTTTTTGTACCCTTTTACTACAGCTCTTAATAGTAGTAAGTACACTTTCTCTCCCGTGGAAACATTACTAATTACTGGAGAAATGACTTATACTAATTTTTTTGGTGACGACGATACTTTAAGTGATATTTATATTGGGAGTGCTGTTCCTAGTCTTGGACGTCAGGCATTTATTGCTTGTACGGGTCTTACCGATGTTCATATTCCTAACAGCGTAACTGCAATTGGCACTCAATCATTTAAAGGCTGTACAAATCTTACGAAGGTAACTATAGGAGAGAACGTGACTGGTGTTGCAGATTTAGCATTTAAAGGTTGCACGAGTCTAACTGGTATCGTTATTCCCGATAGCGTTACTGGAATTTCAGATGAAGTATTTGAAAATTGTTTCCAATTGAGTGGCATAAAATTACCAAATAATAGTGGTTTTAATGCTCTTGGTAGTAGAGCATTCTATCGCTGCACTGGCCTAACCAACATTACTATCCCCGATAGTGTGACCTCGATTGGAAGTAGTGCATTCGAATACTGCAGTAGCCTAACTGGTATTACCATCTCCGATAGTGTGACCTCGATTGGAAGTAGTGCATTCGCTTTTGCCCGAAATCTTGACAATGTTGATTTACCCGACAGTTTAACTTCTATTAGTAGTCATGGATTCTATAACGCTCATTCACTGAGCAGTATTACGATGGGTGCTGGAATAACCTCAATTGGAAGCTATGCATTTGCTTACACTAGTCTAACTGGTGTTTCACTTCCTCTTACCGTCACTGGTATTGAAAATGCTGCTTTCGCTAACACTGAACTTAGTAATATTACAATTCCGAATAGGGTAACTTCAATTGGAAGTGCTGCATTTTATCGCTGTACTGGTATGCAAGGTGCAACTATTGGTACCGGTGTTACAAGTATTGGAAACAATGCATTTAGAAATGCTAATAACTCATCATTTGTTACTATTACTAGTTTAGCTGCTTCAGCTCCAGTCTTAGGTGAAACACCATTTACTGGTACAAACTTATTACAAATTATTGTCCCAGCTGGTAGTACATCAAGTTATCAATCAGAAGGAGATGGAACTTTATATGGAGGTTTATCAATTGTAGAGCCCTAGTATCATGCAAGACAAAAAAATATCAGAACTAACCGAGCTAACTTCAGCTAATCCTGCAAATGATCTTTTGCCAGTAGTAGATTCTAGTCAAACTAAAACTAGAAAAATGAATGTATCCAATTTTCCACTGAGTGATTCTGCTGAAAAACATGCATACCCATATACAATAGACATATCAAATGCAGGTGTTGTTACGACTAATAATCGAACAACGATTGATAATTCAATGGGATTTTATAACACTGGACAGCCAGCCAGTATTTACATCGGAAATCACGTTACTACGATTGGAAATTCTGCACTTTTCGGATCTAGTATTACGAACTTACATATTCCCAACAGCGTGACCGTGATTGGATCTGATTCATTTTATGGAAACACCAATTTGGAAAGTGTTACGATTGGTGACTCCGTGGTCTTTATTGGTAGTTCTGCATTCTCTTACTGCACAAGCCTAACTAGTGTTAAAATCCCTAACAGTGTAGCCACGATTAGTGCTAGAGCATTCGAACTCTGCTCTAACCTGACTAGCGTTACGATTGGCGACGGGGTGACCTCGATTGGTGATTATGCTTTCTCTGACATCGGTCTAACCAGCCTTACAATTCCAGACAATGTGATCACGATTGGAAGTATGTCTTTTTATCTGTGTGATAGCCTCACCAGTGTTACAATTGGCAATGGCGTTACCTCTATTGGAAGTCATGCATTTTACGACTGCAATGCTTTGGAAACCGTCACAATTGGTAGTAGCGTGGCTTCGATTGCACCTAATGTATTCAGAGGTTGTGAAAATTTAGCTACAATTAATTGTCTTGCAGCAGATGCACCAACTTTATCAACAAATGTTTTTCAGGGTATCTCAGCCACAACCATTAATGTTCCAACAGATTCAACTGGATATGGTACCGATTATGGAGGATTAACTGTGGTAGAGGATCCAAATCTATAATATTATGGCAGATAAAAAAATATCAGAACTTACGGAATTAACTTCAGTTAATGCTGAAAATGACTTCTTTCCACTGGTTGACAGTAGTCGTACTGAAACTAAGAAAATGAACGTAGCCAATTTGCCAATGAGTGATAATGCCATAGGGCAAACTTTTCCTTTTACTACAGATTTTACTACTGGTGGACGAATTACAACAACAGGAATAACCTCAATTGGAAGTTATGGATTTGCTTCTGATACCGAACTTGTTTATGTGGGTAGTAATGTTACTGGGATTGATAGCCGAGCATTTTACATGTTGGATAATTTAAAAGAGGTAATTTTAGCTTGTCCTATAACCTCTATTAATTCATCTACATTTGGTCTATGCTCAAATCTTACTAAAGTAAATATTCCCGATAGTGTGACCTCGATTGGAAGTACTGCTTTCGTGTATACTCCGCTTACTGGAGAACTAAAAATTTCAAACTCTGTTACTTCAATTGGAAGTACTGCATTTTATGGTACCAATATTACTAATGTAGTACTTGGTGATTCAGTATCGTCAATTGGACCTAGTGCCTTCCATGTTATGAATCAATTGACTGGCATTTCAATCGATCCTGCAAATAGTAATTTTAATACTGATGGCAAATCCATACTCGAATCATCGACCAATAAGCTAGTTGCTTTCGTAGCAAAATCAGGTGTTACTGATTATACTGTTCCAAGCGGTATAAGCACAATCGGTACTACTGCATTTTTATTCTCAAATAGTCTTACCTCATTAACACTAATATCCCCGTTGACTACAATTGAAGCTGAAGGA